TTTCTATGTTTAATGATAAGAAAAAAGTAGTATTCTTTGATGAGTTTGATGGGACAACTAATGATGTGATGCTTTGTCTTCGTGGAGTGATTGAGCAACTTCACAATAATGTATGCTTTATTTTTACCTGCAATAATCTTAATAAAATTATTGAACCAATTCAATCAAGGTGTGTTGTTCTTAAATATACTCCCATTCCAAAGAATGAAAAACCTGAGTTGATGGTATCTATTTTTAATAGAATGTCTCACATTCTTGACGAGGAAAATATTGAATATGATAAAAAAGTTGTAGCAGAACTTATCAAAAACTATTTTCCAGATACAAGGCAACTACTCAATACTCTTCAAAGGTATTCTACAGGGGGAAAAATTGACTCTGGAATTCTTGCTACGTTCTCTGATGTATCTGTAAATGAACTCATTAAAAACCTTAAAGAGAAAAACTTCACTGAAGTACGAAAGTGGGTGGTCTCCAACTTGGACAACGATTCTTCTGTCATTTTGCGCAGGGTTTATGACTCCCTTTATGATCATCTTGTCCCCTCTACTATCCCTTCTGCCGTTCTTATTATTGCTAAGTATCAATACCAAATTGCGTTTGTTGCTGATCAGGAAATTAACCTCTTAGCAGCATTGACTGAAATTATGTGTGAGTGTGAGTTTCAATGAATCCTTATAAAATTGATTATAAATCCCTTAAAGAATATCCTATAAAAACTACTCCAGAAAACGTGAAAGAAGCAAATGAAGGTCTTTTTCGTGCTAAAATGACTCTTCCCGCAGCTGCCAAGCATTGTGGTATGACTCAAAAAGAAATGAAATTGACTTTTTTTGAATACTTAAAATATCATAAACCAGACTATACTATTGGATCTTAATTGAATATGGAATTAAAAGACTGGTTAAATTCAATTAATTTTACAAAGGAAGATTGTTCAGAAAATATCAAAGATTATCCTCCATTTATTATTAATAAGTGTTTATCTGCGCATATTGATTGTTTAATATTCTCAAATGAAATGAATATGAATCATCATATAGATAAAGACATGCAATATTCGTTTTATATAAATACAATTAGGAAAAAGAAGAGATTTTCTCCTTGGATCCGTAAAGATAAGGTCGCAGATTTGGAATGCGTTAAAAAATATTATGGATATAGTAATGAAAAGGCATTACAAGCTCTAAAAATTTTATCAAAAGAACAAATTAAATTTATTAAAGACAAACTTGATATTGGAGGATTAACATGACTACTACGGTAGAACCTGAAGTGCATTGGTCACAAGATCAGATGGTTGAGGTGATTCTCAATGAACCTGATGATTTTTTGAAAGTTCGTGAGACTTTAACACGGATCGGGGTCGCTTCTAGAAAAGAAAAAAAATTATATCAATCTTGTCATATTCTTCATAAGCAAGGTAGATATTTCATTGTCCATTTTAAAGAACTTTTTGCTCTTGATGGAAAACACGCAAATCTGACCGTCAACGATGTTCAGCGCAGGAATAGAATTATCAGGCTTCTAGTTGATTGGGGATTGATTACTCTTGTTAATAATGATGAAGCCACTGATATTGCCCCATTAAATCAAATTAAAGTTATATCCTATAAAGATAAAGGTGATTGGGTGCTTGAGCAAAAGTATAATATTGGCAAAAAGGGGAAAGCAGTTCAGAAAGAAGAATGAATAAATAAGTATGAGACTTTCGTGCGGTCTCTACAAAAGTTCGGAACACCCTAAAAAGAGGTTCGGTTTTTACCGTTCCTCTTTTTTTCGTTTCTTGTATAATTAGTATTGGATGCCGAAAGGGTCCACACAATACAAACTCGCTTTTAAAGGAGCTACAATAATGACTAACCTAATGAAATATCAAGCTGCGGATCTTCCTGCTTTGCTGGAAAGAATTAATCGCAACACGATTGGTATGGATGAGTATTTTGATCGTATTTTTAAAATTCACGAAACAACTTCCAATTATCCTCCATATAACTTAGTTCAGGTAAGTAATGTAGAATCTAGACTTGAACTTGCACTTGCGGGATTTAAGAAAAAGGAGGTTTATGTCTATACGCAAGATGGAAAATTATATGTTGAAGGACAAAAGGATGATAAAGAATCTGATGCCAACTACGTCCATAAGGGATTGGCTAAACGATCTTTCAAGAGAGCATGGACAATGGCAGATGATACCGAAGTATCAGATGTATCCTTTGAAGATGGACTCCTCTCTATCAACTTGAAAAAAATTGTTCCTGACCATCATAAGCGTAAAGATTACTTATAAATATAATTGAATATCGTCGGCGCATGAGGAGCACCTGGCAAAATCCAGGTTGACTCCTCCTTTTTTTATGATAGAATATAGATTGAAGTAGTGTGTTGATTTAAATGGCCATAAAACTGATTAAATTGAAAAGTGGAGAAGACATTATAACAAATATTGAAGAGATGGTTATTGAAGACAAGACTGTAGGGTATTTTCTAACAAAACCATGTTCAATAAAATTAAAAGAATATAATGATGAATCTGGTGAAAGGAAAGGTTATAAAATCCAATTATTTACATGGGTCCCTTTATCTAAAGATGAGGTTATTCCAATTCCTTTGGATTGGACCATCACCATTGTTACTCCTGTAGAAGAGTTGCTAGAAATGTATACAAAAGACGTTCTTAAAAAGTCATGATAAAAATTATACTGTTAGTAAATAACATGTTACTGATATCTGGAATAGAAGAAATTCCCTCAGAACTTGGAGAGCCAGATTGTAAGTTAGTTAAACCATATTTGATAAAGTCTCCTCAAATTGAAGGATTGTCAAAAGTTTTAGAGCCATTCTTGATTGGCGTTACTGAGCAAGATTCTTTTATGATTAGTTCGGATAAAATCTTAACATTATCCGAACCTACCACAACACTTCTTGAAAAATACCAAACTTTTACTAAAGAATGAAATTTTATACAAATATCCAAATGATCGGAAATAAGTTTCTGGTTCGTGGTTATGACAATGGAAAACATGTAATGTTTAAGGATGAATTTTATCCAACACTTTATGTAAAATCTAATAAAGAAACAAAATATAAAAATCTTGAAGGAGATTTTGTAGAAGAAATAAAACCAGGAACTGTAACTGATTGTAGGGAGTTTTATAAAAAATATGAAAATGTTGATGGGTTTGAAATATATGGAAATGAAAGATATATTTACCAATACATATCCGAAAAATATCCAGAAGATGAAATTAAGTTTGATATTTCCAAAATCAAATTAGTTACTCTTGATATTGAGGTTGCTTCAGAAAATGGATTTCCAGATCCGAAGAATTGTGATGAAGAGATTCTTTTGATCTCGATTCAAGATTATACTACTAAAGAAATCATCACTTGGGGGGTAAAACCATTTGCTAACAAACAAAAAAATGTTAAATATATTCTTTGCGATTCGGAATATCATCTTTTAAACTGTTTTTTGAGTTATTGGGAAAATAATATTCCGGAAGTAGTCACAGGATGGAATATTCAATTTTATGATATACCTTATATTTGTGGGAGATTGGCTAGAGTTCTTGGTGAAAAAAGAATGAAGAGTTTCTCTCCTTGGGGATTAGTTACTCAGAAAGAAATTTTTCTCAATAACCGAAATCAAATTTGTTTTGATGTTGGTGGAATCACCCAACTGGATTATTTGGATTTGTATAAGAAATTTACATATACTGCCCAAGAATCTTATAGACTTGATCATATTGCATCTGTTGAACTTGGTCAGAAAAAATTAGATCACAGCGAATTTGATACATTTAAAGATTTTTATTCCAAAGGTTGGCAAAAGTTTGTTGAATATAATATTATTGACGTTGAACTTGTTGACCGTCTAGAGGATAAAATGAAATTGATTGAATTGGCAATTACTATGGCATATGACGCCAAAGTTAATTATGCCGATGTATTCTATCAAGTTCGCATGTGGGATACTATCATTTACAATTATTTGAAAGGCAAAAATATAGTCATTCCCCCAAAAGTAGATTCTTCAAAAGATGAAAAATATGCTGGAGCTTATGTAAAAGAACCTATTCCAGGACGTTATGATTGGGTTGTTAGTTTTGACTTAAATTCTTTGTATCCTCATTTGATTATGCAGTACAATATAAGTCCCGAAACTCTTTTAGAAAAAAGACATCCGACTATTAATGTAAGTAAAATTCTTAATAAAGAACTTTCCTTTGAAGATTATATCAATAATTCGATATGTGCTAATGGGGCAATGTATCGTAAAGATGTGCGTGGATTTTTGCCAGAGTTGATGGAAAAGATTTACAATGAACGTGTTATTTTTAAGAAGAAAATGCTTGCGGCTGAGCAAGAATATGAGAAAACAAAAAACAAAGAGTTGATTAAAGAGATTTCGCGCTGTAATAATATTCAAATGGCACGTAAAATTCAACTTAACTCTGCTTATGGTGCTATTGGTAATCAATATTTTCGTTACTATAAACTTGCGAATGCTGAGGCGATTACTCTTTCTGGCCAAGTATCAATTCAGTGGATTATGAATAAGATGAATTCTTATTTTAATAAAATTCTTAAGAGTGGAGACGTTGATTATGTTATTGCTTCAGACACTGATTCTCTTTATATTAATATGGGTCCTTTGGTTGAAACTATATTCAAAGGCAGAGAGAAAACTACTCAAAGCATTGTTTCGTTCCTTGATAAGATCTGTTCGGTGGAACTTGAAAAGTATATTGAAAGTTCTTACAAAGAATTGGCTGAGTATGTAAACGCATATGCTCAGAAAATGGTAATGAAAAGGGAATGTATTGCTGAACGTGGTATATGGACTGCGAAAAAGAGATACATTCTAAGTGTGTGGGATAGTGAGGGTGTTCGTTATGAAGAGGCTAAACTAAAAATTAAAGGTATTGAGGCGATTAAATCATCCACTCCAGCACCATGTCGTAAAATGTTAAAAGAATCATTTAAAATTATGATGAGTGGGAGCGAAGATGACATGATTAATTTTATTGAATCGTGTCGTAAGGAATTTAAAAATCTTTCCCCAGAGGAAATTGCGTTTCCGAGAACAGTTTCCGATGTTCAAAAATATTATTCGTCTTCTACAATATACAAAAAATCAACACCAATCCATGTTCGTGGAGCATTACTATTCAATCATTATATAAAAAATAATAAATTGAATAGTAAATACTCACTAATTCAGAATGGGGAAAAGATTAAATTTGTTTTTTTGAAAACGCCAAATATTATTCACGAAAACATTATTTCCTTTATTCAAGAATTTCCAAAAGAACTTTCCCTTGACAAATACCTAGATTATGATTTACAATTTGAGAAAGCCTTTTTGGAACCCTTGAAAATTATTTTGGATTGTATTAATTGGAATGTGGAAAAAACAACAAGCCTTGATTCATTTTTTCTATGATAAATTTACCAATAACTCTTAACGAATTGGACAAAATACTTTTTGCCTTAAAATATACTCAACCGAGCTTATATGCCAAGCTTTGGGCTTATAAAATAAACACTTTAACTGGAGATGAAAAATAATGGATTTTCTTAAAGATATTGTAAAGGAAATAGGTGACGATTATACTAAATTAGCATCAGACATTGACGAAACAGAAACTTATGTTGATACGGGTTCATACATTTTTAATGCACTGGTCTCAGGTAGTATATTTGGCGGTGTATCTGGGAATAAGATTACTGCTATTGCTGGAGAGTCTTCTACTGGAAAGACTTTTTTCTCTCTCGCCGTGGTTAAGAACTTTCTTGATACTAATCCCGATGGTTACTGTCTCTACTTTGACACTGAGGCTGCTATCACTAAATCTCTTTTAGAAAGTCGTGGAGTTGACACATCTCGCTTAGTTGTTGTTAATGTTGTAACTATTGAAGATTTTCGTGGCAAGGCTCTTAAGGCAGTTGATATTTATCTTAAAAAACCTGTGGAGGAGCGCAAACCATGCATGTTTGTGCTAGACTCTTTAGGAATGCTTTCTACCGAAAAGGAAATTACTGATGCACTAAATGATAAGCAAGTTCGTGATATGACTAAATCTCAACTTGTTAAAGGTGCATTCCGAATGCTCACTCTTAAACTAGGTCAAGCAAATATCCCAATGATAGTTACTAATCATGTATATCAAGTTATTGGTTCATATGTTCCTACGCAAGAAATGGGTGGTGGGAGTGGCCTCAAGTATGCTGCTTCTAGTATTATTAGTCTTGGAAAGAAAAAAGAAAAAGATGGAACAGAAGTCATTGGAAATATTATTAAGGCAAAGAGTCTCAAGTCGCGTTTAAGCAAAGAAAATAAAGAAGTTGAAGTTCGTTTGTATTATGATGAAAGGGGACTTGATAGATATTATGGATTATTGGAACTTGGAGAGCTAGGTGGTCTTTGGAAGAATGTTGCCGGTCGTTATGAAATAAATGGAAAGAAAATTTATGGAAAACAAATCTTAGCAAACCCTGAAGAATATTTTACGGAAGATATAATGCAAAAACTTGATGAAATTGCTAAAAAAGAGTTTTCTTATGGGTTAAAAAATGATAAATAAGTATGGTTAATAACCATACTTAAAATGTTTGTAGATATACACCATATAATTCCAAAATATGAGGGTGGAACTGATCATCCATCTAACTTAGTAAAACTTCCTAGACGACTTCACCAAGAAGTTCATCATCGCCGTTGGCTTGTATATAATACAATTTCAGATTTGTATGCTTTTCAACTTCTTGGAGGAAATTTGACTGATGATGAGTTGTCTACAATATATGAGGATCAGGTTAAACGATGTAAAAGAGATCAAAAAAAGCTTACAGCTGCTAGACTAAACTCTGATAAATGGAGGCAATCTCATCAAACTGAAGAATATAGACAGCGGAAAAGGGAGCAAAGTATTCTTTTAAATAAACTTGGAAAAATTAATTCTAAAGAAACTTCTAAACTTATAAGTGAAAGAAAAAAAGCGGTTAAAAATTATAATTCTAAGTATATTTTTGTTTATGGTAAAATATGGGAAGATGCTGTAAAATGTGTAGGAGCTGGAGAATCTATGGGATTGACCGTAAGACAATTGAGATATAGGGCAAAAAATAAAAATTATCCAGACATATATTACATTGAACGTGAGGATTAATTATGGAGAAAGTTGAGTTTCTAATTCTTAGAAACCTATTACATGATGAAGAATATTTAAGAAAAGTATTGCCATTCATTAAAAATGAATATTTTGAAGATTCTGACCAAAAAATAGTATTTGAAGAAATTTCAAAGTTTGTATTGGAATATAATAATATTCCTACTAAAGAAATATTATGTATTGAAATTGAAAAAAGAGTAGACATAAATGAAGATCAATTTAAAAAATTAATTCATTTAGTATCACATCTTGAAAGTATTGTAGTAGAAAAGAAGTGGTTATTGGATACTACAGAAAAATGGTGTCGTGATCGTGCCATTTATCTGGCACTCATGGAATCTATTCATATTGCTGATGGTGATGATAAAAAATCACCAGATGCTATTCCTTCAATACTTCAAGATGCTCTTTCAGTAAGTTTTGATAATCATGTGGGTCATGATTATCTTGGGGATTATGAAAAACGTTATGAATCGTATCACAAAAAGGAAGAAAAAATTGAATTTGATCTTGAATACTTTAACAAAATCACGAAAGGTGGTCTCCCTAACAAAACTCTTAACATCGCTCTTGCTGGTACGGGTGTCGGCAAGTCTTTATTCATGTGCCATGTGGCTAGCTCCGTCTTGCTCCAAGGGAGGAACGTTCTGTACATTACGTTGGAAATGGCAGAAGAACGTATTGCTGAAAGAATTGACGCAAATCTCTTAAATGTTCCAATTCAAGAGATTGTTGATCTGCCAAAACAAATGTTTGAAAACAAAGTAACAAACTTGGCAAAGAAAACTCAAGGAACTTTAATTATTAAAGAATATCCAACTGCTTCGGCGCATTCTGGGCACTTCAAATCTCTTCTTAATGAACTTTCTCTTAAAAAGTCATTTAAACCGGATATCATCTTTATCGACTATTTGAACATTTGTGCTTCCAGTAGGTATAAGGGAAATAGTAGTATTAACTCTTATACTTTTGTAAAGGCAATTGCCGAAGAACTTCGTGGACTTGCAGTGGAGTTTAATGTTCCTATTGTAAGTGCTACTCAGACAACTCGTTCTGGATATGGTTCTTCTGATGTGGAACTGACTGATACCTCGGAATCATTTGGTCTTCCTGCGACTGCTGACCTAATGTTTGCTCTGATTTCTACGGAAGAACTTGAAGGACTTGGACAGATTCTTGTTAAACAACTTAAGAATCGTTATAATGACCCTACCATTCATAAGCGTTTTGTGATTGGTATTGATCGTGCTAAAATGCGTCTTTATGATTGCGAACAATCTGCTCAACAGGATATCCTTGACAACGGGAAAGATGAAGAGTATGATTACGAAGAAAAGAAACCTAAAAAAACATTTGAGGGATTTAAATTCTGATGACTGATAAAAAAGTAATTGATTCTGACAAATACATTGATTTTGTTCGTCAAACTACAAGCCCAGCAAGTAGCGATTTTGCTCAACTTCTTTCAAGAATGACTGAACTTGAAGCTCAACATGATGCCGATGTTCCTCGTCTTTTGACTGCTGCTCTTGGTATGAGTGCTGAAGCTGGGGAGTTTACTGAGGTGGTAAAAAAGATTATTCTCCAAGGTAAGCCTTATACTGAAGAAAATGTATTTCATATGAAGCGTGAGCTTGGTGATATTTGTTGGTATATTGCTCAAGCTTGTATGGCACTTGGTACTAATTTCCGTGAAATTATGGAAATGAACTATGAGAAACTAAGTGCTCGTTACCCAGAGGGTGCATTTGATGTTTATCGTTCTGAAAATCGTGTGGAGGGAGATCTATGACTAAAGAAAATCAAGTAACACTTAATATGAATATTCGTACAGCAGCAGCAGTTCGTCAAGTTTTATTTGAATCTCAGAAAGGATATACGAATGATGTTACCACAGTACCTCCTCGTATTTTTGAAATTCGTGAAGTGATTGCTGATCTTGATGATAATATTGGAAAAGTTGTTTAATAACTGACCCTTCGGGGTCTTTTTTTATAAATATCTAAAATACTCTTAGTTAGATGAAGACATATTCGGAGTTTATTTTAGAAGCTGAAATTAAGTGGAATACCGCAAGATTGGGGGGAAGTGGTAAAAGTCCAGCAGATACGGCTAAGCAAAAATTGACCAATGTATCAAAACAAATGACAGCTAGAGGCACTACTCCTCAACAAATGGTTAATATTGCTGGTAGGATCAAAAGAATGAAAGCTGGCATTGATAAAGCTGATGAAAAGTTCAAAACAAAAGATCCAAGACCAGAAACTAGAGCAACTACTGCTCAACGAACTGGTAGAATGAGAGTCAATACCGGATATGCTTCTAAACCAGCAGACACTAGAGGAAGTACTGGGAGTCTTTCTGGAATTGCGTCTCCAGCAGGTGAGGGAAGTGGTAGTAGAGTTGCTGGAAGATATGGTGATCTTAGAAAAGGTTCCTCAAATAATATTGGATCGACTCAAATTAATACTGGAAGAGGGTATACTGGAAGAAAATTTGGAAGGAGTGGTAATTTATAAATATATTATAGAAATCAATTCAAAAAAGTAAGAATATGGATTCTTTACATGTTAGAAATTTGATGGAAGCTTATGTTTCTGTCTACGACGAAGACCTAAGACAAGAGTTGTCATATATTGATGAAGATCTTTCATTTGTTGATGATCTTTCTGACAATGAGCTTGTTCAAATCATGGAAGAGATTCTTTCGGAAGAGGAAGTAACTCTCCAAGAATGTCTTGATATTTTTGAAGGAGAACTTCTAAGTGAAGCAAGAGTTGATATGGCTGCTCGTGCTAAAGCAAGAAGAGAGTATGCTGTATCATCCGAAAAGTCTGCTAGTGAAGCAAGAAAAAGATCCGCATCAGCACAGGCCGCAGCAGAAAGAGAAAAAACAGCTGAGCGTGGAAGAGTTGCTAAAAAGCATGCAATGAAGAGACTTCAAGTTGCTGCTACCAAAGCTGGCAGAAACATTCAGGATAAGGCTCAGAAAGCAAAAACTTTAGGTGCTGGAGCAGCTTCAGCTGTTGCTGGTGGTGCTGCTGAAGTAGGACGTAAACTAAGTTCTGCTAAGGAAAAAATTAAAGGTTTCCTCAAAGGAGCTAAGAAGGCAGCTACAAAAGTAGTAGATAGAATTAGTGGAAAAGAGGCTAAGCGCACTGCAATTAAAAGAACTGCTTTCAATAAGAGAAAGGAAGAAAGGGCAGCAGCTTCTAAATCAATGGCTAAAAGATCATTTGATAAGCCATCAAGTGAAGCTCCAAAATCAACATGGAGAGCTGGTGGCGAAAATGTAAAGCGTACTTTCCAATCTTCAGCTTCTTCATCTTCTTCTAAAACTTCTTCAAAGGAAGCTCCAAAATCAACATTGAAACCTAATGTTCCTGGAAGAAAGGAAAGGGTATCTGGTGGTGGTATTAAATCAAAAACAGTATCTGCCAATAGTGGTGGTCCCTCCTCAACTGGTAGATTACTTCCTCCAGTAGGTGCTGCTTCAGCAACTCCATCAGGTAAGCCTAGAAGAGAATCTCAAAGAGAACTTGCTATGAGTAGAGCTAAATCTAGAGGAAGAAAACTTTTAAATCAGGGCGATTTTGATCTGTTTACTGATATGATTGCTGAAGAGCTCATGTTTGAAGGCTATGCTTCTAATCTTTGGGAAGCATATGATATCATCTTAGAAATGGATGATTTTGATCTTGATGATATTGTAGAAGCTTTTGAAGAGTATCTTGTTGAAGAAGTAGAAGGTGAAGATTATGTAGATGCTTATGATGTAGTTCTTCAGCATTTACTTGATGAAGGTTATGCTGATAGTGTTGAATCTGCGGAATCAATCATGGCAAACATGAGTGAAGAGTGGAGAAGTAGCATTCTTGGCTGATAGTTAATTTCAATTTTATTCTTAAGAGGGCTACATGCCCTCTTTTTTTATATCTAAATAATTAATAAATCTAGGAGAAAAATGCCTAGAAAATATAGTAAAATACCAAAGGGAAAGGTTCAATCTTTTTTAGTATCTCAAAGAGAAAAATTAGAGAAACAAAAAGAAGAAAAAACTAGAATTGAAATTATAAAAGAAAGGATAAAATTTCTAACTAATCCGGAAGATATAATGGTGGAAATCATTGATGTTTTAAAGGATGTTGAAATAATTCCAAATGTCGGTGATTATTATACCTTTATATACAATGCCAAGACACCAAATATAGTATATGATCAGCATCCATTAATAGCAACATTCTCTATTCATGAATGGGGATTTTCTGGGTTTAATTTTCACTGGAATAAAATGAGAAATTATACATGGCAAGAAGTTGCTGGAAATCTTCATGTAGTAAATAATGATGAAATAATTGAAATGAGAAATATTGATTATGCTAAATTTTTGAGGAAATGATAATAAAATAAATAAAGATATATTAATAAATAAAATGAAAAAATTCTCAATCTTTTTAAAAGAAGCATCATTATCTCAAGCATCTATTAAGGCCAAGCAGATGGGTCTTAAAGCAGATGGGCATGGTGGATGGTACAATGCTCAGGGAGAATTTGTTGCGAAAACGATTGGGGGAGAGTTAAAATTTTATACCAAAGGACAAAAAGTTGGTGAAAAGGATGCTCCAAATGCTCGCAAACCGGTTGAAGCCGGTGCTCAAAAACAAGCGGCTGTTGTTCAGCAACCAACTTCAAAAAAAGAAACTCAAAAAACATCAAGAAAACTGACAGTAGTTTTTGGAAAATTTAATCCTCCTTCAAAAGACCATAAGAAGATATTTGATTTTGCTAAAACGAAATCAGTGGGATCTGATTTTAAAATTTATCCATCAAGATCTCAGGACCCAAAAGCAAATCCTATGGACCCTGATACTAAAATTAAATATATGAAAAAAATGTTCCCAGAGTATTCTGATTATATTATTAATGACGAAGAAACTGGAACTATTTTTGATGTTTTACAGTCTGCAGAAGCTGATGGTTATGGGCAAGTTTTGATTGTAGTTGGATCAGATAGAGTTGCTGAATTTAGATCGTTAGCAATTAAACATAATGGAAGTCTTTATAATTTTGATGATATTCAAGTGATTCCTGGAAGTGAAAAAGATATTGATTCAAACCGACCATCTGAAAGTATGTCTGCTAAGATGCGTCAATCCGCATCAAAAGATGATTTTGCTACTTTTAAAACGGGTGTAACTAAAGAATTAACAGATAAGGACAAAGAGCAGTTGTATAAACTTGTCCGTAAAAATATGTCAGAGTCTTATGAATTATGGGAAATATCTCCAAAGTCTGATTATAGAAATTTAAGAGAAAACTATATTAAAGAGCGTATATTTAAACTTGGATCAATTGTTGAAAATGTAAATACTGGCCTTATTGGCAAGATTATTCGTAGAGGAACAAATTATTTAATCTGTGTAACGGAAGATAACATTATGTTCAAATCTTGGATTACTGATGTTGTAGAAAAAAAACAATTTACAAATATTTCTGGTGTTTCTTCGGATCAAAGAAAGGTTGGAACAACATCACTTACTAAGTATGCTATGAAAATGGCCGGTGTTAATAGTATTAGAAATTTTATAAATAAGTATAAAGTAATAGACAGACATCATACTAATGACGAAGTATAAAACTATCACTCAAATTTATTTTGAGGAAATCGCTCTTTCAGAAGCAAAGAAAAAAGCAAAACTTGATCCAGTTGGTAAAGAAGATTCTGATATTGATAATGATGGGGTGGAAAACGACGAGAATGATAAGTATATAGAAAAACGCCGAGAAACAATTGGAAAGGCAATCTCAAAGAAAAATTCTAAAAAATGCGAAGAGTGTGGAAAATCTCCTTGTGAGTGTGAAGATGTGAATGAGGAGAAAAATGTTCATGGAGAAATTGAAGTTCCATCAAAAAATCTTTCTAAATTAATAAAAAAAGCAGTAAAAAGAATTGATACTGATGTAGATGGCGATGTGGATAAGAATGATCCAAGCGCTGGAGATTTTGGCGAATTTGTTCCATCAGTTGATGGTAAAAAAAGAGTTTATACTGCTCTTAAAAATTCTTATGAATATTCAAATTGGAGAGAAGAACTTATAGAGGTAGTATCTTTAGTTGAAAAAAAAACTCAATCACCAAAAGTAAAAGAAGGAAATGTAAATAATTATTCTTCTTCAGTTGTCAATTTAAAGCCTCAGTTAAAAGAAGCTGTTGAAAACCTTGGGGGAGTTTTACTTGAAGCAGAAGAACTAGATAACGAACCTCAAGATATTTTTGAGAATGTAACTGATGCCGAAGTATATCTTTTAGATGATTATACAATTAATTATGTTGTTGAGAATGTAATTTTTGATTTTCTTGATGAAGGCTATGATATTGATTATATTTGTGATTCTATTATGGAATCTGTAAATTATTCTTTGGAAGTTTTGAATGAGGCAACTGCTATGAGTTCTAGAGTTGGTGCTGCTGCTCATAATCGTGCTGCTCAAAGAGCAACTCAAAGAGCATCTAGAAGAGCTTCAAAGGCTAATAAGGTAGGTAATGCGGTGAATGCTGTAAAGAATTTAGTTAAAAGTGGTATAAAGGGAGCAGCTTATGGAACTGGCTACGTTGCTGGAGCTGGTGTAAGAGCAGCTAAAGGTGCGGTTAAAACTGCCGTAAAGGGAGCTGGATATGTTGCTGGAGCTGGTGTAAGAGCAGCTAAAGGAATTGGTTCACAAGCATCTACGGGGTATGCTGCTGGCCGTAAAAAGCAAGCGCAAAGTGGTTCTTCAACTACAGATACTTCAGACTCAACACAGTCTGCAGAAAGATTAAGTGGCTCTCAAACTCCTGCTTCTGGCAGGTATCGCTATGTTCGTCAAGAACCAAAGCAAAAAAATCTAGCTCAAAGATTTGGCGATGGTCTTAGAAGATTGGTGGCAAGAGGATTGAGATCGGCTTCTAGAGGATCAAGAAATCTTGCTAGAACTATTGATGTAAAGGAAACTTTTATTAATGAAAAGGCTGAAAGTGAGCAACAACAAAAACTTTTTGGACTTGCTCTCTCAGTTAAGAGGGGAAAAACTCCAAGATCTGAAGTAAGTCCTGATGTTTTAAAAATTGTCGATTCAATGAGTGAAAAGGAAATTCGTAAATACGCGGGAACTCCTCATAAAGGAATTCCGAAAAAAAAAATTTGAAGAGCAAATAGAAGCAACAACTCCTGAGCAAATTGTTGCCAATCAAAAGTTAGCTGCTGCTCAAAAAATTGTTAATGCCGCAAATGAAAAAGCCTTGAGAAATAAAAAGCAGCAAATAACTAAACCTGAAAATAATACTGCTTCTTGATAAATAAAAAATCTAAATAGTTTTGAATCCATTATCCGGAGGTTATCATGGGAGTATTAGTAGAGGTTGTAAAACCACTTCTTTTCGCAGCAATGAATTCTTGTCACACTAAGCGTCTTGTAGTAGAATTACTTGAGCGTTATGTGAATACTACTGACAATGATATTGATAATGTAATTGCGGGATCTGTAAGATCAGCACTTCTTAAGGGTTGCTGATAAGCAAAAATATAAACAAAAATATAAGAGACCTTAAAATACAAGGTCTCTTTTTTTATAAATACTCATAGCAAATAATTTTTTTTTACGGAAGAAAGACATGGCACTCTGGGGAAATAACGATGCAGTAGGTGCTGGTGGTTTAGTATCGTTAGATTACACCACTGGCGTTGTTACTGGCAGTGGAACTACTTTTGGTCAAGTTGGAGCAGCTTCTACTGGTGATGTTATTAGATTTGGACTTCGTAATGGTACATATTTTGGTGATGCTGTAATTGTGGGCATCGCAAGCACTACTCAGTTGAGTATTGGTTCAACCGCTGGATTGAGTGGAGCATCAATTGCTTCAACATCATTTACTGTAAGTCAGCTTCCAAAATATACTGTAGTAGATAGTCATTATAGCGAAGTTAATACTACATATGATTCTTATGTATATGGCGTTTCTTCCGCTGAAGGAGAAGCTACACATTTAACTACATACAATGCAACTCATGGTGGATGGGTTGGAGTAACAACATATATTGATGCTCACGGTAACTTAAGAACAAAGAATGAAGTTCTTGTTGCCATGTCAAGCATTATTAATGATGCGGAAGATGACCAAGTATTCCCAGATAGAGTAATTACTATTCTCACTCAGCCCTCTAGTGTAGGTGTAGGAACGACTGCTCTTGCTACATTTACTGTTCTTGCTAGTGCCACACCAACTGGAGCTCTTTCCTATCAATGGCAATATTCCGCAAATGGAATTACTTATAACCCACTCAGTAATAATTCCACCTATTCCGGCGTAGCAACTAATAATCTTGTAGTGACTAATACTGACGATTCTTTAGATGGATATTCATACAGAGTTGTTGTTTCTGCGACAGATGCGAGTAATGTAACATCTAATGCTGCTGTAATGACAGTTTCTTGATAATATATGATTTTTAATGAACTGAACGAAGATAACTTTCTTTTATTTGCGATTAAGAATTATGAAAACCCTCAATCAGTCACTAAAGAAGACTTTGAAAAGGATCTGAATAGATTCAAATATATTAAGAGATTATTGAGAAAATATAAAAAAGAAGGTGATCTTAAAACTCACCTTCTTTTGAACCATTTTATAATTCTTTACAATATATTTGGTGAGGCATCTACTCCAATGCTATTCTATAAGTTGGAATCTGAGTTGTGGTCTCCTTTAAAAACTTTTTTGTATGTTTTGGATAAAATACCAGAATATCCAAAAACTTTTTTAAATGAAATAGAAATAGATCAATATTGTCTAGATAAATTAAGAAAGATTTACAATGAAGAAGAGTAAAATAGACAGGTTAATTGAATCTGTAAGAAAATTAAAAGAGGAAGGGATTGCTATTGCAAATACAAGCAATTCTGATTCTTTGGGATTTGACCCAGAAACAGAAACACCTCCGGTAAAAAATAAAAAACGACGAATTTATATGAAGGGTATGAGATCCTGGTGGAAAAAACTATCAAATAATAAATAATTCTAATAATGTGGCATTATGCCAGATGAAAGGTAAGTCTGTAACTTATTATGATATTTTAAAGATTACTAATTCGGTTATAAAGTGGACCGGCATCATAACTTACTTCTGTGTAAAAGAACCATACTGATTTAAGAAAATGCTGTTCGGAAAAGACAAAAGTAACATTGCTGTATTGGAATCTAAATTCCAAATATACGAAGATTTATCTAAAGAAATGTTGGATAAGTTGGAAAGGGCAGTTGCCACTATCGGTGATAATAGCAACAGAATATCACTGATACTTGAACGTCATGAAATGAGATTAGAACAGAGCGATAAAGCAGATGAAGCAATACTTAAACTAATTGAAAAGGTAGAACAACAAATTAAGGATGTTGAATTAAAAGTAAGTAATCTATCTAGATTTCGTTGGATTGCTGTTGGAATCAGTCTAGCTTTAATTACCGTGATAGAATCCAATGCAATTTTTGCAAACTTCTTGACACCCAATCCATCTCCTGCTAAAGTTGATCAGTATAAAAATTAATTTATCATGGACTTTGTTGATATTAAATATGTTAATTTGATATCTTCTAAATTGTTAAAATTTAAAAAAATAAAAAATAATCTTTATAATTGCCGGTGCCCAATTTGCGGAGATTCTAAAAAAAATAAAAATAAAGCAAGAGGGTACTTTTACCAAGTAAAAAATAACACAAATTATAAATGCCATAACTGTGGAGTTAATATATCATTTAATAATTTTTTAAAGGAATTTGATTCATCTACTTATAAGCAATATCAGCTTGATAAATTTAAAGAAGGTCATACTGGAAAAAACTTTTCGGTTGAAGAACCTAAATTTGAATTTCAGGTTCCAAAATTTAAACCAAAACTAGATTTATTAAAGGCTTCAGAAAATGAAGTATCCAGAAACTATCTAGAAAGTAGAAAACTAAACTCTTATAAATTTTATTACGCAGATAAATTTAAATCGTGGACAAATTCCCTCAAAAAAGTCTTCGATGATACTAGTAAAGATGAACCTAGGATTGTTATTCCTCTGTTCTATCAAAATACTCTTGTGGGATTTCAGGGCAGATCACTTGGCCCAAGCAAGATCAAATACATTACCGTAATGCTTAATGATGACGCACCAAAAATCTACGGTCTCGATGAGATTGAAAAAAGTAAAACTGTCTACATCACAGAAGGTCCATTCGACTCAACTTTCATTCGCAACTCAATTGCTCTTTGCGGAGCTGATGGTGATGTTAGTAAGTGGGGTATTAGCGATTGTGTTTGGATTTATGATAACGAACCACGTAATGCGGAAATCCACGCAAGAATATCCCGTGCCATTAGTGGCGGACAAAAAGTTGTTATCTGGCCAACAACAATAAAAGAAAAAGATATTAATGATATGATTTTGTCTGGACTTGATGTTCAATCTGTGATAGAATCAAATACCTACTCAGGATTAGAAGCAAAACTTAAATTTACCACCTGGAAAAAAATATGAGCAACGGAACAAAAGTACAAAAACGTGATGGAAGGATTGAATCTCTTGATCTTGATAAAATGCATTTGATGGTTAATGAAGCATGTAAAGGACTTGCTGGGGTTTCTGCTAGTCAAGTAGAAATGACTTCTGGAATTCAATTTTATGATGGCATTTCTACCCAAGAAATTCAAGAAATTCTTATTCGTTCTGCTTCCGATTTAATTGATTTAGAGCATCCTAATTATCAGTATGTTGCAGCACGTCTTCTTCTATTTTCCGTTCGTAAACAGCTGTATGGAAAAATGAAAGAGCTTCCTCATCTTGAGCAGCACATTTATAATTGTGTTGCTCAAGAAGTTTATGATAATGATATTTTTACAAAATACTCTAAAGAAGAAATTGAAAAAGCTAATAGTTTTATTGATCATGATCGTGACTTTCTGTTCACTTATGCTGGTCTACGTCAGGTAGTTGATAAGTACCTTGTGCAGGATAGGAGCAGTGGTGGTGTGTATGAAACCCCACAATTTATGTACATGATGATTGCTCTGACTATTTTTGCAGAGTATCCAAAAGAAACCCGTATGTCATATGTTAAGAGGTATTATGACGCAATCTCCAAACACAAAATCAACATTCCCACACCTATCATGGCAGGAGTGCGAACTCCACTTCGACAATTTGCTAGCTGTGTTCTTGTTGATGTTGATGACACCCTCGATTCTATCTTTAGCTCTGATATGGCAATTGGCCGGTACGTTGCACAAAGGGCGGGAATCGGCATCAATGCTGGTAGAATCCGTGGCATCAACAGTAAGATCCGAGGTGGAGAAGTACAGCATACAGGCGTTGTCCCTTTCCTCAAGAAGTTTGAAGCAACTGTCCGATGCTGCACTCAAAATGGCATCCGTGGTGGATCAGCAACTGTCCACTTCCCAATCTGGCACCAAGAAATAGAAGATATTCTAGTTCTCAAAAACAATAAAGGTACCGAAGACAATCGAGTTCGTAAACTTGATTACTCTATTCAAATTTCTAAGTTGTTTTATGAAAGGTTTATCAAAGATGAAGAGATTACTCTCTTCAGTCCCCATGACGTACCTGGACTTTATGATTCTTTCGGACTCGCTAGTTTTGACGATCTCTATGTTTCATATGAAAAGGATCCGTCCGTTCCGAAAAAAACTATTAAAGCACAGGAACTCATTCTCAGTCTCCTTAAGGAAAGGGCTGAAACAGGTCGTATCTATATCATGAACATTGATCATTGTAATTCTCATTCTTCTTTTAAAGATAAAGTTGAGATGAGCAATCTCTGCCAAGAAATTACTCTTCCAACTTATCCGATTCAACATATTGATGATACAAGTGGTGAGATTGCTCTTTGTATTCTTTCCGCAATTAATGTTGGTAAAGTAAAATCTGATGAAGAACTTGAAGAACTTTGTGACCTTTCTGTTCGTGGTTTGGATGAGTTGATTGACTATCAGAAATACCCCGTAGCGGCTGCGGAGATCGCCACCAAGGCCCGTCGTTCTCTTGGTATAGGGTTTATTGGTCTTGCTCACTATTTGGCAAAACTTGGATTTAATTATGGAGATCAAAAAGCATGGGATGCTGTTCATGGACTTACTGAAGCATTTCAGTATTATCTACTAAAAGCATCCAATCAACTTGCTAAAGAAAAGGGTCATTGCGAATATTTTGGACGTACTAAGTATGCCGATGGAATTCTTCCAATTGACACTTATAAAAAAGATGTAGACGAAATTACCTCAGTTGGATTGGATCATGATTGGGAAACTCTTAGAGCATCTATCTTGGAACATGGTCTCAGACACTCAACATTGTCCGCACAGATGCCATCGGAGAGCAGTTCCGTTGTGTCAAATGCAACTAATGGAATCGAGCCACCTAGAGATTACTTGTCCGTTAAGAAAAGTAAAAAAGGACCACTTAAGCAGATTGTTCCTCAGTATCATACGCTCAAGAACAACTATACGCTTCTTTGGGATATGCCTAACAACACTGGCTATATTAATATTGTTGCTGTAATGCAGAAATTTTTTGATCAAGCGATTTCAGGTAATTGGAGTTACAATCCAGAAAACTATGAAAATAATGAGGTACCTACTTCAGTTATGGCAAATGACTTTTTGACTACATACAAATACGGGTGGAAAACATCTTACTATCAAAATACATATGATATTAAGACTGATGAGGTAGTAGAAGAAAAGCCTAATCTTCAAGATTTGCTAAGTGAGTTAAGTTCAGTAGAGGAGGGAGAGTGTGAATCCTGCGCAGTTTGATTTTAAAACTTCTTCAATAGAAGAAACAAAAACAGATATTAAAGGAATGACAGTTTTTAATACGGAGCAAGTTAATACTAAAAAACAACCAATGTTTTTTGGAAAACCACTTGGAGTTCAACGATATGATTCATACAAATATCCTATTTTTGAAAAACTAACGACTCAGCAACTAGGGTACTTCTGGAGACCTGAGGAGGTCTCCCTCCAGAAGGATCGTGGAGATTATCAAACACTTCGACCAGAACAAAAGCATATCTATACTTCTAATCTAAAGTATCAGATCATGCTTGATTCTATTCAGGGTCGTGGTCCTGGTATGGCATTTATTCCATACTGCTCACTTCCTGAATTAGAAGCATGTATGGAAGTATGGGGATTTATGGAAATGATTCATTCACGCTCATACACCTATATTATTAAAAACGTCTATTCAGACCCAAGTGAGGTATTTGATAAGATTGTCACTGATGAGCGTATTCTAGAGCGTGCTAAGAGCGTTACAGAGTCTTATGATGATTTTATTCAATCATCTCAACAATATGGTGCATCAGATACATGGTTACATAAACTTGAAGGGGTATCATACGCAAAAGAAACGATTAATGATGTCAAAAGAAAACTCTACCGTGCCGTTGCTAACGTTAATATTTTGGAAGGTATACGCTTTTATGTCTCGTTCGCTTGTTCTTTCGCTTTCGGCGAACTCAAGCTCATGGAAGGTTCTGCCAAGATTATCTCTCTCATCGCAAGAGACGAAAACCAACATTTAGCTATTACTCAGAATATTCTGAATAAGTGGCGTGATGGTGACGATCCAGAAATGAAGCAGATTATGAAAGAAGAAGAGGAATGGACATATGCTATGTTTGATCGTGCTGTAAATGAAGAAAAGCGATGGGCAGATTATCTGTTCAAGGATGGAAGTATGATTGGACTTAATGATAAACTTCTTCAGCAATATGTTGAATGGATTGCAAATCGTAGGATTAAGGCAATTGGTCTTAAACCACAATATGATATTTCAGCAAATAATAATCCTCTTCCTTGGACTCAGCACTGGATTTCTTCTAAAGGTCTTCAGGTGGCACCACAAGAAACGGAAGTTGAGTCCTATGTAGTAGGAGGAATTAAACAAGATGTTACCAAAAATACTTTCGCAGGATTCCAATTATGATGAATGGTGCGAGCAGGAAATCCTAAACGCATATAAAGAAGCAGCAGAATGTGATGATTATTTGTTTGGAGATTATGACTATTGTAAAGAGTGGATTGGTATAAGCACCTAAAATATTATAGATATGGGAGAGTAATCTCCCATTTTTTATGCCCAAAAATCAACTTAATAAAGAAGAACTTAAGGTTCGTGTTTTAAAATTAAAAGATAACCTTTATAAGGATCACATTCGCCCAGAAATGGATATGAAAGGATTAGCGCATAAATATCTGAACGAAGTTCTTGATATAATTGATGAGTATAGATATTGACTATGAAAATCCTTGGATCTATAATGGGGAACCTTTTACTAGTTCTGATATTGGGGACAATTTTGGTTTTGTTTATCTCATTGCCAATAAGCTCAACCAACGAAAATACATTGGTAGAAAATATCTTTGGCAGTTCAGAACACCAAAGGGTAAAAAAAGAAAAGTAAAATCTGAATCTGATTGGAAAAATTATTATGGATCTTGTCCGGAACTTAAAGACGATATTGTCAAATTTGGTAAACAAAATTTTAGTAGAACTATCCTATCATTACATAAAACAAAGGGCAAAACTAATTATGAAGAAACGAGACAGCTTTTCGTGAATAATGTTCTTTTAGAATCCCTTGACAACGGACAGCCAGCGTTCTATAATTCCAATGTCCTCTCCAGGTACTTCCGAAAAGATTATTTTAATCTTCTTGACGAGTAATTTTTATCTTTCTTCTTAAAAAATGAACATCTTTAACAGTTTTAAAAAAGTCATTCAGTATGCTAAAGAAGGCTATGATGCTGGATATAACGGGTCAAATAGTAGTAATGTCAATGCTGTTAGTAATTTTAAGAAGATGAAGGATGAAAGTAAAAAAACTACAAATCTGGAAAAAACTACACTTGATAATTCTATGCCATTGACAACTGAAGAACTTGTTTCTAATATTTGCGATTGGTCTGTTGATTTAATTAATGATCCAAGTACTTCGCAAAAAAACGCAGAATCAATTTACAGTGAATTTGAAGAATGGATTGATCCGGAACATGATGAACTTGATATATTTTATTTGGATCTTGACAAATCCTAAATATTAACTTATTATGTAAAATCCCTATTATGAGTAGGGTTTTTTGTTATGAGATTTTGAGTGCGATTTAGAGCCGTGGGTGCTGCCCCTGAGAAGGGGAACTTCTCCTTTACCTATACGGATGTAGAGTTCTATTAAAATTAATGCTTTTTAAAACACTTTCAATTCTTGCTATTGCTACTGTAGGATTGGCACCCCTTCAAGCAAAAGCAGCGAGCGGATGTTCCCTCGCATCACATTATGGAATCGGTGATGGATATCACGGGCAGACAACTGCCAATGGCGAACGGTATAATGCTTATGGAAAATCAGTAGCACATCGTTGGCTTCCATTCGGAACAAAACTAAGAGTTACAAATCAATCTAATGGAAGATCAGTAATTGTGCGTGTAAATGATCGCGGTCCTTATATCGCGGGTAGAGACCTTGACCTTTCTTATGGTGCATTCTCTACTATTGCTTCACCAAGTCAAGGTGTTGCTACAATTTGCTACTCGCGGGCATAAGTGACTAAAAACTGAATAATAAATAGAGGAGAGCGATTGCTACTCCTTTTTTTATGTTTAATTTTAATTTTGGTAAGAAGAAGCCAGATAAGAAAAAAATAATAATCATAAGTATATTACTTTGCGGCATTGTAGCAACACTTTCACAATGCTCTGGAGTATCTGAAAATGTATTGTGGGATTTGTTGGACGAAATTCAAAGAAAATATTTCCCGCAAACTATTATTAATGAAATTATTATTCAAGATCCTAACAAAGTAGAAAGAAGAGTACATAGGGATGTTGATAATGCGATTAAAGAGTATGAACGCTTGACAAAAAATTCAGAACCTCCTATAATAACGTTACCTAAATTTATAGAATCTCCTTTGAATAAAAATTTGTGCTACACTGAGGAATGTCAATCTTTAGGCGGAGAAATGAGGCTTTGTGCTCCTTGGATTGATACCTGTAAGGACACTTCTGAAACTGGCCAAAGGTATTTGCCAGAAAATCAAAATTCTGTTAATGTAAGTGAGTGGTTGAGAAACGAACCACTTGAACCTTGAAAACTTAACATAATGCCCCTGTGGTGAAATGGTAAACACAGTTGACTCAAAATCAACCGCCTACGGGTTTGTCGGTTCAAATCCGACTGGGGGCACTTGACTATCATAGAATCTTGTTTTATAATAGTCTTGTTCAAGCGAGTGAGACTTGGTAGTCAGAGAGGTCTTATAAACCTTTTCCGCCAGATTAGCGGCTTTGACCTGGTTCGAATCCAGGCACTCGTACCTTGCTCGTTTAGCCATCTGGTGAAGGTAGCGTTCTCATAAAGCGCCTCAGGAGAGTTCGATCCTCTCAACGAGCACTTGACAATCTGAGATTTCTGCCTTATGATTGTCTTATAAATGGTTCTGTTGCTTATTGGTTAAAGCCTACACCTTATAAGTGTAAGAAGAGAGTTCAATTCTCTCCAGAACCACCTTGCCCGTGTAGTCCAGCGGAAGAGACAAACGACTTAAAATCGTTCCAGGGTCGGTTCGAATCCGACCACGGGTATTTGACAATCTTTGTCAAATATGATATAAATTATCTTATGGGCATCAAAGGTCCAAACTTTGAGTAAGTCCTACCCCTCCTATGCCTCTCAACGATGCACAAACCTGGAGGCCTTGGGCTCATAGTTAAGCGGATATAACTACCGCCTTCTAAGCGGTCGTCCCTGGTTCGATTCCAGGTGAGCCTGTTCTAACATTATGTTAGATTTTATAATTAACAAAAAATTGATATGCCTAAAAAACAAGTTGTAAACACTTCTTACGATCTTGGTTATTCTTCTAGAAATGAAAACCATGATACGATTCGTGACATTAGAATTAATTTTGAAAATCCTGATGATGAGTTTCTCATGGAAAATTTGAACACCTGGCTTCGTGCTATTGGGGTTAATCTTGAAGTCATTCAAAAATAATATAAAACTTGACAATTAAACTTAAATAGTTTATAATTGTCTTATATGCGGGGTTAGTTCAGCGGTAGAACGCTATCCTTCCAAGTTAGATGTCGTCGGTTCGATTCCGATACCCCGCTCTTGGAGTTTATCTCCATATATAAAAGTGATAGAGGGTAAGCCTCTGTTATATCCTTATGAGGTATATTACGCTTACTCCATCATAAACACACACAAACACACAAGGAGTAAAAATGACACCTTACGAATTACGCTTTGAGATTTTTAAACAAGCATATGCCCATGCTAATGATGAATATTTTGCGAGATATAATATAGTTGATAATCATAATAAGAATGCTGGAAGTAAATGGGAATATCCTTCATTTCCTTCTTATGAAAAGATTGAAGCACTTGCAGAGAAAATCAACAATTTTGTAAGTTCTAAGTGATTTTATTGGGCGGAAACGCCCCTATTAGTATTCCCCTGTAGCTCAGCGGTAGAGTCGTCGGCTGTTAACCGATTTGTCGCAAGTTCGAATCTTGCCGGGGGAGTTGGAAGGTCTGGAAATGTCTGGGTCTTCCATAAGAGTCGGGATCATCATATCCGACTCACTAAATCCTAAGTTTTCTTAGGTCGGGGACTTGATCACCCCCGCTCGTTGCGGAGAGTGTCTTCCGCTGGTGATGGGCACTCATCACCTTTCGCCCTTGTAGCTCAGTTGGTAGAGCACCGCTTTTGTAAAGCGGTTGTCGCAAGTTCAAGTCTTGTCGGGGGCTTTTATAATGTAATAAATAAAGAAAATGATATGTCATCATGGAAAATATTAAGGTAAGATGTAAGAATTGTAATAGAGAGTTGGAAGGTCATCCTACAAAAACTGTAACTTGTGGGTGCTCAAACATGACTACAATAAGAGGGGAAAAAATAACAGCTATTGATCTTTCAAATGTTGTTATGTTGAATTCCTATAAAGAAAAAGTTAAAAAAACTTTTTTAACTAACGAAGATATTGCCTGGCAAGAAGCAAGAAGACAGCGCAAAGTTCGTAAATTGGACTTTGAAGTTCGTTGATTAGAATTGGAAGGAGTCCGGTTGGTCGAGGACACCGCCTTGAAAGCGGCTGGGGGTAACACCTTCGCAGGTTCGATTCCTGTTCCTTCCGTTACAATAGATACTAATTTAACATTTTGTTCAGATTTTTGTATAGTAGTGTTACAAAATGCTGACATTTGATTGACATTGGAATTTCTTTGATTAGTATATAGTAGTAATACGAATAATGTTTTATGGACCAACACACCTACAATAATTGGGTCCGTATCAAAGAAACTTTCGAGTCTTCTGGAAATACAAATAATATGTTTTATAAAAGAGCTTGTGAAATAGTGAAGACTAGAAAGGATCCTATGGATAAGTTTTTCACTAGAATGGACGAGGAATTTTTTATTTGAGGTATCTATATGACTCCAGAAGAAATTCGAGAAATGATTGATCAGTCTATAGCCGAGGCAATAAGAAAACATAATAGAAATGCCTCTATAATTAGTATGTGTGTTGGTTGGGTAGTTCTTGCCTTGTTTGCTGAAGGTCTTTTAAGACTTGTTGGAGTAATACCGCCTTTATTGCCATGGCTGGACATTACCCTGAAATAATAGCTATTGTTTTTTTGCTGATATTTGCCTTTACAATGTTCTATCAGGGAACATGCATTATAAAAGGTAAAAGGGGTTATTCTATTAGAGATTATCTTAATCAAGATAGTACCAACATGCGTAAAAGGATAGAAGAATTATTAAAGGACAAATGATCGTTTTAACCGAAGAGGATTTAAAAGAACTTCAAGAAAAAGTATTTAAGCAAAAAATGGTAGAATTATTTGAAGAACCATCTACTTATGAAGACGATTATGATGACGATGACGGACTGGTTGATTTTTATTGAATTTGCTTCGCACATGTTGTATATGCTTGTAGCGTTCATGTGTGGAGTAATTATTGGATATATAGTTGGAATTAGAAGTTGAGAAGTATTATGAGTAATCTAGTATTTTCTACTTTTTGTATTTTTAGCCTAATCGTAATTCTTGTATTCTGGGGACTTCAAAACGCTTATCCACAATGAAAGATTCTAAACATTTATGTTGGCATTTTGTAATGTCTTCTTTATCAAGAATATATGGAGTTAATAAAGTAAAAAATGAAGAAAAGTTTCATGCCTTCGCTTTAGAATGGTGTGATGAGCATAATTATCATTGTAATATACATCTTGACAGTTTATCAAAAGTAGATGTATATTTTAAACAACAATACGAATCTTGGGAGCAATAAATGAAGGTAGGATTAATTGGTTTGGGGAGAATGGGAGAGGGAATGTCTCGTCGTATGATGAGTGCTGGTATTGAAGTTTGGGGTTATAGGAGGAACTATGAAAAAGCACAAGAAGCATATCAAAACGGATATGTTAATGGCATTACACCTTCTATTCAAAGCCTTGCTCAAGTAGTAAAACATACGCAGAGTGGAGTATCTGACAAATATGGACCGGGAATTTTCCAGTTAGTAGTTCCTGCCGAAACAGTGGAGGAGACAATTAATGAGTTACTACGATATTGTGACGAAGGAGATATTATTATTGATCATGGCAATAGCAATTTTAAAGACAGTCGGAAGAGAGCAGAACGTCTGGCAAAACTTGGCATCCAATATATTGATTGCGGCACTAGCGGTGGTGTTTACGGTTTGGATCGTGGATACTGTCTTATGGTTGGTGGCGGAAGTACTGCGGTCGCCACTTGTGCGAGTATTTTTGATGCCCTCGCCCCAGGAATCAATGCTGCCTCAAGGACTCAATTTGACTCAGATGTAACATCCGCAGAGTTTGGGTGGTTACATTGTGGTGGTCCTGGAGCTGGACATTTTGTAAAGATGGTTCATAATGGTATTGAGTATGGTATAATGCAGGCATATGCTGAGGGATTTAATATTATTAAAAACGCAAACGCAGGCGCAAAGTATGTCAGAGAAGGAGATGCTGAGGTTGCCCCAATGGCGGATCCCGAAAGTTATTGCTATGATATTGATGTTTCTGAGATTGCTGAGTTATGGCGTCGCGGTAGTGTTGTTGGTAGTTGGTTACTTGATCTTACTGCTGATGTGTTACGCCGCGATCCTGAACTTAAACAGTTCTCTGGAGGCGTATCCGATAGTGGTGAGGGTCGCTGGACAGTTACTGCCGCTGTGGATTTGGGGGTTCCCGCTCCTGTCATTACCACTGCTCTTTATGAAAGATTTAATTCTCGCGGTTTGGGTGCTTTCGCGTCCAAAGTTCTAAATGGGATGAGATTTATGTTTGGGGGTCATCATGTTAGGTAAAATATTGTTGTTGGTTTCAATCCCATTTTCTTTAATAACACTTTACTTTGGAACTCGTTGTGGATATTATGATTCTGATGATTACTATGGAAATGGCACATCACACTAATTTTATTTTTCAAATAGTAGAATTACTTGCTGCAAATCCATTTTTCCTTTTTCTCTGTGGGTGTGGGTTGACAATCGTACCATTTGCTGGTATTATGTTTATACATAGAGATAAGTAACGGGGTGTAAGTCAGCGGTAGACGGCTTGCTTTGGGAGCAAGAAGACACTGGTTCGATCCCAGTCACCCCGACTCATAAAATATTTTATGAAAATGAATCAAGAATTAAACGAACTTCAATCATTTACAATAGAAGAATTTCAATTAAATTTTGACAATTTAATGAATAGAGTCGAGGAAGGCGAATCATTTATTATTACAAGCAAGGATGGAAATGCTGTAATAGTTCCATATAAAGAAATTGTTGATATATGCGAAGATGCAAATGTGGATTTTGAAGAAATAATTAAAATCCATACCGATCATGAAGAAGGTTCTTGAGACACTATCAAAATTGTCCACTTGACATCTTCATATTAACCCCTTATAATACTAAGGTCAACATTTAAAACAATGACACTTACTTCTAAATTCAAAAAAGATATTCAAACCCTTCGTGGTGCTGCCAATGGTGAATTTTACCTTGATGTGAAAAATCCAAAACTTTTTAAAAAAGTTGTTAGGTACTATGAAAATAATGGAGTAGTATTTTCTGGAGATCCTGAAGATGATTATGAAATGCTGATTGATTATCTTTATGAAGACTTAGAAATGTCTGAAGTTGCTTGATTTAAGACATGGAGAGTCTATAAAAACCCTGGTCGGAAGCGTTTCCCCTTCTTTAGTCACGGAGAGACTTTAAAAGTACTGGTGGAGTCAAATATGACCCTGTTAGGTTTCTTGCCTTTCCTTAAAAGGCAAGTGGTGCGGATGGAGATTACTCCCGCCGAGTTTCCAATTTTCTCGTAATCAAAATTGGTGGCGAGCCTGAGTTACATAAGAGGGGTTTACATGACCCCTCTTTTTTTGTATAATATATAATAGGAGTTTAATGTAATCTATGAGTGATTATAAGAAAACAGCACTTGTGCTTGGTGCTGGTGGCTTTATCGGAAGTCATATGGTAAAAAGACTTCGTTCTGAAGGATATTGGGTACGTGGAGTTGATCTTAAACGTCCTGAATTCTCTGAAACCAAAGCGCATGAATTTATTCAGGGAGACCTGCGAGACATAAATTTTGTAAGTAAATGTATTAAATATGCTGGACCGTTCAATAACTTCTATACATCTATTGTAGATAAATTTCTTGAACCATTTGATGAAATCTATCAGTTTGCTGCTGATATGGGAGGAGCTGGATTTGTTTTTACTGGAGATAATGATGCGGATATTATGCATAATTCCGTCACAATTAATCTCAATGTATTAGAGTCTCAAAAAAAGTGGAATGATTTTAAAGGCGTAAATAAAACCAAAATTTTCTATTCTGGATCTGCTTGTATGTATCCAGAGTATAATCAACTTGACCCGGATAATCCAGATTGTCGTGAAGAATCAGCATATCCCGCAGCACCCGATTCTGAATATGGTTGGGAGAAATTGTTCTCAGAGCGGTTGTTTTTCGCTTATCATCGTAATTATGGGATCCCTGTTCGGGTTGCTCGGTACCATAATATCTTTGGACCAGAAGGAACTTGGGAAGGTGGTAGAGAAAAAGCACCAGCAGCAATCTGTCGTAAAGTGGCATATCTTCCCAAAGAGGGCGGAGTGATTGAAGTTTGGGGTGATGGAAAGCAAACAAGATCATTTTTATACATTGATGAGTGTATAGAGGCTACCCGAAGATTAATGGATAGTGATTTTATTGGTCCAATTAACATTGGATCTGAAGAAATGGTCACTATAAATGAGCTTGTTGATACTGCGGCTAAAGTAGCCGGAAAAGAGGTAAAGAAAAATCATATTGATGGACCTCTTGGTGTTCGTGGTCGCAATTCTAATAATGATTTGATTCGTGAAAAATTGGGTTGGGATTATTCACAAACACTTGAAGAAGGTATTCTTAAAACTTACAATTGGATTTTGGAGCAAATGAAGAAATGACTCAAAAAAAACTTACTTTTTCTGAAAGATATTTGGAAGGTGGATATAATACTGATAAGTATCAATTGGGATATTATGAACATTTTTATGAAAAGAATTTTAAAAAATATTTGAAGAAGCCAATTAATATTTTGGAGATTGGAATTAGAGGTGGTGGATCTATTGAAATATGGAGAGATCATTTTCATCCAGATTCAAATGTTTATGGAGGAGAGATTGAAAACTTTACTCCTATTGAAAACACAACATGTTATAAAATGGACATGTATTCTCAAGAAGCTTTGAATTTGTTTGAAGATTCTTATTTTGATATTGTAATTGATGATGGGCCTCATACATATGAATCATTCGTATCTGTAATAACCAAATACTACTCTAAGATTAAAAAAGGAGGAATTCTAGTCGTTGAAGATGTGATTGATACCGCTTGGGTAGATCCTTTAATTTCTTTGTCTAACTCTATAGGATATTCTAAATCCGAATATTTTAATATGTCTGGTAAACAGAAATATCAAGATTTGTTGGATCGTTGGAAAGATGGATTATATATTTTAAAACTTACTAAGTAATATGGCACACAGTACTCAACAAGATTTTATCTCATATGTTAGGGGTAAGTTTCCCGATTTCTTTAAGAATAAAAAAGTTTTGGAAGTTGGAAGTCTGGATATTAATGGCAGCATGAGATCATTTTTTTCTGAATGTGAATATATTGGTATAGATGTTGGTGAGGGAAATGGTGTAGATGTAGTTTGCCAAGGTCAAGAATATGATGCTCCCGATCAATCTTTTGATGTATGTGCATCTGGAGAATGTTTTGAGCATAATCCATATTGGGCAGAGACGTTTTCAAATATGGTGAGGATGTGTAAGTCTGGTGGATTAGTATTTTTTACATGCGCAACAACTGGGAGAAAAGAGCATGGTACTACTAAATCTGATGTGGAATCATCTCCATTGACTGTAGAAATTGGGTGGGATTATTATAGGAACCTTGATGAAAATGATTTTAGATACTCTTTTGAAGAATCTTTTGACGATATATTTGAAGAGTATGAATTTCATAGCACAGAAGATTATGATAATCCCACTGAGTTTATTAAAAATATGAGAACTTATATTACTCCTTGCGAAGACCTTTATTTTTGGGGAATTAAAAAATGAACTTACAAAATAACAAAAATGAACTTAATTGATGGAGTAAAAATTTCTGATCTTTGTGATTATTCTTTTGGAGATCAGTCTGGTAAATTTGGAAATGTTTTTGGCCATTTTATGAAATCGGCAAATCTTTTAAATTTAGAATTTGTTGAAAAGGTTTTATTGAATAATAAAAAGTATATGACACTTTTTATTGATAATATACGATTGTATAAAAGAGATATAGAAAAAGTAAAACCAGAAGATAAATCATATGTCAACTCTTTAATGGAGAAAAATGATCTCTTAAGTTTATGTTCTAATTTTCCCAATACTAACTTTATTATCTTTACAAATTTAGAAGATACTCCAATTGATGAGTTTATTTTTGAAAAAATACCAGAGAATGTATTGAGTATTAATGCAGTAAATGCTTTAAGCTTTGGTGGAAAAGTGAATCCAATTCCTTATGGTCTTCAAAGAAAGTTGAATCATAGTGACAACAGAAGCGAAATTCTTTTAGAATTTATGTCTCATAATAATTGCCAGATAGAACAACTTCTTTATGTAAATCATAGCGTTAATACAAATGTTGAAGAAAGGTCTGGGATAAATGAATTATTTTTGGACAAGTCTTGGGCAGAGGTTGAAGTTAAATCAGTCAATTATATTGAATATCTTTCTTCATTAGAAAAATCTAAATTTATGATATGTCCGATGGGGAATGCTGTAGATTGTCATCGTAATTGGGAATGTCTTTATATGAAAAGAGTTCCTGTTATGAGAAAAAATGAATATTTGGAATATCTTATGAAAGACTATCCTGTTCTTTTTGTAAATGATTATTCAGAAATTACTGAAGAACTTTTGATTTCAAACGAACATCTTTTCGATGAAATTCAAGAATTTGATCTTAATAAATTGGACGTACTTAATTTTTATGATAGAATAGTTAAAAATACAATCAAAAATAATGATAAATCTGCCTGATATAACTCTTATTTGCATTTCTTCAGTAAATCTTCCTCAAACCTATTTTGCTTTTCGCAAAAGTGTTAAAGGTATTAATTTCGGTGCGGTAAAATTAGTTACTCATGAAAAGCCAAATGATTTGCCAGATTTTATTGAATACTCTGAAGGATACAAAATTAATAATATTAACGAGTACAGTTATTATTGTATTTACAATTTAACAAATCATGTTGATACTTCCCATTGTTTATTAATACAAGCTGATGGATTTGTCATTAATCCTGAAAAATGGGATAATTCCTGGTTAGATTATGATTATATTGGAGCACCTTGGGAATATACTGAAAATGCTTATGTTGATCCTTTTGGCAATCATCAAAGAGTTGGAAATGGTGGATTTAGTTTAAGAAGCAAAAAATTACTGGATGTTCCTAAAAATGAATATGTGGAATGGAACGTTAATCAAGGTGATTTTTACAAGCACATGAACGCGAATAATTTCGCAGAAGATGGAAATATCTGTGTTCACAATAGGCATATATACGAAAGATGTGGATGTAAATTTGCTCCAATAGAAGTTGCGGCCAAATTTGCTCACGAAAAACCTATCAAAGAAACTGAGGGAATAGTCCCCTTTGGATTTCATTATCATTTACCAAAAAATACAAAATTATGATTGGATTTAATCACATTGGTCGTCATGGACGGCTTGGAAATCAAATGTTTCAATATGCGGCACTTAGGGGAATTTCGGAATTAAAGGGATATGAGTTCTGTATTCCAGAGTCTAATTTTAAAAATGAATGGGAAGATCATCAATTATTTGAGGCATTTACTCTTAATAATTTAAAAAACAAAAAATTTCTATCGGCCAATTATTATCAAGAAAAGCAATTTAATTATTCTCAAGAATATATTGATGAGTGTCCTGATAATGTAAATTTATTTGGGTATTTTCAAACTGAAAAATACTTTTCGCATATTTCAGATAGTATTCGTGAAGATTTTACATTTAAAGATGAAATTTTAAATCCTTGTAAAGAAGCTTTTGATTTTGATCAAGTAATTTCTTTACATGTCAGACGAACTGATTATATTGAAAAATCGGATGATCATCCATTATGTCCAATGAAATATTATGAAAAAGCACTATCTGAATTTGATCAAACTCTTCCGGTTCTTATTTTTTCAGATGATGTTGAATGGTGTAAAAATCAAGAAATTTTTAAACCGGATAGATTTATGATTTCGGAATCTGGTTGGAACTTGGTTGATATGTGCTTAATGTCAATGTGTACTCATCATATTATTGCAAATTCTTCGTTCTCTTGGTGGGGAGCTTGGTTATCTGGATCAAACGATGTCATTGCCCCTTCAAAATGGTTTGGTGATTCTGGATATACTTCAACTCATAATACTGATGATATTGTACCTGAACGGTGGAGAAAAATAAATGTTTGATATATCAATTGCTATACCGACATATGATAGGGGAAAAAATGGTGTTTTATGGCTCAGAGAGCTTTTTGATTCTTTGAAAACACAATCATTTAAAAATTTTGATATTTGTGTTTCTGATCAAAGTAAAAATGATCTTAATTTAAATATTTGCTTAGAATATCTACATGAATTGAATATTAAACATGTATACAATAATGAGTCTGGAATTTGTAATAATATTAATAACGCAATAAAAAATTGTTCTTCAAAAATAGTTAAAATATTATTCTCTGATGACTTTATATTTGATGAAAATTATCTTGAATCTGTATTAAATGAATTTAAAAATACAAACAAACGCTGGTTAGTTTCTGCTTGTAATCATACTGATGGAATTAATCATTATCGAGATTTTTATCCAAAATGGAATGAAAATATTATTATCAATAACACCTATAGTTCTCCATCCTCAATTTCTGTGGTCAAAGAATACTTTGAAGAATTTGATAATAATTTGAAAATGCTATTGGATACTGATTTTTATTATAGGATGTACCATATTCATGGAGAACCAATTTATTTAAATGCGGTAAAAGTTTCAAATAGAGAGCATGATCAAAGAATAAGTTCGGTTATGCAGTCTAGCGATGATTATCAAGAAGTATTAAAAAAAGAAATAGAGTATTGTTATACAAAGAATCAAAAAATTTATTTTGAGTATCTTAAAAACCAGTCTAAGATATCTGAGTATTATCTAAACTATAAAATTGATAGATGTGGTCCTCCTTGGTTTGGTGCTTGTATTTCTTGGATAACTGCCATGTATTCTTTAGCTCTTATTAATGGAGCAAAATTTTATATGGCAGATAATGATAATTGGAGAATGGTTTCTGAATCTGAACCTCATAGGAATTGGCACAACTATTTTGAGTCATTTGAACTTTCTGAATGGAAAGAATCTGAAAATGATTTGGGTACTGGTCAATATTCTATTAGATTTGAAGATAAGCTTTTTAAACAGCTTGGAAGAAAAACGGAAAGTGGTAAAGAAGATCAAACTATTATCGGAAATCCTCTGACATTTTGTCCTGAAGAATTTTCTAATCCAAATTTAACTCCAGAGCAAAATCTTTCTTTGTTCAAATCTTACTGCCTCAAAGAAGTGTATAAGCCAAAAAAAGAATATATTGGATTATCTGATCAACTATTGAATGGAATTGGGGATTATATCTCGGTACATATTAGGAGAGGAGATAAAGTTAAAACATATTTAAAAGAGGGTAACTTTATACCAACCTCAGTATATTTTGATAGCTGCGTTTCTATATCGGAAAATACGGAAATCAAAAATATTTTTGTCTGTTCCGATTCTGATGAAGCAATTCAAGAATTTATAGAATGTAACCAATCTAGTGGATCTTGGTTTAATATTATGTATGATAAAAATGAATCAAGGCATGATGGTTATCCGTATAAAATATTGATGGGCGAAATAAGTGAATGTGAAAATTCTAAAAATGAAATGATAACCGCATTTAAAAATATTGAAATATTAACAAAATCTTCGTATATGGTCGGAACTCCTTCTTCTTGGTTTTTTAGAATTGCTCAACTTCTTAGAATTTCTCCCTATAATGTACATGGAAATTGTATCAATGTGGAAGAAGGAAAAGAAACTTATTTGCCAACATTTTATCATTGCTGATTATGATAGATTTAACTAATTCCACTTTTATAATCCCTATAAGAATAGAAAGTGACGATAGGCTAAGAAATGTAATAACTACTTTATGCTATTTGCTATCAAATTTTAATACAAATATTATTATTAAAGAGGTTGATAGTAAATCTATATTTTTAGATTCTGCTCTCCCTCAGATAGAAGAATTTTGTGAAAGGAAAATTGATATTAATCATATTTTTGAAAAATCTGATGATCCTTCATTTCATAGACAAAGGGTCTTAAATGATATGCTTATGGAAGTTGAAACTGATATTGTGATCAATTATGATTGTGATATATTACTTCCTAAAAAATCGTACATAGACGCTTACGATATGATTTCATCTGGTAATTTTGATTTAGTGTATCCTTATGGAGATGGGATTTATCAAAAACAAATTTTTGCTACCGATGAATTGGTATCTGACTTTTTAAATAACGATTTTGATTTTAATATTCTGGAAAAAAGATCAAAGGATTATGATGCCAAATATGGATTCTGTCAGTTCTTTAATAAACGGGTTTACATTGATGGCGGCATGGAGAATGAAAATTTTGTAGCATACGCTCCAGAAGACGTTGAAAGATACTATAGATTTGATAAGTTGGGATATTCTATAGGTAGAATTGACTCAACAGTTTATCATTTAGAGCATGTAAGAACTCATAATTCTTGGTTTAATAATCCATTTATGCAATCTAATAATGAAGAATGGGATATAATTCAAAAGATGGATTCTGATACTTTAAGAAATTATATTTTAAACCTACCATATTATAGGAGAAGAATATATGGATAAAAACAAATCAACTTATAAATTAAAAAATTTTGGCCCAGTTTATTGTTTGAATCTTGATGATCAACCTGAAAGATGGGAGTATATGGAAAATCAATTTAAATATTGGGAAATAGAAAACTATACTCGCATTTCTGGTTATGATGGTAGAAATGATGATCTGAGTGATATTATTAAAGGAAGGTATCCTGAAATGATGTCATCTGGAGAAATTGGATGTACTACATCTCATCTAAAAGCAATCAAATACTGGTATGAAACTAGTGATTCTCCGTATGCTATAATTATGGAGGATGATTGTAATTTGGATATTGTAAAATACTGGAATTTTACTTGGTCAGATTTTATATCAAGAGCGCCTTATGCTTGGGATGTAATCCAGTTGGCAATTATTTGCACTGGTAATATTATTGTCCCAATTCATACTAGATTTGTAAATGATTTTTCTACGGCATGTTATGTAATAACAAGGCATCATGCTGAGAAATTATTAAAATATCATATTCGTGGTGACAAATATAAACTTGATAATGGAGTTAAACCTCGTCCAGTTGCTGATGATTTGATTTATAATTCGGGAATGACTTATGCTGTCCCACTATTATTATATAAAATTGAATTGGGGTCTTCAATACATCCTGATCATATTGATACATTTCACAGAAGTAGTCATGATGGAATACTTAATTTTTGGAAACAAAATGGCCCTGATTTGACTATAGAACAAATAACAAATTTTGATCCTTATCTTGGTCGGGTTTCCGATCCTTCTCCCTTAGTAGAGAGTACTTGACAATTCTTAAAGTCTCTACTACACTAAATAAGTACTTAAGAATTCTGTTGTAATTCTTAATCTTTTTGTCCTATAGTACAAACAAAGAATTTATGAAATTTTTTCAACAACTGATGCTTGCACCTGTTGCTCTCGGAATGGTTGCTCCTGTTGCTGCGAATGCCGCAGACCTTAATATGGCAGCAGTCAATCAGTACTCTTCAGAACAGGTTACAAGCGTCGCACAATTTTCTGATGTCCAACCTACAGACTGGGCATATCAGGCACTCAGCAACCTCGTAGAGCGTTATGGTTGCGTTGCTGGTTATCCTAACGGCACATTTGGTGGTGGTAAAGCGATGACTCGTTATGAGGCAGCAGCACTTCTGAATGCTTGCCTTGATCGTGTGACTGAAGTTACTGATGAACTGAAGCGTCTTCAGGCAGAATTTGCACAAGAACTTGCTGTTCTTCGTGGTCGTGTAGAAAAACTAGAAGCACAAGTCACTACACTTGAGGCACAACAGTTCTCCACGACTACTAAACTTCGTGGTGAAGCAAACTTCGTAATCGGTGGTGTTGATAACTACCAGACCAAAGATGGTGATATCACTCACACCGCATTCAACTATGATCTGCGTCTGAACCTGGATACTTCGTTTACTGGTAAGGATCTTCTTCGTACTCGTCTGCGTTCATCTAACTTCAGCAGCAATCCTTTTGGTTCTAGTTCTTCAATTTTCAAACTGGACAAAGCAGACAACACTGTAAGTGAAGTTGGTAATAACGTAGTTATCGACCGTCTGTACTACTCATTCCCTGTGTTCAATAACACTACCACTCTTACTGCTGGTGCTCTGGTTCGTAATACTGAAATCGCTTGGATTCCTTCGGCATATGAATCCAAGATTCTTGATTTCTTCCAAGTAGCAGGTGCTCCTGGGGTTTATAACAAGGCAGTTGGTTCTGGTTTCGGTATCCAATACGGTAAGAAGACAGGTCTTGTTGCTGGTTTAAACTACGTTGCTCAAAACGGTAGCGATAGTGCAACTGGTGAATTTGACCGTTCTGGCGCTCTCAATACCCTGGCACAAATCGGTTATCGTGGTACTAACTGGGGTGCTGCATTTGGTTACCGTTATGGTACTGAAGGCACCCGTGTCCGTACCTATAACGGTCTGAACGGTGCTTCTGGTACTCTGGTTCCTGGTCAAACCTCTAACGGTTATGCTATCAACGCATACTGGCAACCCACTCAATCTGGTTGGGTTCCCTCCATCTCTGGTGGTTACGGTTGGAACACTGTAAGTGGCGCCCAAAGTGATGCTACTAACAGTCAGTCCTGGTTTGCTGGTCTAACTTGGGATGATGTATTTGTTGATGGCAACTCTGCTGGTGTTGCTATCGGTCAGGCACCTACTGGAGAAAATCTTGAGAAGTCCACTCTTCTTGAAATCTTCTACAAGTATCAAGTGTCTGATAACATCAGCATCACTCCTGCTATCATCTATGGTAGCGACAACCAACGTCTTGCTGGTAACTCCTCTAATTGGGGAGGAGTGGTGCAAACCACCTTCAAGTTCTGATAAACTACTCATAACTTGAGTGAAGGCACCCCTTTTTGGGGTGTTTTTTATTAGGCAATCAAAACCTTAACCAAATCTTAGTGGACTTTAAGATGGTCTTCTGATATTATTGATCATGAAGTCAATTCACTTCCAAAAAACTTTTTATGAAACTTAAACAAATTTTTGCTGTTGGTCTAGTTGCTGCTCCTACTGCTGCTCTTTCTGGGCCTACTATTAATGGTGCAGGTGCTACTTTCCCTGCTCCAATTTATCAACGATGGTTCCAAGATTATGCACGAACTACTGGGAATAGGGTTAATTATCAGTCCGTTGGTTCTGGTGCTGGTGTTCGTCAATTCATTGCGGGCACAGTTAACTTCGGGGCAAGCGACGAATCAATCTCAGAATCAGACGCTGCCAAAGTAAAGCGTGGTGTCGTTCAAATTCCTATGGTGGGTGGAACGATTGCTGTCGCTTATAACAAACCTGGATGCTCTCTGAAACTGACTCAGAAGCAAACTGTAGATATTTTTTCTGGTCGCATTAAGGATTGGAAAGCACTTGGATGTGCTGCTGGTCCTATTCGTACCGTATATCGTGCAGATGGTTCTGGAACCACTTATGCATTTACTAATTCCCTAGATGCTTTTGGTGGATGGAAAGCAGGTGTAGGTAAGTCTGTAAAGTGGTCTACTGGTATTGGTGCTAAAGGTAATGAAGGTGTTTCTGGTAGTATTCGCCAAACGCCAGGTTCCATCGGTTATGTGAACACTGGATTTGTAAAGGCAAACAAACTCCAAGCAGCAGCGATCCAAAATAAGGCAGGTAAGTTCGTTCTTCCTACTGCTGCTTCTGGTTCTGCCGCACTGAATGGCATTAAACTGGATGCAAATCTTGCGGGAGAAAATCCAAATCCTGCTGGAGCAACTGCATATCCAATTTCAACTCTGACTTGGGTTCTTGCGTATAAGACTGGTAATGGTGCTAATGCCGATGCCATTCGTAAAGCACTCAACTATGCTTTAAGCACTAAGGCACAATCACTTGCCGATGATCTTGGATATGTGCCTTTGAGTGGGTCTATTCTTAACCGAGCACGAATCGCCGTAAACCGAATCGGTCAGTAAATCCTAACAAAATTAAGTATAAATTACTACTAGGGGTGCTTGACACCCCTTTCTTTTTGCTATATAATTGTGTAACAATTCGTAATAAAACGAAAATGACTGTAACAACTAATGATCGTGGACAACAAAATATGTGGGCAATTGAACCGCCTGTTTACATTTCTGATGAAGACGCAAAAAAGTACGGGATGAAGAGTTATGCTGAACGAGCCGAATCTGCTAATGGTCGCTGGGCTATGCTTGGGATCGTGGCTGGTTTTATCTCTTACGCATTGACTGGCCATCTGTTTTTTGGTGTAATCTGAGACTTGACAATGACTTCACTTTTCCTTACAATAACATCTGTTGCCTTTTTTATTTTACTGGCAGCATCTGTAGAAAAACTTTGTGAGACTTACTAATGACTGTTTTTAACATCACTCTTCAATCTCCCGATGGCACTGAAACTACTATTGAGTGCCCTGATGACCAATACATTCTCGAAGCTGCTGAAGAAGCAGGTGTAGATCTTCCTTCTTCATGTAAAGCTGGTGCTTGCTCTGCTTGTGCTGGTAAACTGATCAGCGGCACTGTAGATAATGAGGAACAATCGTTCCTTGATGATGACCAACTCGCTGACGGTTGGGTGCTCACCTGTGTGGCATATCCCACTAGCGATTGTGTCATCTTGACTGAACAGGAAGAGAACCTGTGAGCGCTAATATGTTAGGGCAATTTAACCTTGCCCTTCAAGAGTTGATTGATAGCGGTGTCTGGGATCGAGATGTAGAACTAGAAGTTAAGATCGCAGGCACTCTTAAGAATGATAAGTTTATTGTTATTAAACCGATTAAAGAAAGAATGGTCTGCAACCCAGACCCAGAATTAAAACAAAAACATTTATATCAAGGAGAAAAGAAATGAACAAAATTTTTACTGAAACCGCAGAACGTTGGAATGGGCGACTGGCAATGCTGGGATTTGTAATTGCGGTTGGGACTTATCTTACTACTGGACAAGTAATTCCTGGTGTATTTTGATGGAGGTTTCTATGCGTAAAGAAGGATATCAAGTTCCTCAAGTGGAATTTGTATTTCGGGAGAATGGTGAATTTGTAAATCGTACATCATCTGAACTTTTTGATGGGAAGCGCGTTGTCATTTTTAGTCTGCCTGGTGCTTTCACTCCTACTTGCAGTGCCTATCAGTTACCTGGATTCGAAGAGAAATACGAAGACTTTATTGGTAGTGGCATCGACGCTATTTACTGCATCTCTGTTAATGATGGGTTTGTAATGAATGCTTGGGGACAAGATCAAAACATTAAGAATATTCAACTCATCCCTGATGGCAATGCATATTTCACTCGTTCTATGGGACAACTAGTAATGAAGTCCAATCTTGGTTTCGGTGAGCGTTCTTGGCGTTATGCTGCTGTGATTGATAATGGTATGATTGAAAAACTGTTTGAAGAACCGGGTAAATGTGATAACGCAAAAGAAGACCCTTATGGAGAAACGTCTCCAGAAAAAGTTCTTGAATATGTAAAGTCTACTGTTCGTGAACCAGTAGCAGTATGAGTAAAGGAGGGTTATTAACCCTCCTTTTTTAATAAATATAGTACAGGGTTTGGATACTATGATGCTTATAGACCTTCATAACTTTTTTAAATATTACGACGAAAAAAATCCAAAACATATTGCTGCCGTAGAGCAATTTGAAAAAGATTTGCTTTTGAAAGCCCAAGAGCTGATGCAGGATGATGCTAACTGGGTGAAAATTTTTAGAACTAAAGAAGATAAACCGCAAGCAACTATTTTACCTGTTCCCTTTTATCCACAAACAGATAATTATAGGGATGCGAACAGAACTTGTAACTCTTCTGCTTGTGCGATGTGCCTTGAGTATTTCAAACCCGGTACCCTAAAAGGACCTAAAGGCGATGATGCCTATGTACAAAAAGTTTTTTCAATCGGCGACACAACTGATCACTTGGTTCAGACCAAGGTTCTTGCGTCATACGGTATTAAATCCAGTTTTTCCTACAGCCTTTCTTTTGCTGATCTTGATAGAGAGCTTGCCGCTGGTAGACCTGTTGTTATTGGTATTCTTCATCGCGGCCCTTTATCTAACCCCACCGGAGGGCACATGGTAGTTGTAATTGGTAAGACTCCATCTGGAGATTATGTTGTCAACGATCCTTATGGTTCGTTGAATGATGGATATACTGGTTCGGTAAATAATGGTAAGAGTGTTGTATACAAGCGTAGTGAGCTTTCTCGTAGATGGGTTCCTGGGGTCAATGATGGATGGGGTAGAATTTTTGAAGTAAAAAAGTAGAGTCAACGCCACAATCTAAAATCCCTCAATGTGGCGTTGATTTAATAAAAGAATTCGAGGGATGTCATTTAAATGCTTATCCTGACCCATTGACTGGAGGACTTCCGATCACAATTGGCTGGGGTTCTACTAAAGATTTTAACGGAACTTCATTTAAACTTGGAAGAAAAATAACTCAAGAATATGCTGACAAATTATTAATGTTTGACCTTGAGCAAAGATTTCTTCCTTCACTGCAAAAAATCCCACACTGGAATGAGATGACAGATGGAAAAAGAGGCGCTTTGCTCAGCTTTGCTTATAATCTTGGTGCCGGTTTTTACGGTGGCGATAACTTTAATACTATTACTAAACGCTTGAAGAATAAAGAATGGAACTTAGTTCCCGATGCGTTATATCTATACAGAAATCCTGGTTCAAATGTAGAAGCAGGACTTTCTCGTAGAAGAATTGCTGAAGGAAAACTTTGGAATTCTTAATCGCTATCTTCTACTCTTGTTCTTAGTGCAATTACTGTAGTAAGAATAGTTAATAAAGTTTCATACCCTCTTCTTTCAGATTCTTTGCAATCTAAAGGTGGAGGGTTTTTTAATTTTCCATTTGCGTTTGCTTGGTTCATAGAACCTGGAAGCATAAAATTACATGAAATAAAATTTACTCCAACAAATGTAATTATGGCACAGCAGATAATGAAGATTAATTTATTCAATAATGAACCGTGCTTTTTTCCTACCTCTTTTGGCAGGTCTTCTAATGAATCTGATGACTTCTGCTGGTTGTCTTTTTGGTTGAGGTCTTCTTCCTTCATTGAATACTCCTTCGTTAGTTATTAATCTCATAACTAATACTCCAAGGAGAAGTGTGGATTTCATTTTCTTTCCTGTTTATGGATCCAAGTTTTAAGTTCGTGTAAATAATTTCTCAACATGTCCGCTTTTTCTAAATGCCATTTATCACCACTCTTGAAGTACTCTTGAGTGTGATTGTCAATTGCTTTTAGTGTGTTATGTATGGGGGCATTCCAAGGTTCTCTTATTGGAGTATTCCATTCCCTAGGCATTTGCGGGAAAGCAGTTTTAATTATTTATCCGATTAGGTAAATAATAAATATAATTATAAGCCCAATAAGAGATATGAAATCTTATACTCAATTTATTTCGGAAAGTGTAAATATATCTGGAAATGCTTCTGTTGGTACTATCATTGTAAATGGACCATCAGAACAAGATGTTTCCCCAATCGGAGAGCAATTTTGTGCCGATTTTGTTTGGGAAGGAAACATTTATCGGGTCAAATTTAACTCAGATTCTAATAGAATTCCCACAAGAGAAGAATTGTCTGAGCAGATTCAAGGACAATATCCTGGAGCAATAGTACATAACATTTATCCATTTATAGAAACTAACAGTCGCTATAAAATGGAAGATATAAAAAGATATCACCCATCAAAACTAGAGTGGATTAACTGATAATGGCTATTTGGAATAAGATTGATCAAGATTATTTAAATCAAGAAAGAAGTCTCTTTGAAGTTTATATGCGTGCCGACAGGCATGGAGTCATTTATGATGAGCTGGGGCAGGGTTTTAGTGGAGATTTATTTGGAAGATTAAAAACATCACAACCTTATACTCTTTTTGATTCATCTCATAGATATTCTCAGGATGGAGATTTTAGTGATGTTATTCTTGGAGCTGGATCTACTGTAGGAATTATTACAGCGCAAAGCACAGCAACCTTAAGTATTGGAACAACTGCCGGATGCTCTTATATTCGTGAAAGTAAAAGAGTATTTTCATATCAACCGGGAAAGTCTTTACAAGTTCTTCAAACATTTGTTTTTAATCCCGCAAAGGAAAATTTAGTACAAAGGGCCGGATACGCATCATCCGAAAATGGTATAATGTTGGAACTTGATGGTTCTCAGCTTAATATTATCAAAAGAACTGCAATTTCTGGAGTTGGAACAACTGTAACAGTTCCACAAGCTGAATGGAATTTAGATACTCTTGATGGAACTGGATTCAGTACAAGTAATCCAAGTGGTATTGAACTAGACATATCTAAAGCGCAAATTCTTTTCACAGAATATGAGTGGTTAGGAGTTGGTTCTGTTAGAGTTGGATTTGCGATCGATGGGAAGTTTATTCCTGTCCATCAATTTAATCATGCTAATCATATAGAGTCTACCTATATGACAGCAGCAACCCTTCCAATTCGTTATGAAATTTTGAATACAGGAATTACCACGTCTTCTTCTACAATGAAGCAGATTTGTGTTTCTGTGATTTCTAATGGTGGTTATGAAAGATTGACGAGGAGAGATGTGGCAAGAACAACAACAACAGTTTCTGTAGGGTCTACGTCTTTTGTTCCTTTGATAAGTATTCGACTCACTCCAGGAAGAGAAGACGCAATTATTCTTCCAAAGTCTTTTTCATTTTTAGGAAGTTCTGCGAATACATCAATTTTAGAAGTCGCTTGGATTCGAAATGGAACTGTTAATGCAGAAAATTGGCAAACCTTAACTGGAACACCAAATGCTCAACTGAATACTGATGCGACTACGATTACTGGGGGAACTATTATCTTGAATGATTTTGTTTCTTCTGCGAATAAATCGGCCACGCCATTAAATGTAGAAAGTACTTATAACTGGGATTTACAATTGGGGAGAACACAAGCAAAGGTGAGTGATACGATTACATTAGCAGCAAGAGCAATTACTGGTGGTGCCGATTGTATTGGATCTATTACTCTTTATGATTTAACTTAATCTACAATCCAAATACATAAATATTATTAAAAACAAGATATCTTAATATGTCTAAGCAAATTGTAAATATTGGCTCAGCTCCAAATGATGGAACAGGAGACTCTATAAGAGTCGGAATGAATAAAATTAATTTAAATTTTAATGAGATTTATTCCGCTATTGGTAATGGAACAAATGTAAGTGATATTCAAATATCTAATGCCTCTGCTTCTGGAAATGGGTCAATAGGATATGCGAATAGAACTCTTACGTTTACGCCGCCGGATTTATCTGGTTATTTGACATCTGTTCAAGCATCTAATTTAAATTCTATTTCTATTAATGCTTTATCTGACGTTGATACTGTTTCAAGTGCTCCATCTAATGGTCAGGCACTGGTATGGAGTACAAATAAATGGGTTCCTCAAACTATTTCATCTGGTGGTGGGTCTGGAATTGGTATCAGCTATAGTGATTTAAGTGTAAGTTATTCTGCGGCTTCAGGAGTAGGTACACTTACATATAATAATACTAATGGAACCTTTACCTTTGCTCCTGCTGATTTCTCTGGATATTTAACTGGCATTGGGACAATTAGTGGGCATACTGATGTTCAGGTAAGCAATCCTCAAGTTGGTGAAGTATTAAAGTGGGACGGGGTTAATTGGGTTAATGGCACAGATTCTACCGGAACAGGAGGGGGAGGTGGAATTGCGGGAGTAACAGTTTTAGATAGTGGTAGTAGTGTAGGAACTTCTGCAACTTTTGATTTTGGATCTAATTTGACTGCTACTCTGTCAAGTGGAACTGTGACAATTAATGCTACAGATACAAATACTACTTACAGTCAATCTGCAGTTTCTTCTGGATCAAATGTCAATCTAAGATTGTCTGGTTCTGATTCGGTAAATGATGACATTTTAGTTACCGCCGGAACTAATATTTCAATCAGTAATGTAACTGCTGCTGGATTTACTGTAAATTCTTCGGCATATTCAAGAACAACAGGAAATGCTACGACAGCATCTATTGGTGTTGGTCAGGCTGCTGATTTGGCAATTAGTGCTGCTAAGACTTACGTGTTGTATTCTGTTCAAACTAATTATCCTGCTTGGGTCACATTATATGTTGATACTGCTAGCAGAACTGCTGATGCAAGTAGATTAGAAAATACAGATCCGCTTCCTGGTTCTGGAGTAATTGCTGAAGTTATTACTACTTCTGGTAATTTAACACAATTAATTACTCCAGGAACTATTGGATTTAATAATGATGGAACACCATCAGCTAATGTTTATGCCAAAGTTGTTAATAAAGATTCTCAATCTAGAGCAATTCAAGTGACTCTTAAGTACCTTAAGTTAGAGGACTGATAAATGTCAGAACTTAAAGAATATATTGTAACTCTTCATCGTCATGAAGACCTTGAAGGTTTTTATGAGGACATGGAGACTCCTGGTGGAAATCTGTACATTCCCGATAGAGAAGTAGAAATTCGTGCTAGAAGAGAAACGAGTAGAAACACTCATTATATGCTTAGTGAAGATGAGGTAATGATTCTTAGAGAGGATCCAAGAGTTTGGGATGTTGAATATTTTGACCAATTTGAAAAGAGAAATTTTCAACCTTTTAGAGACATAACCTCAACACAATGGAGTAAAGTATGGGAAACTCATACTGAAGGTGATATAAACTGGGCACTTTTGAGATGTACAGAAGGGACAAATAGATCAAACTGGGGAAGTGATGGAACAACTACTGTTTCTGGCACTGCAGTTTTAACTAGCACTGGAAAAAATGTTGATGTTGTTATTTTGGATACTGGCCACGGCGATCCAAATAGTCCAGAATTTGCTGTAAATACTGATGGAACTGGAGGAAGTAGATATGTACAGTACAATTGGTTTCAACATGCTTCCAATGCTACTGGAGGTATAAAAGCAAATCAAACTTATACGTATCCAACTAATACGACTACTGGGTCTAGTTTATATAACTTCAATGAGGCAACAGCTTTAGACCATAATCATGCGTATCATGTAACAGGAACAGCGTGTGGAAATACTTTAGGATGGGCAAGAGATTCTAATATATATGGATTTGATATAAATGGTATTTTTGGTGATGGTAGTTATGTTCAAGCTTACATATTTGATTTTATAAAGCAATTTCATATTAATAAGTCAATAAATCCTGATACTGGAATAAAAAATCCAACTATAGTAAATTGTAGTTTTGGTGATTTTTATAACGTTCCTGTAGCATCTATTACATCAATTAATTATAGAGGTGCTACATACAGTGCTTCTACTTATGGATCTGATGCTGGTAAGTTTACTAAAGAAGATTTAGAAAAATACGGTATTGTAAGATTTCAAGGAACAACTACTGCAAATATTTTGAAAGTATCTGCGTCACATTCTGCTGATATTTTAGATTGTATTAATGCTGGTGTAATTTTTGTCGGTGCTTCTGGAAACGATTATTATAAAATTGATGTAAGCACTGGTATTGATTATAATAACTATGTAACTTGGAATGGTGTTAATTATTATTATCACAGAGGATCTTTTGGGGCTGCTCATAATTGTGTTTGTGTATCAAATGTCGCAAATCAAGTAAGTCAAGAAAGGGCGCATAGAATTCAAACTGGACCGAGAATAGATGTTTTTGCTCCCGGTGTAGCAATTATGTCCACCGTTCATACTGAATTATATTATTATGATGGAGTCACTCCTCCAGATGGATTTGTTACTTATGGAACGACAAATGACACTAGACCAAATGGTAAAAAATTAGCCAAGTGGTCCTTTACCGGTGAGGGTGCAACAAGTATGTCAACCCCCCAAGTTACTGGAGTTTTGGCATGTTTATTGGAACATTATCCAAGAATGACGCAACAAGATTGTAAAGATTGGATTATTAATAATGCTAAATTAAATCAAATAGGTGGGATTACTGCTGATGCCGCTGATCCTATTTACACCACTCCTGGCAACCCTAACGTAAATTGGTTAGATGATGAATCTTTATATGGGGCGGAAAATAGATACTTATATTATAAAAAGCAAAGAGAAACTCAAGGATATGTAACTGCTCAACTTACTAATAATGTAAGAAAAACATCAGGTATGATGTTCCCCAGAAGAAGACATATTTGAATTTCTGATCAGTGATTTTTCAGAGCCCCCTTGACAGGGGGCTTTTTTAGTGCTATTATAAATAGGTAAACAAATGTTACGAAATCAACATATTTCTTAACATTTACCCTCTTCCTAACCGAGACCTATGGGGAGGTAAAACACAGTCTCTCATACCCACACTGGAGGGTGGTGTGGGATATAATGTACTCGTTCAGTTCCCCCTGAGCATTACTTACCCTTTAACGAAAATGACTGCTTCTATTGCTTCACGCCGTTCTGGCGAAAACCTCTGGGAACAATTCTGTTCCTGGATAACTTCAACTGATAACCGTCTTTATGTCGGTTGGTTCGGAGTCCTTATGATTCCTTGTTTGCTTGCTGCAACAACATGTTTCATTATCGCATTCATCGGTGCTCCTCCTGTGGACATTGATGGCATTCGTGAACCCGTTGCTGGTTCACTTATGTACGGAAATAACATCATCTCTGGTGCTGTTGTTCCTTCGTCCAACGCAATTGGACTGCACTTTTATCCTATCTGGGAAGCCGCCTCTCTGGATGAGTGGCTCTACAACGGTGGTCCTTTCCAACTGGTTGTGTTCCACTTCCTGATTGGTATCTATGCTTACATGGGTCGTGAGTGGGAACTTTCCTACCGCCTAGGTATGCGTCCTTGGATCTGTGTTGCTTACAGCGCACCTGTTGCTGCTGCTTCTGCTGTATTCCTGGTCTATCCTTTCGGTCAAGGTTCTTTCTCTGATGCGATGCCTCTGGGTATTTCTGGTACGTTCAACTATATGCTTGTGTTCCAGGCAGAGCACAATATCCTGATGCACCCCTTCCATATGCTTGGAGTTGCTGGTGTGTTCGGTGGATCTCTTGCATCAGCCATGCATGGATCTCTCGTGACTTCTTCTTTGGTTCGTGAAACAACCGAAAACGAAAGTCAAAATTACGGATACAAGTTCGGTCAAGAAGAAGAGACTTATAACATCGTTGCTGCTCACGGTTATTTCGGTCGCCTTATTTTCCAATATGCTTCCTTTAATAACTCACGTTCACTGCACTTCTTCCTTGCTGCATGGCCCGTTGTAGGCATCTGGTTCACTGCTCTTGGTGTTTCTACGATGGCTTTTAATCTCAATGGTTTTAATTTCAATCAGAGCATTATGAGTTCTGAAGGTAAAGTTATTAACACTTGGGCTGATGTTCTGAACCGTGCTGGTCTCGGCATGGAAGTGATGCACGAAAGGAACGCTAGATTTGTTGGTGTTCTTGCCTAGTAATAGGCATTAGTAAAATCGGGTTAAACGGGGAAACTCTCTATGAGACAATCCCGTACCAAGTCAGAAAGGGTTTAAGTTTTCTGAAAGGTCTAACGACTAGGTGGTGAGTCCCAACAATAATCCACCCACGAATGCCCGACTCCTTAATAAACATAAGGATGAAGAGATAGTCTGAACTTACTGGCGACAGTAAGAAGTAAAGAATAAAGAGTCTTTACGGTAACATAATTGCACAATTTCCCTCTTGACCTTGCTAGCGTAGAAGCAACTCCTGTTGCTCTTACTGCTCCTACAATTGGTTAAGATGTGATATAATTAAGAGACCTTCGGGTCTCTTTTTTTATAAATAGTTATGGAAAGTTATGAGCAACCTTATGGACTTGCATAATCTGGTAATAACTGAATGTAAAAGAAGAGGGTTGGAATTAATCCACCTACCAGAAAAACTTGTTCGTCGTTCTACTGATGTGATTGTAAGATGCCCTTGTACGGGTCAACGAAATATGAGTATAAGAAACTTTATTGTTACTTATGAGAAAGGTGGAGAGGCATTCTGCTGTAAGAGAAAATCAAAAGTTGGAAAAAATAATCCTGCATTTGGAAAACCAACTTGGAATGCTGGAACTGTTGGTGTATCAAAGAGTTATGGATTTTTTGGTTTTAAAGAAGAATGGTCTGATAGAGAAGATTACTTATACTTTATTGAGACCATTTATGGAACTTATAAGATAGGAAGGTCTTTTCACGGAATAAAATATCGTTTTACAGAAACTATAAAGGAACTTGGTGAATGGAAAGCAACTCATAAAGAAGTATTTGATTGTGAGAGATATATTTTGGATACATATAAGCAGTATCAAAAAAAGATTGATGGTATAATTGGTGGGTCTGAACATTTCACAAAAGAACTACCAATAAAAGAAATTATAGAATATGCAAATAGTTGTTTGTAGTAAAACCAATGTCTCATAATAATCAACACGAACCTATGCCGAACTGGGTGATCTGGGCAGGCGTAGGTATGATGGTATTCACAGTTCTTGTGTTTGTTTTATTCACTCTTGGAGTAATTTATGGATAAGTGAAAGATAAATAATCAAAAAGTATTAATATAAATGAAGACATTTAACCAATTTATATTAGAATCTAAGTCTAGAAATTATCAACACTCTGGGGATGATTCATATAGGTCAATGCATGATCCAGAAAGTGGAGTGACATTTAATAGTTTCAAAGGGGATAATAATACTCATCATGTTTCATTTGATTCTGATGAAACTAAAGATCCAAAAACAAGAAGAAGAAATGCTTTAAGAGCAAGAGAAATGGGAAAAGAATTTATTAAACAGCACCCAAAAGGATCTACTATAGAAGTCAGTCCTAATAGTGAAAAATTGAGGAAAATTTATGTCAAGCATGGATTTTCTGATACTCGTCCTTTCATGAGATTACAGAGATAAAATGCTATTAATTCTCACATTCTTCATAATCTTCGGTTTCTTTATGTTTATAATGTCCATAACACAAGATCTATGATATCGTCCACAACTCCATATAAACTGGCAGAAATTATTCGTGATACTTGGCCTGGTCTTTACAATCCACTAAAACCATCTTATAATAACCAAAAGGACACTCATAATGAACGAATATTGGATAGTAAAAAGCCATAAAACTGGAAGAGTTATTGCACATTGCGGTGATATCAATGATGCTATTATGATGGTAAGTTTTGACCCTCATAATAGATCTTATAGTCGTCACCGTTTTCTTAGTGACCAAGTGATTGATGTTTTTTCTACAACAGATAAACAACTTCCCGGTCAAATTGGATTACCTTCTGGAAAAATAGAACAACTTAATTCCTATATGGAAAAACTTCCTGAAGGTGTTGGTGATCCAATAATAGTATGAATCATAGAAAACATAAGCAAGCGAGAAATCAAAAGAAGAAAAAGATGTATACTCCCGAGGGATATCTTCTAGATCCTCCAGATGCCGTTTGTCCACATTGTGGAAAAAAGAATAAACCTTGTTCTTATGTAAATAGTTTAAGTCGTTCTTGGGCGAGAAATGCTTGTGCTAAAAAGAATTCAAAACTTTCTTGAAAGAGATCAAGACATTACAGTGTATGATGAGTGGCATTATATTTACATCACTATAAAAGAACTCATTAAAATCTTAATCACTAAATAAAAACAATAACAATTTATTTTTATATGAAATTTACAATTTATTCAAAGGATGGATGTCCGTATTGCACTAAAGTTCAACAAGTGCTAGAATTGACAGAACTTCAGCATGTAGTCTATAAACTTGGCGTTGATTTTACCCGTGAAGAATTTTATTCTGAATTTGGACAAGGATCAACATTCCCTCAAGTTATTGTAGATGAAAAACATATTGGAGGATGTACGGATACGGTTCAATATCTCAAGGAGCAGAATCTAGTTTAATGGACAATAATTTCTACGAGGTCTATTACGATGTTGAGCGAGCAATTGATTTGGCATTTGATGGACATTTTGTTCTAAAATTTTATGATTATCTGAAGATCAAAAATGCCAAAAAGAAAGAAGTTGATGAGTTTATTGAAAGTAAAACTGCCGAAAATATCAATAATGTAGTATTGGATCTTGAAGAATATTTAAAAGGAGGATCTGACGAAGAGCATAAACAGTTAAGGGAAGCCTATGGATTTGTATCAAAACCAGAAGCCAGAAAAATAAAAAATTATCTTTTTAATATTTTACAAGATGCGTCGAGATATAGTAAAGAAAAAAGACCGGGAAGAAAACCCAAACAGGTTTCAAATAAATAAAGGTGTGGAGTTAATGCTCCGAAATAAAAATAAAAAGGGAGAAGAACAGCAAACCAACTTTAAAGTTGAATTTGGAAAAATGATCTCTCTTTTTAAATGGGAGTTTCATTTTCTGTTTAATTTTTCAATATTAAACAAATAAACTCTCGGAGGTAATCTCATGGAATCTGCTTTTATGGTCTCATTTGCTATAATGCTCACTATACTATTTTTTTTAGTTGGTGGAGTTATTGGTTGGTTAGCTAATAGGCATCTTATAGAAACATCTCCAAAGTTTATGCATCCTGAATTTATGGATGAGAATGGGAATATAATTCCTGACGAAATACTTGCTGTACGATTCGAAAATGACTATGACGACTACGACTACGAAAACGAAGAAGAAGACTGATACTGTAAATGATCAAATAACGATCCCGGATCTTCCTCCAAATCCTTTTATCTTTGAAGTATTGGAGCTTGCATCTAAGCAAAGAACAAATACTAAAAAAGTTGAGGTTCTTAAAAAATACGAAGATCCTTCTATTAAATCAATTTTTATCTGGAATTTTGATGAAAGTGTAATTACTTTACTTCCACCTGGAGATGTTCCTTATGCTTCTACTGATGAGCAGACTTCTTACAGTGGGACTTTAAGTGAAAAAATTAATGATGCTGTTTCTAAGATGAGTGAACTTAGAAGCAGTTCTTTGGGATCTTCTGATCAAGGAAGATCATCTATTAGATCAGAATACAGAATGTTTTATAATTTTATAAAAGGTGGTAATGATACTCTTAGTTCTTTAAGAAGAGAGACTATGTTTATCAACATTCTTCAAGGACTTCATCCTAAAGAAGCGGAGATTTTAGTTCTTGTGAAAGATAAAAGGTTGACGGATAAGTATAAAATTTCTTTTGAGATTGTAAAGGAATCCTATCCAGATATTACTTGGGGAAACCGTTCATGAGTGTTGTTCTGGAGAAACCTATGGCGAAATATGATGGACCAAAAATCAATCCAACTCCTTCGGAGTATGGATGTGAGGTCCTTTTAGAAAAAACTACTTTAGATAAAGTAAAAGATCCATCATACCCCAAAGATGCTCATATTGTAAAATATGTAGTAAATAACGAAGAACATATGGATCTTTGTAGAAGTGGTAAGATGGTCAATATATTTGATTTCTACTACGATAAGTATGGACCAAACTCTGTCCGAAGTATTGAATGGGGATATGGAAAACTAAATCCAAAATTATGGGGGTATAAAGCTCCTAGTAGCAAGGGGAGAAAAAAGTGAATAAGGGATTTGGTAAAAACAAAAAAAAATTTAAAAATCTGGAAAATATAAACGATGAGCTTTCTGTTGTAAAAGTAAATTACAATGAAGTAGATGTTATACTAAAGAAATATAAAAAATTAAGAAAGTATATGAATACTTCTATTTTTGAAATAAAAACCATGGACGGAACTGAAACTATTATAAATGATTTATTAGCTGAAAATAATGACTAAATGGGAAAACATTATCTTTTAAACCTTTACGGTTGTTCTTTTGTTCTTTTAAACGACGAAAAAGCTTTAATAGATTTGCTTGAAAATGCAGCAATAGCTAGTGGAGCAAATGTGATTCAAACAATCTCAAAAAAGTTTGATCCTCAGGGAGTTACTGTAATTTGCTTATTGTCAGAAAGTCATATAAGCATTCATACTTGGCCTGAAGATGGAAAAGCCGCTGTAGATGTATATACCTGCGGTGATTGTAATCCAAAAATTGGATGTGATATGATTATCCATCAACTTTACGCTCAAAATCACACTTTAAGTTATATTGAAAGGTGAATGCTAAATAATCTTATCTGGAGAACACATATGCTTTCTACACAATATAGACTTCGCCTTGAGGAAATTTGCGATAAAATTTCAAAAGGAGAATCTGTTGAACTAAGCGATATGATTTGGGTAGAAAAACTCGCAAAAGCAAATAGATCTGCCGCTACTATTTTGAGACAGGCAAGACGAAGAGCTTCTAATCCTAATATGCAAGAGGGTAGCCTGGATCATTTTATGAACGCCTTAGATCTTGGTGATCCGGATCCATCTAATCATAAGACTGGATTTCAAGGTCCTGATGATATTTTAGATTTCTTTACCCAAGATAAGCCGGACGATTGGAGACAAAGAGATTAAAATTGTAACAAAAGTTACAAAAGTACTTGACTATATAATCTGAATGGGTCTATAGTGACCTCACGTTCATCCCACATGGGACGGAAGTAAGCCGACTCGGAACGGATCGTTCATCTATGGAAACACTTTTATTGACTTGTTTGCAGGCGCAATTTATGATTGCCCGGGTAGATATGAATAAAAATATTACTCCTAAAATTAGGAACGATATTGTTTGGGAAATTAAACAAGTTACTAAAAAAGGTTGTTTCCAAGACGCAAAAGCCGACTGAAGGAACGCTCTTTAACCTAAAAAACTAAGGAGAAAACCTAATGTCTAAAGTAGTATATCGCGGTGTTGAGTATGATACTCAAAAGCGTTTAGAGTATCAACATCAAATGATGCAGCAACCACAACAATACAACGAAACTTATCGTGGAGTTAAGTTTGTAAAGGAGGGACATAAGTGATGAAAAAACTTAACGTCCTTCAATTAATAAAAGAGCAAAAACAAAAAGAAGACCGTCGTTATCAGGCACAACTAGCACAGTTAGTTGGGTCAAAATAATGATAATTATTGCACAAATTACAATAGCTTCTGCTGCAACTATTGCTTTATTGTCATTATATATTCAGTGGTTATATAAGTAATGGATTACCATTACCACTGGGATGATATGGATAAGAATAGCAGAGATCCTGCTTGTTATCAATTAACATATCGAGGATGTAAATACTGGTCTTGTTACAGAATACATTTACGAGAGTGGTTTGAACAAATTTTGGATATTGATCCAATTTATAACAAGAGGGGTTGACGATCCCTCTTTTTTTATGTAAAATGAAAAAAGAAATCTATGAGTAATGAATCAACAAAAAGTAAATTTAATAATTCAAAACATTGAAACCTTATTGGATTTGTTAAAACTTGAAGTGAAAGATCCTCTTCATGAGGAGTCAGATAACATTATTAAATTGGGAGACTTAATAAAAGGTCCAATAGATGATTATGAACCAAACTATTATGAGGAAGAAGACTAATGTATGAAGAATTAACAGCATTTGAAAGAGCACTTGCTCGATTTGGAGATAAAGTTCAATATATTGTTGGGCTTGAAATATCAAATAAAATGAATCCCGAAATGGCGTATCAAGAGATTAAAGATATGATGAGGGAACTTAAAAAACTTCGTAAAAAAGAAAAGAATAGTTGGGAGGCTGCAGAATGAAACCAATTAAAGCAAAAGATCTTCTTGAAATCGATAAAAATCTTGAAGTCGTAATGCTTCAATGCTATACACTTCCTGAGCAAGTAATTTATCAGGCAGGAAAATGCGATTATTCAGAAACCCCTATTCATGATCAAAAAATTCCTTTTCCATCAGAATGCGGTAAGTGGGTAGTAGACCGTCTCTTAAGCAACGAGAAAGGGCACTGGGGGCCTCTGGAACACCCCTCAATCACATTTTCTGTTTCTGGGTATGTTCATAACGTAATCGTTCAAGCAAGGACTCATAGAGTGGGTGTTAGCTTTGATGTTCAATCTCAAAGGTATACTGGAAAAAGAGTTGTTAAAGTTGCGAATGGAGAATTGAATCCTGAAGATGTTTTCTATGTACGTCCTCCTGGATTTTACACAAATCGTTACGGTAAAAAATATGATTGGACTGAAGAAGATTATCGGGATGAATTGAATTGGATTTTGGAAGGTTGTAAACGATACGCAGTAAAATATGAGAAAGGAATGTGCGAAGAGCACATTCGTGATTATCTCGCTCAAGCAATTCGTCAAAATTTTGTAGTTTCATTTAATCTTCGTTCAGTCTTGCATTTGATGGATTTAAGAGCAAAAATGGATGCTCAACTTGAAATTCAAGCTCTATGTGAACAACTTGCTCCTCATCTTGAAAAATGGTCTCCAAATGTTTGGAAATATTATGAGGAAAAACGCCTACATAAAGCTAGGTTGTCTCCTTAAATAAATGAAGACTTACTGTGTTAAAGATCATTTAACCGGACATGTATTTAAAGTTCTTTTTTCAGAAAAAGAACTTCATGACTTTTTAGAAAAGTACCCTGATATTAAAGAATGCGTTGATTGCATAGAGTGTGAAGATGCTCCTTCACTTTATATAGAATAAATATTACAAAATATTAAAGAATCTTGATGGCAATTTACCCTATTATTAACAAAGATACTGGCGAAACTAAAACTATAGAAATGAGTGTTCATGAAATTACACAATGGTATATTGACAATCCTGATTGGAAACGAGATTGGTCTCAAGGATGTGCCACTCCTGGAGAAGTCGGAGAGTGGAAAGATAAATTAGTCCAAAAACATCCTGGGTGGAATGATGTTTTGCGAAAAGCATCACAAGCCCCAAAATCTCAAGTAAAACCAATCTGAACGATATGCCAAAAAGAAAAAGAGACACATCACCAATCGTCCCATTTGGAATGAGTAACCGACAGATGAAAAGAAAAAAACCAATTAATCTTGATGTAATCAAGGAAATTGAACCTCTTACAGATAATCAGGAAAGATTATTTGAACGTTACAGATTGGATCAAAACATAGTTGCTTATGGGTGTGCTGGAACCGGAAAAACTTTTATTACTCTTTACAATGCCCTAAAAGATGTTTTAAATGAAAGAACACCTTACGAAAAAATTTATATCGTTAGGTCTTTGGTAGCAACCAGAGAAATTGGATTTCTTCCTGGAGATCATGAGGATAAATCTTCTCTTTATCAAATTCCTTATAAGAATATGGTAAAGCATATGTTTGAGATGCCTACTGATACTGATTTTGAAATGCTTTATGGCAACCTTAAAACTCAAGGCACTATTAGTTTCTGGAGCACTTCATTTATTCGTGGTACTACTTTAGATAACGCAATTATTATTGTAGATGAATTTCAAAATCTTAACTTCCACGAACTAGATTCAATTATTACTCGTGTTGGAGAAAATAGTAAGATTATGTTCTGCGGAGATGCCATGCAGAGTGATTTGGTAAAAACCAACGAAAAGAATGGTATTGTTGATTTTATGAAGATCTTGCGTATTATGCCATCTTTTGATATAATTGAGTTTCAACCAGAAGACATTGTTCGTTCTGGTCTATGTAAAGAATATATTATTGCTAAGCACGAACTGAATCTGTAATGTTTAATCATGTAAATTTAGATCTTCCTAAACTTCAAAGAGAAGTAATTGATGGGGTTCGCTATTATAAGATCGGAGATAACTCCGATCCATTTAGAGCCGTATCAATTACTTCCGTTATTAGTCATTATAATAAAGAAATTTTTGAGAAGTGGAGAAAAAGAGTCGGTAATGAAGAAGCCGATAAAATTACTAGACAAGCGACTAGTAGGGGGACAGATGCTCATACTCTAATTGAGTATCATCTTTTGAACAAAGATCTTCCTCAAGTTCAGCCAATTTCTGAGTACTTATTTAAAATTGCTAAACCGGAGTTAAATCGTATAAATAATATTTACTCCCTTGAAGGTTCTCTCTACAGTGAATTCTTTGGAATCGCCGGAACTGTTGATTGTATCGCAGAATTTGATGGAGAACTATCAATAGTAGATTTTAAAACATCAAAAAGTCCTAAACCAAGAGATTGGATTGAACATTATTTCGTACAGTGTTGTGCGTATGCTTGCATGTTACATGAATTAACCGGGTTGTCGGTTAAGAAATTTGTTATTATTATGACATGCTTAAATGGAGAAGTTGTCGTTTATGAAGAAAGGGACAAAGAAAAATATATTCGTCTTTTGACAAAATATATTAAAAAGTTTGTACAAGATAAACTAATCTCAAATGACAACAGAAATAAAAACTAAATTACAAGATGAATTTGATAAAAAATTTATGTGCTCTGAAAAATTTGCTCGTGATATTGAAGACATTGTAAAAAATGATGAAGATATGGACTATATTAGTGCCATAGTTTATTATTGTGATATTAACAGTATTGATGTTGAGTCCGTACCAAAACTAATATCAAAACCACTTAAAGAAAAAATTAAGTGGAACGCAATGGAATTAAATTTTCTTAAAAAAACATCTAGAGCTAAACTTCCTATTTGAATGATTAAAATGACTCCGATTGAAGTCTATAAGACTTATGTATCTTTGAAAAATCATTTTACTAAACTTGATTATGATTACATAAAATATAATGGGAAAGTCAGGGCCAGTGAAAGTTCTTTTTATAAAAGAAAAGATAGGTTTTGGTTTGAAAAGTTAAGTAGGCAGAAAAAGGATGAGGAGATTGTAAATTTCTTCATCTCTAATTTTGCGTTAATTGATGATCCTCAGCAAGTCTGGATCGGAGAAATAATTAAAAATGGGGAAGATAATTATAAAGAATGGCAAAAAAGAATTCAATCTCTATCTTACTTTTTCCGAGAAGAGATTGAAACTACATTTTTAAATGAAAATTTTGATAATGTATTTTATATTTCTGGATCAAAGCATCCTAAAATTTTAAAATTATTTTTGTCTAAAAAGGTTTCATTAGAAACACTAATTATCCTTGATAAAATTTTAGGATACAAAAATAACTTTGATGCTAAACTTAAAGATCCTATTTGGGAATTGGTTTCAAATAAAATATACAAATACTCCCCATTTCTAAATATTGATATCTCAAAATACAAAGAGATATTAAAACAAACGGTAATACCTAAATGAAATTTTTTGATTCTGAAATAGTAAAAAAAGAGCTTGAGGAAATACAATTTCTTCAAGAAAGAATTTATAACAAAATTTTCTCCCTTTCTTCTATGGACAGGGAAGAAAAATTAGATCATATACAAACGCTACAAGATTTGTTGGAACGTCAAAAAATTCTTTATACAAGATTGAAACTTTCCGACGATGAAGAGGCAATCCGAATCAGAAAAAAAATAGAAGAATCAGCCATGACTATGGGTATGCCGGAAAATTTTGATATGAATGTCGTTTTCAATAATATGAGCAATATTATTGAAACTATGAAAAACACCATAGAGAGGGCTTGACATCCCTTCTTCGCTTTGCTAAGATAAAGTCGTCCCAAAGGCCAAATACTAAAATCTAAAGAGGTAATCTAATGTCTTTTGAAAATCTTAAAAAGCAATCCCGTCTTGGATCTCTGACTAGTAAATTAGTCAAGGAAGTTGAAAAGATGAGTTCCAACTCCAGTTCATCTGATGATCGTCTATGGAAGCCAGAGATGGACAAAACTGGAAACGGATTTGCTGTTGTTCGTTTTCTTCCGGCTCCAGAGGGAGAAGATCTGCCATGGGTAAAACTGTATAGTCATGCATTTCAAGGACCTGGTGGATGGTATATTGAAAATTCTCTGACAACTATTAATCAAAAAGATCCAGTTTCAGAGTATAATCGTGAACTCTGGAATACTGGCAACGAAAAGGATAAAGATACAGTTCGCAAGCAAAAGCGTAAACTATCGTTCTACAGCAATATCTATGTTGTAAAGGATCCTGCCAATCCTCATAACGAAGGAAAGGTATTTCTATTCAAGTATGGTAAAAAGATCTTTGATAAGATCATGGAAGCCATGCAACCAGAGTTTGAAGATGAAACTCCAATCAATCCTTTTGATTTTTGGCAAGGTGCTAATTTCAAAATCAAAATCGTAAAGAAAGATGGTTATTGGAATTATGACAAATCCGAGTTTGGTTCTATTGAACCTCTTCTGGATGACGACGATGCTCTAGAATCACTTTGGAAAAAGGAGTATTCTCTAAGTGCTCTAATCGCAGATGATCAGTTCAAGTCTTATGATGATCTTGAGAAGCGTCTCAAGTATGTTCTCGGTCAAAAAGAATCAGCTCGTAAATCATCAATTTCTGAGGAGGATGAATACGAAGAGTATACTGAATCACAAAGTTCAACCAAGAATGTAATGGATGAACTAGAGGAATCGTATATTAAGAGCAAAACACCTCCTGTTCCAGAGAACCTGAAAAAAGAACTAAATGCTCTGAGTTCAGATGTTGATGAGGATGAAGATGATGCTTTATCTTACTTCTCTAAGCTAGTTGATATGGATTGATCACTGATATAATCTAATATTATCAGCTCTTTTTAAGGTTTCGGACACATATTGTTCGGAACCTTTTTTATAGGTCATAATTTCATCCATATCATTAAAGACGATATTTAGGTATTGTCTTTTTAGGATATAGATATTTCTTTTTTCATTTTCCAATTCAGATTCATATTGATAGTTTGTAATTGGAGTTAAAAAAGTATTTGATGATATTCTTTCAACCAATCCTAACGAATTATCAAGATACTCGTAATAATATTGATTTGTTGATATATCTTCTCCGCTTGGAAAAAACTCTACATACTCATTTCCAGTCAATTCTATAATTATGTCCTCACTAGATGAATAGTTTACTTCATACTTAATGGTTGAAACTTTACCACTAGAGTAATCTTCATTTATAGAGTTGACTACAAAGTTGCCATTAAATATTGAATTATCAACACCAGAAACGGTAAACTCACTCTGAACTCTTATTCCATCTATTGGAGTCAAAAATGAGATTTCAATCAAATTACTATCTGATCTGTAAATGATTGAAACAATATTCTTTTCTCTTCTTGTGGATATGAAGTTTCCGCTTTCTCTCCAATTTGTATTAATTTTTATTCCAGAATTCAATACAATTTCTCCTCTAGAATTTCTAACTTCCTCTGTTTCATAATGATGAATACCTGAATATAGATTTTCGTAAGTATCATATTTTTCAAGCATTAAAGAATCAAAAATATTTTGAGGAAGTGGCCATTCATTCTGTATATTTAATATATTGTTTGATAATAAAATGACCCAATCTAAAGTCGCATCTCCATAGACTTTATATGCAACATTATCTGGTCTATCATCACCCACAATAGAATACTTTTCAAAGTATGATAAGTTTTGAAAAATATCTTCCCTTAACTTTCCTCTTTTAAATAAGTTTTTTACAGCTACATAATCAGAAATACTTTTTGAATTTTTATCTCTACTGACATATTCAAAATTAGGTAGTTGTCTGAAATACGGATTTGCCATTTTTAGTAACCCATTGTTGAAGTGTCTGTATCGTCAAAATCTGTATTATAAATTGGTTCTAATTCTGAGAATGTTAATGATAGTTGATAAGAAGTCATTGAACCATCCTGATATGTCATATAATTTTGGCCAGGAGTATAATCAACATTTAAACTTGTTAATGCACACATTTTTATTTTATTCAAGAATGGGTGCTGATTGCCTGTTTTTCCAAAAATATATTTCAATTTAAATACGCTCGGAGTTTTTAAAAATAAATTAGTATCTTTGACTGCTGCCATATTCCTCTTAAGTAAGAGTATTATATTTTTAATTTCAGCAGCTTCTTCATTATCTCTTGGAGTCATTAAATAATTATAAGAAAAAGATCTTAAATTTGGACCACCAAATAATAGTTCTAGATTTGGATTGACTACCAATCCACTATTTCTTGTTACTAGATTTGCGCCAACAGCTTGTCCGGCAAAATATTGAATAATATAATTTTTTAAATCGTTATTTCCAGCAGCTTGTCCTCCCGCATTTAATACATTATCAATAAATTGGGTGGCAGCCTGCATATAATTTCCAGTACTTATGCTTTGAATTGCCTGTCCCGCTTGACCAGCAAAAAATGTTTGAATTGGATTTAATGAATCGGGTCCCCAATTAACACTATTGGCTTCCGAAATTCCAGGTTGCATTGGTAGGGTTATTGTTTCCTTTGCTGATTTTATTCTATTATCCACTGATTCTGGAGAAAAAAATGTATTCGGATCTGTAAAATTTGCCGAATTCTTTCCAACAGGCACATACTCATATCTGGTTATCTGTAAATAATCGTAACCATTATTTACTTTTAATGGATACCTATAATTACTTTTATCGCTTGATATTGGATTAGTTCCAGATGCTGGATTTTGTGTAGACCCAGACTGCTGACTTCCAGCTTCTGAATTTTCACTAGTAATTCCATTTCCAATTATTCCTGGAGTAAATATATTTTCTTGCCAGAATTTATTTCTTACATCTGCTGGAAGGTCATTTATTATGCTAGTAGTATTTTGGGTGAGATCATATGAATAATTTTTTAAAAATGATTCAGTATTTGAACCATCTTTAAACACTGTATCTGATTTTACATCCCAAACATTGTTGGAGGAATTCCATTCAGTAAAGGTAGATTCTCCTACTTTAGATACTCTTGGAGACTCTAAATTATCATAGCCAGCTATTTCAAGTAAATTTCCTCCGACTATTGTTCTTTTTGCCATTAAAATGACCTATTAATAGTTACTTTTTTAGTATTTATTTGATTCCCAGTTCATCTTCTGTAATAATCTTAAATTCTATTAATCTATCATCGCACCATTCTTTTGCTGCATTCCATTTCGCTTGATTTACAGCATAAGTTTTTGCTTCATAAAGATAATTTTTAGTAGTTCTTGATTTCTTTACTGGCGGCACTGTTTGCTTTTTTGGCTTGACTTCAATTACATAAGTTTTTATTTGTCCACTTGATTCTTTAACTTTAATAATAAAATCTGGAAAGTACTTATGAACTCTTCCATCAACCGGCGACTTATATGGAATAAAGAATTCTTCAGAACCCCAAGAAATTATATTCTCATTCAAATCGCACCAATGACAAAATTTTCTCTCCCAACTACTTCTACAAATAATATTATTTGGATCGCCTGTATATTTTTTTGGATTTGATGGTTTGTATTTTGATTTTAGACTTTCCGCCATACATAATATATAAACTAAAAGATATTTATAAATGTCTGCTGGAAACCCTAGAAGTTATACCGTAAGTGAATTAAAAACTAGATTTCTTAATATTGCTCAAAATTCAATATACCATATTAAGTTTGGTGTGCCACCTTCTGTAAGTTCTTTTTTATCAACTAGAAGCATAAGCTTTCAAAATATTTCTAATATTGAACTTCTTTGTTCTGAAACTGCTTTGCCAGGAACATCTTTAGCTACACATGAAGCTACAAATGATTATCATGGCGTCACTGAAAAAATGGCATATAGGAGAATGTATGATGATACGATTGATTTGACTTTTTATGTGGATAGGGATTATAGAGTCATTGAGTTTTTTGATAGTTGGATTGATTATATAACAGGACAAGGTACGACATTTTCTAAAGAAGAATACAAAGAAAAAACAGCTTACTATAGGATGAATTACCCTGAAACGTATAAGAGTGATATATTTTTAATGAAATATGAAAAAGATTATGGACAATCCATGCAATACACGTTTGTAAATTCTTTTCCTATTAATATCATCTCAACTCCAATAAACTATGAAGCTAGTCAATTATTAAAATGTACCGTATCATTTTCTTATATTAGATATGTAAGAGAAAGAAAAGGTACAAGCTTTACTGGAACCATTCCCAATCCAAAATCTCCAGGAATAACTGAATTTAATTCTTTTGATTTTTGGAGAAAATCGCCGATTGTGCAAGATTTTGATTATAGTAAATTAGAAAAAGTACTTTCTAATGAGTATTATAATAATGGAATTTTAAGACTATACAAAGAAGGAAATATTGATTTTAGACAAACTTTCGGAGACCCTCTTCAAGATGCCACAAACTTTGGACGCGGTATTGGGTAATAAATATTAATAACTGATTTTTTTGAGAGATCATGCCTTTACCAACCATTGCGACTCCTACTTATGAACTTGAGTTGCCATCCACAGGAAAAACGATTAAATATAGACCATTCCTAGTAAAAGAAGAAAAACTTTTAGTTTTAGCACTAGAATCGGAAGACATTAAAGAGATTTCTAATGCTATTACTGCTGTATTGAAATCTTGTATTCAGACAAAGGGCGTAAAGGTAGAGACTTTACCCACATTTGATATTGAATTTTTATTTTTAAATATTCGCGCCAAATCTGTTGGTGAAGAAATTGAAGTTAATATTACAGCGCCTGATGATAATCAAACACAGGTTTTAGTAAAACTTAATGTTGATGATATAAAAGTACAGAAGAGTAAAAACCATAATAAAACAATAAAACTTGATGATAGTCTAATGATGGACATGAAATACCCATCATTAGATCAATTCATTAAAAACAACTTTGACTTTACGGGAACTTCTTCTTTGAATCAATCTTTTGATTTGATCGCTTCTTGTATTGATAAAATTTATAATCAAGAGGAGGTATGGGTTGCTGAAGATGTTACTAAAAAGGAAGTTGTGGAATTTTTAGAACAGATGAATAGTAAACAGTTCAAAGATGTTGAACAATTCTTTGAAACTATGCCAAAACTATCTCATGAAATTACAATTAAAAACCCAAATACAGAAGTAGAAAGTACTGTTGTATTGGAGGGATTAACAAGTTTTTTCGCCTAGGAATGGTATATATGGATTTGGAAAATTATTATAAAATAAATTTTTCTTTAATTCAATACCATAAATATTCATTATGGGAAGTAGAGAATTTGATTCCTTGGGAAAGAGACGTTTATGTTGCTCTTCTTCAACAGCATCTTGAAGACGAAAAATTAAAGTTACAGCAGCAACAGAATGGCTAGACCTAAAAATTTAAAAAAACTTTATGAATTAAAATTAGGAAAGGCTGTAGTATCCAAGCTTTCTGATGCTCAGCTTTCTACACTTTCAAAGTATTATAATTCTCTTTCTGACAAAGAAAAAGAAGAACTTGATGAAAAAATTTCTAAAGGATCTAAAAACGATCTTTTAGAAATAGCAACTGGTATGATAGAAGAAAATGAAGCTGATGAACCTATCCCCGAAGGTTTGGATGATTTGTTGTCTGAAATAACCGGAAATAAAAAAGATAAGCAAGATCAAAAACAGAAAGATGAAAATGATAAATCTCCATCTCCTCCATCGGCATTAGCAACTATACCAAAAGAAGATAATCAAAAGAAAACAGGAGAACAACAAGATACTATAAATGATGAAGATTTTGTAGAAGAAGAAATTGATTCAAGAATTCTGGATATATTGGGGATTAAAGATACTTTTGATTTGACTTATGGTGAATATAAAAGTCTCTTAAGAGAAAGGGCAACTGCTGCGTGGATAGGGGATCCTAATATATCAACAGAAAATGCTCAATTAATAGCCAATGAGTTTAAGCGTGTAAAGAATAAAGAAAGTGATAAGAAGATTAAGATAAAGAAAAAGGTTGTTAAAGTAGAGGAGTTATTCAAAAGGACAGCAGGTCCAAAAAAACAACAACTAGATCCTAAAAAATTACTTCCTCCAGAAAAAACTGATAAAAAAGAAGACGCAGCACTTTCTCCTGAAAGAAATCGTGAAAGTAGTTTGAATAGAAGTTTATCTTCTATTTTGTCAGTATTAAATGATATTAAATCAATACTCAATGAACAACTATTGTCAGATAGCAAATCTCAAGAATCTTTAAGACGAGAGTATCAAAAATCAGGAAGTAGAGAAAGAGAAGGTAGATTAGAGTCTAAAAAAGATAACTCTAATATAATAAAAGATCTTGCATCAAAAATAGAGATACCATTTTTTGATCGCATTAAAAAATATTTTGGAAATATTTTTGCCGGTTCAGTTGTTGTTGGGTTATTGAATTGGTTGAATGATCCAAAGAATAAAAAAAGTGTAGATAATTTTAAAGAATTTTTTATTAATCAGGGTCCATTAATTCTTGGAGGAATATTAGCTCTTACATTATTACCAGTTGCTAGTACTTTATTGTCATTTAGTGCTGCAATTCTTGGCGGAGCAGCAAAATTGATATCTGCTATACCTTTGTTAAAGGCTGCCATAACTGGATTGGCGACAGCAGCTGCAATGTCAGCAGTAGTTGCTGCCGGAGCAATAATTCCTAAGATGTTTCCTGGTAGAGTGAATGAGCAAGAACGAAAAACTTTAAAGACTCTTGAGGAAAAGTATAAAGGTAATAAAGGGGAAATGGTAAAGGATTTGAAAAATCAGAAGAAAAATTTAAATTTTCTTCAAGTTATTCAAGGTGTCGGTAATGAAATTGATGAGCAAATATCTTTTTTAGAATCTGGAAGAACAAAAATGTATGGATCTACTGGAGAAGATTTAATACTAGAGCAATTAGAAAAACAAGGGCTTCCAAAAGATCAGTTAAATTATCTTAAAGAACTTTATAAACTTGATAAATCTCCAAAAGGATCAGAAAAACTTCAAACAGAAGCAGATAAGAAAAGAGCTCAAGAACTAAGTTCTATGACTCCTGAAAAACTAAAAGAACTTTTTCAAAAAGGAAAATCTCTTGATTTATTTAAGGCCTATAAAGGTGGAGATTCGGAATCTGTCAAAATACCTGGTTTAGGATCTATAGTTGCTGGAACTAACTGGTTTGGTGGAAGACAGCGTAAATATTTTGATGAGAATGGAAAAGAAATATCAGAAGAAGAGATGAATCAAAAATATCGTCTTTATTCTGCCGTATTGGAAAAAAGAAAAAAAGATAAGCAAAAAGAAAAACCTCAAACACCTTCGGGTGGAGGGATGCCAGGACTTCCTCCAAGTGCCGCCCAACCTGGGACTGGACCTACTGGAAATTTAGTTGGGTCTAGTTCTATACCAAATCAAGCAGGGTTGCCGCCATTACCTCCAACAAATACTTTACCAGGAAAGCAACATTATGGTGCTTCTAGAGATAATGGAACAAGAAAACATGCTGGTGTCGATTTTGATATTAGTGGAAATGAAAAATTTTATAGTAGAATTGGTGGTGTTGTTGTCAGTAATCCATTTAGATATGGGGCTGATGGTTGGGGAATTGATATTTACAATCAACAGCTTGGTGTATATGAAAGAATAGCAGAAGCTGCTAAAGTTTTAGTAAAAAAAGGACAAACAGTATCACCTGGCCAAGCGGTTGTACAGGGAGAAAGTGAAACTGGCGTTATTCATTATGAAATTAGGAAAAAGATTGAAGGTGGCTATGAAGGCACTTTAGATCCAATGGCATTTTTGGGGAATCCGACAAGACAAAATGGAACCCCTCCATCTGGCCAAATAGCGGGAATATCCCCGTCCCAAGCTGCTCCATCAATAACTCCTTTCTTTTCATCTCCACTTATAATAACTGGACCATCTAAACCACAGGCCCAATCAGTTAATCCTCCCGGCGGCGGAAGTTCATCTAGTGCTAAACAAGCACCTGTTCCATCGTTCTCTTCGGAAGATCCTAATAATTTTACTACAATGGTAGTAAAAGGAATCTATAATGTGGTAGGATAAAATGTTACCAGTACTAGCATCTGTCGCATCATCTTTATTCAAATCATCTGATGATAAAAAAAAGAATGGTAAAGAGGTGTCTGATAAAATATTCAACAGGAAAACAATAGATTCTAAACCATCTGGGAAAGAAACTGAAAATAAAAGTTCCGCAATCGTAAAGGCTTCAAGAGGTTCAATTAAAACTATATCAGTAGATAAATTATTACCTCCCGGACAAGATCAATCTGAGCAAAGATCTACGCAGACTAATAGACCATCCTCAATTGCTTCCATATTAAAATCTATAAGAAAAGTATTGGTTCAAATAAAAAATACATTAAAGAAAATACTTAATCTAAGGAAAAAATATACAGATTCTCTACGTATTACATCTAATAGAGAGCGTTTTAGAAAAGGGGAAGGTGAATTAGAAAAAAAACCAAATTGGCTATCTGGACTTGCAAACACTATTCCAAATGTACAAATTCCATTTTGGGATAAAATTAAACAATATTTTGGAAATATACTTATTGGATCTTTAGTTTTATTTTTATTAAAAAATATCAATTCTATTATTGATACAATAAGAAAGTTTTTTGAAATTTTAAAAAATATATGGGAAGCATTTAAGCCATTTGTTACTCCGGTATGGGATGCCTTTAAATGGATAGTCAGTGAAGGTGTAAAATTGACCGCTAAAATAATGGGAGTCCCATCACAAGAAGCGGATAAAAATAAAGTGGTGGAAAATTTATCCGAAATACTAAAAAAAATTCCAAGCTTAAATGGGTTGTTTTTTGATATTGAAAATGCTATAAAGAATTTAATACCTGGAGGTGGTGGAGCAACTGGAGGAGAAGCAGCTGGTCAATTAATTCCAGGAGATGCGCCTCCAGAAATTAAAGCCTTAATGTCTACTATTTCTGGCGGTGAAGGGGGACCCAATTCTGTACAGGGAATTGGAGAGGTTCCGGGTCTTTCGGATATGACTATAGATCAGGCAATAGCTAAAGCTAAATCTTATATTGGTAAAGGATCTGAAACTGGAGCATTGGGAGCATTTCAATTTCATTCCTCATATCTAAGGGAAAGGGCGGTTTCTGCAGGATTAAATCCGGCAATTGAAAAGTTTAGTATGGAAAATCAAATTAAAATAATGCGTAATTTTATGGCAGTTGTTTATGGAGAAGGTGGTGAAGTAAAACTATTAGAGTCATTAAAGTCTGGTGGATTACAAACTGATGTATTTCCAAAACTTTCTAGAAATCTTGGTTGGCCATCTTTACCTGGAGGTAGTCAACCTAATGTACACACGCCTCAAGCAGCTTCTAGATATCAAAAATATCTTCAAAAATACTCTCAAGGTGGGGGAACTATGCCTTCGCCATCAACCCCATCCCCAGCCCCAACACAATCTCCAGCACCAGCCCCAGCAGCTACTTTAATACCATCTGGCACGCCATCGCAAATATCTTCAGATAGCCCTAGTGATTCAATTACTGCAGCTGAAAAAATCGATACTGTTCAAATTCAATCATCCCAATCTCAAGCAAGATCTCCGGAACCTATTCAACAATATGCCAATTATGAAAAACCATCACAAGGGCAAGGAGCAATTGTTTTATTACCCGGAAAATCTCAATCACCAATGCCGATGAACAGTGGTGGGGAGGGTGCCATGCCTTCCGTTACAATTTCTCAAACTGACATATTAAATAGTTACTACAGAGCTCAATTAATGGGATTCTTATATAAACAAGGATAATGGCAAATAATTCAGCAACTAGAACTGGCAGTATTAATCAGTTTCAACTTTTCCAGGCAAAAGATAATGGAGAATCAGTAGATCTTTCTGCCGCAGCTCCTGATATAAGATATTATGAAAGCGTCTTATCAAATTCAGTTACTTTGACGGCAACAGTCATTGAGACTGGATTTAGAGATAAAAAATTTAATAACGAGGTAAATTCATCTGGTATTATAGATTCTTTACCTATTAGGGGAGGAGAACAAGGTTTTATTGAATTGGAGGATAATCAACCAGAAAAAAATAAATTAAAATTTAAAAATGACAATGCGTTTTATGTAAATAGAGTTCGTAATATCAATCCAGGCACTCAAAAAGATTTATTTTTCTTAGATTTTTCAACTAGAGAATTTATTTCAAATGAGCAAAGTAGAGTTTTGAAAAGGTTTGATGGATCAATATCCGATAATGTAAGAAGGATACTTTCTGACTCAAATGGATTGAAAACTAAAAAAAATATTGAGGTAGATGAGACTCAAAATAATTATAACTTTATAGGAAATACAAGAAAACCGTTTTATGTTTGCACTTGGTTAGCATCAAAGTCGGCTCCAAAAATTGGTGGAAAAGTAGGAGGAACTGCTGGTTATCTTTTCTATGAAACTTATGATGGATTTAAATTCAAATCTATTGATAAACTATTTGAACAAAAACCAGTAAGAAAATATCTATACACAAATACCGCAGATATTCTTCCTGGATATGATGATAAGGTATTGTCATATAATATAGAAAGAGATATTGATCTTCAACAAAATTTAACTCTAGGAACATACTCAAATACAAGTATATTTTTTGATTTTTATAGATTTCAGTATCAAGAAAGAAAATTTAATGTTGATGATAATCAGAAAGACGTAATAAAAAATGCCGGTTCTAATGACATCCGTTATGTTGCCGATCAATTTAGAACTCCGGTTTCAAGGTTAATGAATCATGTATTAGATATCGGAACTTTGCCAGATGGAACCAATGTTGAGGAACAATTGAAAAATTGGAAAAATAGTCCAGAAACATCAACTTATGACGCAACAAATATTATGGTTCAGAGTATTATGAGATATAATCAGATGTTTACCATAAAAGTAAATATTGTTGTGCCTGGAGATTTTAGTTTAAGAGCCGGTGATCTCATACATTGTGATTTTCCAGAATTGTCAACAGATAAGAACTCGGGCATGAATAAGCAAAGTAGTGGCATATATATGATAGCTAGTCTATGTCATAGAATAACAACATCAGACACTTTTACGAGTTTGACTCTTGTGAGAGACACATTTGGAAGAAAACCAATTAAATGAATATGGAAAAGAAAACTTTACAGCAACATATGGAAGAAGATAGAGAGAAACTATCTGACCCAAATATCAATCCTCAAAGCAGAAGACATTATGAGGATGAATTGACTCAATTAGAGGCATATCAAGAGAAGCATCCAAAAGAAACTAAAGATCCAACATCATTGGAACTTTATTGTGATTCAAATCCAGATGCACCAGAATGTAAAGTATATGAAGTATAATGATTGAACAGGGTTTTTTAAAGAAACATTTTGTAGGTCGTGATGGGTTTATTTGGTGGATAGGTCAGGTTGTAAAAGAATCCGAATGGGTTGTTAATCATCCAGGAAATAGAACTCCGACTACAAATGATCATAAGGGATTTGATTATCGTTATAAAGTTCGCATCATGGGATACCACCCAGAGGAGGTTACTGATGCGGATCTTCCTTGGGCTTCAATTATGCTTCCTGTCACTGCTGGTTCTGGAGCAAGGGGTTCTTCATGCTCTCCAGCATTAAGTCAGGGCGATTTTGTTTATGGATTTTTTCTTGATGGAGAAGATGCCCAGACTCCTATTATTATGGGAATTATTGGCAATAATCAATATGTTTCTATATTAAAGTCACCATCCCAATCAATCTTTCTACCATTTTCTGGATTTACAAACAGAGATACTGTTCCTAGATATGCTCTTCCTCTAGAAAATGAAGATGGAAAAGCAAAGCAACAGACTAATCCGGAATCATCAAAATCTACAACAAACAAAACGGCAATTGAATCTAATGTCGGTCTTGAAGGTAGAACTGATGGCGCATCCAAACAGCAAATGGATGAAGGAAAAAGAAAAATACCATTACAAAGAACTTCTGATTGCGAACCGGTTCCTTTAAGCAAAATACAAACTTCTATAAAAAACTTGATTGCCGATATTCAAAAAATAAGAAAATCTGCGTCTGATTGGAAAACAAAAGTATCTACTAAAATTGACAATATTGAAACGCAAATTAAAAAGAAAATTGATGATGCTGCTGGATATATTACTGGGGGTATTAAATGGCTGATTTCAGAGGTTAAAAAATATATAACAAAAAAAGTAAATGATACTTTAAAAGATACTTACTATGCGATTTTTCCAAATCAGCGTCCGAAGTTAAAGGAAGCCGTTGAAAAATGCAATAATCTTATTGCTTGCTTGTTTAGAAAGATAATTAGCAACCTACTAAAAATGGTAGGTAAATTTTTATTGGAAGCAGCAGATAAATTTATCACCACTCCTCTTTGTGCTGTTGAGAATTTTGTTGGAGCATTGGTTGGAAAATTAACAAATCTTATAACATCGGCATTAGACGCAATCTTAGCCCCAATCAAAGCAATACTTGGAGTATTTGATTTAGCAGATGGAATCTTAAGTTTTGTAATTGATCTATTGAGTTTCTTATCTTGCGACGAAAAGCCAAACTGCGCAGAAATTAAAGAGTGGAGTATTTGGGATGGTCCATCAAATCTCCCTTCTATAGACTTAAGCTCTTTAGTTGGAAAAGTTAAATCGTTTGCTAATTCAGTTAAACAAAGCATCAATCCAGATAATTTTGATTTTGATTTAGATTTTAGTGATGTTTTTCAAGATACATGTAACGTTGGAGCATTGTTCTGCGGACCTCCAAACGTTGAATTTTTTGGAGGTGGTGGATCTGGAGCTGCTGGAAATGCAATTATCGGAGCTGCTGGAAATATTTTAGGAGTGGATATTATTACTCCAGGTTCTGGATACACTGAAAGTCCATTTGTAAATTTTGTAGACCCATGCGGAAAGGGAAGGGGTGCTGTAGGAAGAGTTAGAATTAATTCTAGAGGTGAAGTTGATGATGTTGTTATGGAAGAATCTGGATATGGATACTTAACAGGTCCTGATGGAAGTCGTGGAGGAGATGGAAGAGTTTTTGCTGAACCTGGAGATACCATTGTAAAAAGATCCGATGGAAAATATGACTTACCATATTCCGCAGGAGACCTTATAAATTTACTTCCCGGAGATGAAGTACAATCTTGTTCAAAAGCACCGTATACTGTATCAGAAGCTGGAACTATTGTAGCTCCTTATTGTTCTGATACTATTCCAGTAGTTCCAGATACGAATCTCCCATTGAATGATGAAGGAAAATATCCAGTTGTACTTGAAATAAAAGACATATATATTTCTGATCCTGGATTTAATTATGATGAAAAAGACAATGTTGTTGTTTCTGAAGGGGATGTTGATTTGACAATAAATGTTGATGATGTTGGATCTGTAACAAAGGTAAATGTAAATAAATCAGGAGTTGGATTTAGAAATATTCCAACAATCTTCATTGAGTCTGATACTGGATATAATGCCAAGTTAATACCAGTATTTAATGTTAAAAGAATCGGCCCTCCAACAGAAGAGGAAATTCAAAGCTCTATATTCTTAGATCATATTACAGTAATAGATTGTGTAGGAAAGTTTAATGTCTAATAAAATAAATTACCACTCATATAGACTTGGTAATGATCATGGAGAAATTCGCTTCGGTCATATTCATGACGATGATGTCCTTGCCGGTTTTATGGTCAGGACAGGTGAAGATGGTGGGAGACATTATATCCAAATGGAGAGTAGTGGAAGTTCTGAGAAGGGAAGAAAAGGCGGAACTATTTTTTCATCTCCAGGATCTCATGAAATAGTTTGCGGAAAAGATGTAAACAAAGGGATCCCAGCATTCATCACTGTTGCCGAGAATGGAGATATAGTACTTAATGCCGAAAAAGGCAGAATTAGAATAATTGCGGAAAATATTGATCTTATTGCTACTGGAAATGATGGCAAGAATGGGGTCATTACTCTTGACGGAAATGAAAAAGTAATTGTTAAAGCTCCAATTATTGACGTAAGGTCAACGACTTCTACAAAAATTTTTTCAGAACAAACTGTAGATGTTATTGGTAAAGCCATATTAAATATATACGGCGGACTCATTGATGCTGCTGATGGAGCAACTAAAGTAAATGGTTCTAAAGGTGGAAAATATTCAAATGAACAGAGGTTTAAAAAATGAAATTACCAAAATCCAATTCTTATGACTTATTTTTGAGAGGTAAATTAATTGCTTCTAATGAGATTGATCTTCCACAAGAATGGGAGTCTGTTATTGATGTCAAGTCAATTACAGTTTGTATCACTCCTATTGGAGCCACTCAAAATATTATAATTAAACGAGTAGACACTAAGAAAGTATATTTACAAAGCAGCGGAATCCCTATAGAATGTTATTATCATATTTACGCAGATAAAAAGAAAAATGAAAGTACCTGATTTATTTGTTGGAAAAAGATTATTTGTTGGAGAAGGTAATCCAATTGCTTTAGGACTTGGCCCAAAAGAAGCAAGAGGATCTGCTTACCTTGAAGGTCCAGTTATTATGGGAGATCCTGGTAGCTTTCCAATCGTAAATGCTACAGTGATGATTGGACCGAATATTAACAGCGAATCTAGTGTTCCAGTCGTTCTTGGTGGATTATGCACTCCATTACACAATCCGTATTCTCTTTGTGTTACTGGAGACGCAGCAATATTTGACAATTTAGATGTCCAATTAAACATTGCTGCTGGTAATAATATTATTGCTCAGGGAGAAGTAATGTCCCGTTGTGGTGGACATATTCTTTCTGCTAAAAAGAACTTTGACATTCCGCACCCAACAAAAGATGGATGGAGATTGCGGCATACTTGTCCAGAAGGACCATCTAATGATGTTTATGTAAGAGGTAAAATTAAGGGATCCGATACAATAGAACTTCCGGATTATTGGATTGGATTTGTGGATCCAGAAAGTATTACAGTATCTTTAACTGCAATTGGCTCTTATCAGAATGTGATTGTAGAAAAAATAGAAAATAATAAAGTATATTTAAAATCAGAGACATCAATCAATTGTCATTATCATATTTTTGCCGAAAGGATTGATGGTGAAAAATTAATTACCGAATATGAGGGAAATACTCCAGCCGATTATCCGGGTAATAATCAAGAATATTCTGTATCAGGATTCCACTACGATATTAAGGAGTGATTAAATGTCTAACAAATTTAAGCCAAAATCCACTAAAAATAATAATTGTGACGATCCAATAACAGGCATTGCCCATCCAAGTTTTGATTATATTCATAGAACCACTACAGGAGATGATGACTATCCGATAGAAGCGTGTCCAAGATACCTTCAAGTTAATGCTAAATTTGATAATTTAAATGTATCAGGAACTGTACAAGCAACTACTTTTCAGGGAACAATTAATGTCCAATCTTGGAAAGGATTTGATATTAAACATCCAAACAAAAAAAATTATCGCTTAAGGCATATTTGCTTAGAGGGACCAGAAGCAGGAGTTTATTATAGGGGAAGACTTACTAATTCAAATATCATCAATATCCCCGAATATTGGTATGGTCTTATTGATCCAGAAACTATAACCGTAACGCTAACACAAATTGGATATTCTCAAGATTTAATTATTGATAAAATTGAATGGGGACGTATTATTCGTATTAGATCAGGAAATGGTGCCAATATAGATTGTTATTATACTATTCATGCAGCTCGTGTTGATGGAGATCCTCTTATTATAGAATATGAGGGAGAAACGCCTAATGATTATCCAGGAAATTCTTCTCAATTTTCTATTTCTGGACACGACTATTGATATTATAAATATCTAAAAAATGACTTAAAATGGCATTTGTAGGATTAAATACGGGATCTAGTCCAAACTCGGGAGATGGAGATAGTTTACTTCAAGGTGCTATTAAAATTAACTCTGCCTTTAATGAGCTTTATACCGCACTTGGAGACGGTTCAAATTTACAGATTACAAGTGATAAAGTATCTGAAGGAAATAATAATTTATATTTCACAAATGAAAGGGCGCAAGATACCATTGGGGAAGCAATCAATAATGGAACAAAAACTGGCATATCAGTAACTTATGATGATGCTACCAATAAAATAAATTTCTCCAATTATACTATTACAACCACATCAACTGGAAAAACTTTATCAAATCTTGAGTATTGTACAACAACTGCTAATAATATTTCACTGGTTCTTCCCGCAAGTCCTTCTGTTGGAAATAGAGTAATGGTTGGAGTTGGTGGAAATTTTGCTAATATAAAGATTGAAAGAAATGGAAGTAATATTATGGGAATTGCTGAGGATATGACTATTGATTTTCCTTATATTACTCTAGATTTAATATATATTAATAGCGCACTAGGATGGAGAATAAGCTAATATGAGTACCTTAAGTCAATTTTTTGGTAATAGGGGTAGTAGTGAAATTGTACCTATTGAAGTGTGTCTTATTGGAGGCGGAGGAGGTGGCGGTTGCGATACCACTAATTCTCCCGGAGGAGGTGCTGGCCAAGTTAGATATCTTTTATTAAATGTAAATAAAGGTATCCAATACGATATTATCATAGGCGCAGGTGGAAGAGGTGGTAGTGTAAATCATGAACCAAATACGCCATTAAATGGTGAGCCAACTTATTTCGGATCTTACTTTGCCGATGGAGGAAATGGATACGGTCAACCTACAACATTTGGATCAACCGCAGGAGCTTTGCCTGGTGTAACTCCACCCTCTGTAGTTTTTAATTCAAGCCAATCTGCAGATGGATTTTCTTTACAGAGAAGTGGAAATGTTGGGTTTTTTGGAACTGAATACGAAGTATCTACTTCTGATCCGGATGGACCAATTGGTGGCGGTGGAGGTGGAGCAGGCGGCCCATCCCCAATCAAAAAGCTATTGGATTTTAATGAATTTCAGGGAACATCTGGCGATGGTCATCTTGGAATTAATTTATCATTTATAGGATATCCAACACTTAGGGTTGCTGGTGGAGGCGGTGGAGCAGGATCTTCTACTAATAATAGTTCTAGGGGGTCCGGTGTTGATGGAGGTGGCAGTGGCGGTAGTCGAAATAATCCTGCCGGAAACGGAACAGCAAACACTGGCGGTGGAGGCGGTGGAGGTAATAGAAGTACTACTTATCCTGTGCCAAGTCTTCTTGGAGGTGGCAAAGGCGGATCGGGACTTGTTATTATAAGATATCCGGACGATTATCCAGCTGCAACTGTAAATAATAACGCGACTACGCCAGCGCAGTCTGGGTTTAGAGTTTATCGATGGAATGCTTCTGGGTCAATAATTTTTAATTAAAGGCATTGACATCCTTCCAAGAGTGTCCTATACTACGTTCGTAAACACGAAATCATTCAATGCGAGACGAGTACCTGACACGCTGTGTTGTAGATCCCATTAAGCGCACTGTATATCTTTATTCTAATGAAGGATCTACAAAAGAAGTGGTCTGTGAAACGGTGGATGAATTTATGAATGTATTAGAGTTTGTTCGTTCTACAGTAGATGAAGAAACTCTTTCATATGCATCTCCACTATAATATCTTAGCATAAATATTGAATGTACGAGGAACTTCCATATGAAGTACAGAATAGATACTACATATGCTTGGTACAATAATAAGTCTATTATAGTCTTTATGTATTTTATCAATGGTGTTCCTTTTACATTTGATGACATTCCTGACAGTTACATGTATGATTGCGAAGTATTAGAAATCGCAGACAATAATAGAACTTTTGAGCCTGAAGATTTGTACAAAGCATCATTTTATTTAATTGATGAAGAATGTCATCCTATGTTATTTGAAGTTGAACTTGAAAATCCAGAAATGTTACCGGTAGATTAAGAGGTATTATGTCATTAATATCACAGCAAGATCGCAAAAATGTTGTTGAAGCTTTGGACTTTTATCTCTTCAGCAAAGGACCAGATTTTGCGGAAGAGAAAAGAGCGGAGTTTAATGCTCTTCTCAATTGGATTAAACTAGAACATTTCAAACATGAAGATTCAAATCTGGTACTGTAAGGAAATGACTCTGTGGAGATGGGTAGTTACGGATTCTTCCAGACCAATATGTAAACAAGAATCTGGTCAGAACCAAGATTTTCATAAAGCTTTAACAGAAGTTGAATCTATTATAAATTATTTTATAGATATAAAGAATAAATAAATGCTTACTTATAGAGAATTTTACGAGATTTGCGAGGGAAAAAAATCAACAGATCCCCCTCACGCAGTTCCGGGATCTGTTAAAGATTTGGGAGATGGTGCTAGAACTTATACTCTTCAATCTTATACCGGCCCTTCAGGACCACCATCTAAAAAAGAAATAGAAAAAACAGTAATTAGTAAAAGCGGTGGTAAAGAAGTGAAGAAATATGTTAAAGCAAGAGATAAGAAGAAGAAAAATCCTTGACACATATTTAAATTTGACTTATAATTATAGTGCGATACGTAAGTATCAGTGACCCAAAATGTGTGACTTCAAAACCTCCTTCTGGAGGTTTTGTTGTATGATAAATAAATTATAAGAAACCGTATAAGTGCAATAAAATGGGTCTCAGTCGTCTAGAGAATTTTTTGCGTTCCGTAAGAGGAAATATAATCTATGTTGATCCAAATTCATTAGATTCAACAGATTCAATAGAAAATACTGGAACAGCATTAACAAGACCTTTTAAATCTATCCAAAGAGCTCTTATTGAAGCAGCTAGATTTTCATACTTACCAGGTCCAAACAATGATAGATTTGGGGAAACCACAATTCTTGTCTATCCAGGAGATCATTTAATTGATAATAGACCTGGTTGGATTCCAGATGGTGAAGGAACCTTTAGATTAAGAAATGGTCAAATTTCTTCAGACTTTACTGCCTTTGACCTAAGAACTAATTTTAATGTAACGACTGACAATAACGCACTTTACAAAATGAACTCCATTCATGGTGGAGTAATTGTTCCCAGAGGAACATCTATTGTTGGTATAGATCTCCGTAAGACAAAAATTAGACCGAAGTACGTACCAAATCCAAAAAATTCAAATATTGAAAGATCGGCAATATTTAGATTAACTGGCGGATGTTATCTATCTCAATTTTCAATATTTGATAGTGATATTAATGGACAATCATTTATAGATTATACTGGCAATAAGTATACTCCAAACTTTTCACATCATAAACTGACATGTTTTGAATATGCTGATGGTTACAATAAGATTGATATTAACGATGATTTCCAAATATATTCTACTGATAGAACAGATTTAGATGTATATTATGAAAAATTGAGTCTTGCTTATGGACCAAGCGCAAGAGAAATACTTCCAGATTATCCAGATGATGTGGATATTGAAACAAAAATTGATGAATATAGAATTGTAGGCTCTAGAGGAGAAGAAGTAGGAATAAGTAGTATCTTCTCTGGAGATGGAGTTACGGCAAATAAAACCATTACGGTATTCCTTGAAAGTGAAGTAGAAGGATTGGCTGTAGATACTCCAATAAGAATTGATGGAGCTGTAGTGGAAGGTTATGATGGTCAATATATTGTTAAAAATGTAGTAAGTCCAACACAAATTCAATTTGAAACTACTGTCATCCCAACAGGTCCTGATGGAGGAACGGGTGGTACATTAAGTATTGTTTCTGATACTGTAACTTCAGCATCTCCATATATCTTTAATTGTTCCTTGAGATCTGTATATGGAATGTGCGGATTACATGCTGATGGAGATTCTGTTGAAGGTTTTAGAAGTATTGTAGTAGCTCAGTTTACTGGAATCTCACTACAGAAAGATAATGATGCTTTTGTAAAATATGATCCTCAGTCTGGTAAATATTTGGATTCTGAAGATGTTCCGAATATTTACTCAGATTCTCTTGGAAGATATAAACCAGAATACGAGAACTATCATATTAAAGCAAGTAATAATGCATTTATTCAGTGCGTATCTATCTTTGCGATTGGGTTTGCTCAGCAGTTTGAAGCAGCAAGTGGTGGAGATCAATCAATAACAAACTCAAATTCAAACTTTGGTGCAAAGGCATTATTATCTCGTGGATTTAGAAAAGATAAATTTATTAGAGATGATCTTGGTTACATTACTCATATAATTCCAGCAAAACAAAATATTTCCGATACTATTAATATTGAATATTTGGGATATGATGCCGCAAAAACTGTTTCTGTTGGGTCAACAACAAGATTATATTTATACAATCAGACTGATGAATCATCTCCCCCAGAACATATAATCAACGGTTTCAGAATAGGGGCAAAAAAAGATGATGTTTTATATTTGCCATTTTCTTCAGGCATATATAGTGCTCCTATTATTATGGGAGAAAATTATCAATTCGCTTATGAAAAATCTTATAAGGTTGCAAAGCAAATTGACGGGATAACTAATTCAATTTCATCAAATATTATATCATTACAAACATCTCACCAGCTCCAAGATGGAGAGTCTGTAAGATTGATAAGTGACACTGGAGAACTTCCAGATAAGGTAGAATCTAATAGAGTTTACTATGCGATTACTTCTGGATTATCCGCAAATCAACTCAAAATAGCAAGCTCATTTAATGATGCTATTAGTAATAATAGTGTTGATATTTACAGTAATGAGGCATCAAATATTAAAGTAGTAAGCAGAGTTTCTGATAAAAAATCAGGTGATGTCGGACATCCTGTACAATATGATGATGTAGAGGGTCAGTGGTATATAACTGCCAAACTCCCAAGTGCTTTCTTAACAGCACTTGGACTTTTGAATCTTGATCCAGAATCAACTACTTTATCTACTGGTCAAAGAACATACATTCAAAGACTCGTTGACAGTAGAGCATTAGAAGATAAACTTTATAAAATTAGATATGTAATACCAAAAAATACGGATGTAAAGTCTAGAACCCCTCTTGACGGTTATATCATACAATCATCCACTTCAATTCCAGAAAGTGATGCTGAGGTAAGCTATCAGTATGGATTATCTACAGTAAAAACTTTAGATGCAGAAAATCAACTTAGAAGCACACGATTTATATCAAATGCTTCTTGGGATGGAACTTCAGCAACTATAACGACTGAACTTCCTCATAGATTAAGTATTGGTTCTCAAGTTGATATTTTAAATATTTTAAGCACATCCAATGTTTCCGGAACTTACAATTCCGGATATAATGGTCTGTATACAGTTACTCAAATTACAAGTTCTAGATCATTTAAATACACTTTATCTTCAGATCCAGGAACCTTCTTAGATAACACTTCAACAAGAACCAGAGCATTACCTCGCTTTGATCGCAAACAATATGATGGAACATATTTCATCTATAAGTCTCAAGAACTTCAAGAATATGTTCATCAAAAACAAGATGGCATTTATTATTTGACCGTATTGAGTTCTTCAACAACTCCAAATGTAGATCCATTTACTAATTTCAAATTATCTCAACCGATTAAAAATTTATATCCAGAAATTGATAGAGATAATTTAAATTCGGATCCAGATCCAACTGAATGTTTTGCCCTCCCGGATCCAATTGGGCAAGTAGTTGTAAATAATCCAGAGAAAAGTATTACAAAAGAATCAATAAATGATATACTAATTGAGAATTCGGTAGGATTTGGAGTTACTTATATTAGTACTACTAGCGGATTTACGCACATGATTTTTACAAATATAGATCATGGACTGAATCCAATCACTAGTCTAACAATTTCAAATTCCGGAAATGCTTATGGCACAATTTCTGGATCAATACAAACATTATATAATGCCGATCTAACTGGTGGTTCTGGAGAAGGTGCTTCTGCTGTAGTAAAGACTAATACTTCTGGATCAATTACAGAAATTGAAATTATGAGCGGTGGTAGCGGTTATGTTGTGGGAGATGTTTTAACAGTTACTGGGGTGGCCACAACAACCGGACATTCTCCAGCAACGGTAACAGTAAATTCAATCTACAATCATGTAGGTGAAATTTTACAAATATCCGGCGTAGGTGAAGATTATGAACAATATAATACTCTTTATAGAATACTTAGTGTAGATGGAAGTAAAAAAGTAACAGCAGAAAGTGCTACAAATATTTCTCATTCATCAGTATCTCAGGAAAAACTTACAAATTCAAATTGCCATTTAACTGGAGGTCTCCATATTAATGGAGGTGGTGTAAATGGAGGATTTCAAGTATATTATAATGCTTTAGTGGAAACTGATGGCATTCAAACGTTCCTTAAAGTTGTTCTTTATAATACACAAAGACCTAAACAACTAAAAGTTGGTCAGAAAATAATTTTAAAGACATTAGCAAACGCCTCAAGGGAATTTGTTATTACTGGATTGGCGAGATATGCTAATAAAGATGGTTTTACAATAGAAGCGGTTGATAATACTCCAAATCTAGCTTTTCTTGGTTCAAATCCAAGAACATTCCCATATGGCCATTACTCATCATCCTACGGAAACAATACAGAGGACAATGAAAATAGAGTAGTTACAAAGTATGGTGGAGTCATGTCTACATTGACATCTACAATTACTAACACAACTACAACTATAGGAATTAGCAATCTAAGTTCATTAGGGCTTAAGATCGGAGATTATCTTGAAATAAACAATGAAATTGTAAGAATATCAAGATCTGTTTCTGGTTCTTCTATTCAAGCATTCCGAGGATTATTGGGAACCCAAAGTAGGTCTCATGGAACTGGCTCTTATGTTAAAAAGATAATTATTACTCCAATAGAATTTAGAAGAAATTCTATTCTAAGAGCTTCTGGACATACGTTTGAATATGTTGGATTTGGACCAGGAAACTATTCAAATTCATTACCGGAAAGACAAGATAGACAAATAAGCGAAGAAGAAGAAATTATTTCACAGTCATTAAAAATTGATGGGGGAGTTACTGTTTATACTGGAATGAATAATGATGGTGATTTTTATATTGGAAATAAAATTATAAATTCCTCTACTGGTAATGAAAGCGTATTTGATTCTCCGATTCCATCATTAAGAGGTGATAAGACGGATAATAAATTTAATAATATTATAAACACAGAAAAAGCCAATATTACAGATTCTATTAAAGTTGAGGGCGGTCCAGATGGAACTTCAATTTCCGAATTTAATAGTCCAGTAATATTCAATAACAGATTAACTTCAAATTCTGGATTTGGAATTGAAAGTAATTCAATTTATATTCAAGGTAATGAAACCGTCTCTAGAAAATATACAGTTACTAGTTCAGAACCTACAATAATAGGAAACGTAGGTGATGTTGAGTATTATTCAAGACCAGAAGATGGGGAATTCAGTGGGTGGATTTACACTAGAAATAATGCTTGGAGAAAATATGGACCAGTCCAAAATGCGGATGGAGCGTATGAAGGAACTTGGAATGGAACATTTGAAGGTACATTTTATGGAGATGCTTCCGGATTAACTGGACTAGATTCTGCATGGAAGAGAACAAGTGCTGGCATACATACATCAGTGAATGTCGGTATTGGTACAGAACAGGCAAGTAGTATTCATAAACTTGAAGTTAATGGATCCACTAACATTAAAGGAGTATTAAATGTTGGAGAAATTATAGAACGAGTTACAATTGATTCTTCAACCGAACTTGGAAATCCATTATCACCAACAACAAATATTAATCTTGGAGATAATAATGTATATTATTTTACTCGTTCCGCAACGCAAAATTGGGGTATAAATTTTAGATCAAGCGCTTCTCAATCTTTAGATCAATTTATGAGTGTTGGTCAAACATTGACAGTTGCAATAATGACAACGCAAGGAGCAAATGCTTATTATAATAATACTACTTCAATTGATGGAGCAGCAATCACAGTATTTGAGTATGGCGATTTGGAAATTATAGAAGGAAACCCTGATGGTATTGATATGTACACTTATGTCATTATTAAAAAATCTAATACTGGTTCAATACCTAACAAATTCACAGTATTAAGATCATTATCCCAATATAAACAGCAGTAGTAAAGAACCATGCCATTACTCGGAGCTATTGGTAACGCCTCAAAACATTCTTTTAGGGGTAATTATGATAATTATCCATTTGATATAGATTTTGGCGATTTAGTTAATGTACAACCTGGAAAAATCTATAAAACTTCTTTTAAATTAATTGAAGACATTAATTATAAAGTTCCATTAACTATAAGTGGTGATGGTGAATATTATATTGGAGATTCTAGTTTTAGTAAAACTTTTGATAACTCCATCACTTCATTTGACCAAACTCCAACAACATTTGATGCGGATTTTCCTGAACTTGACTATAGCACTCAACCAACATATGTTAGAAATGGTGACATAGTTTCTTTGAGAGTAATTGGTATACCTCCGGTAAAGGTTGAAGAATCTACTTTTTTTGTTGATAGAAATTCTAATGAAATTGAAATTTCTTTATTAAATCCGATTAATTTTGTATTAAGATCAGGAAATTATTCCTTTAATCCAAATGGCCAAGCTATAATTGAAGATAAGCAATCGCAACAAGAAAATTATATACCTCCAGAGTATTATGGGAAAACATATACTACAAATGTGACTATAGGAAAAAAAGAATTTGTTTGGAAAGTTACAACACAAAATGCGTCATTGGCTCAAAACTTTTCTTTCCCACCATTGACAAATGTGTTTACTAATACAAGTGTTATTAGTGAACCTTACATTGTAACTGGGTTAAGTGAAAACTTTAACTATGAGGCAGATATAATTACGACAACTGGAAATGGAACATTAAGTGTAAATTATGGGCCGTTTCTGAAAAAAGTTTCAGTAAAAAATGGAGATAATCTAAGAGTAAGAGCCACATCTTCTACAGATACGGATACAGAACTTAGTATTGGAGTTAGAATATCTTTAAATCAAACAACATCTCAGTCAATTACATATTGGTCAGTAAAAACATTAGATAATGTCCCTTCAAATTTAAATACTTTACAAAATGCTACAAATTGCGAGTTAGAAACTGGCATCTTTAGCAATAAAATAACAATTTCTGGCCTAAGTCCAAATATTGATTTTAATATTTCTATTACAAATGGAGATGGTTTATTATCAGTAAATGATCGCCAATATACAAAATCTGATAAGATAAGAAACGGAAATACATTACAATTATTTACAAGATCTTCATATATTTGGGAAGATGAAAAGGAAATCACTGTAACTATTGAAAATACATCTCATACTTGGAAAGTGACAAATAGAACGATTAGAGTAAACAAAGATCTTTATGCTAGCTTTCTTTGTTTCGCTTTACCTTTAGAATATTATAGTGCTTTAGATTATGAATCTGGAAAAAATAGAATTCCTGATGATGTTACTGAGGAGATTAAATTCCTTAGCACCGGTAGATCCGAAACAACAGAACCGCCATCTATAATAACAGGTTCAAACACCTATCAATCGTTTCAAAATGAAATACCTTTAGAATCTAGGATAAGTAAGTATTATACTCATTCATATCAACTTGAGAAAGAAGCTACACAAACCAAAAAAACAAATGAATTAAGTTACTTTAATTTAAAAACAAAACCTTATTATGCTTTAAGAGCAAATGATTTTACTCTGCAGTTTTGGTTTAGAACGTCTGGTTTTGATTTTAATGGAACTCCTGGATTATCAATTATACGTCCCCAATACTTTGAATCTAAAGATCAGGACAAATATGTTCCTATAGTATATTTAAAGGGCGATAATTGGCAAAATTCCAATGGATTTAAAAGGGGACTTTTATTTGGTTATGTAGATCAACAAACAGGTCAATCAAAAACAATAGTAGAAACTAATGAGCAAGTTTTCCGAGAAAATGTTTGGCATCATGTTGCTGTTGTTAAGTCCTCCGGACTGTATATAATTTTAATTGATGGAGTTCGTAGAGCATCGGCCACACTTACAACTCAAATTGATTTTACTGGATATATTTACGATTTCTTCAGAACTGATGGACTGGTAAAGCTTTATAATCAAAACACTTATTTTCAAGATTTTAGATTATATAATAATGCATATGTTCTTGGGTTAAATTCTATTAATGAATTTAAAAGATATGACCCAACATCTATTGTTCCAATATTAGAAAGATATAAAGACTCAGCAGAGGATATAAATCCACTTTCTGATTTGTATTATGACAGTCAAGGAAGAGCCTTAATTTTCTCAACAAATACAGCATTAAAAGATCCGAGAACTTTATCAAAAACTACTAGTAAAGTCCTTCCCGGAACTGATAGTTGTATTGATGACGTAAGATGGAAACAAATTTTAGCACTTGTTGAAAATGATACAAGCACTACTGGTTATAGATTAGCAATTCAAAGTAATAATCTAACATTTATTGCTAAAGCTACTGATAGAAATCTTTATAAGTTGATAAAATCTAATAGATTTACTTTAAGAGAAAGTCTCACTGAGTGGACCGATTTTTATACTGCTTCTAATTCTTCATTTAAAATAGATGTAAAAGGTTCTGATGGATCATTCACAACTATAGATTTTAATAATCTATCATCGTATAGTAATTTTAAAACTGGAGTTGAATATACACTAACTTCTTATACCGATATTCCTACTAGATTATATGCTGTAGGTGGTGGAGGTGGATCTTCAACTACTAAAGGAGCTCGTGGAGGTTCTGGAGGATTTGCTCAAGGTGATTTCACATTTGTGGCCGGAAAGAGTTACAAATTAAAAGTAGGTGGAGGAGGGTTCAGAGTATTTCAGGGAAGCGGATCTTTCACTGCAAGTGGTGGATATAATGGTGGTGGCTTTGGCGGTAATAGATCTGGTTCTGGTGGTGGTTATACCGGTATCTTTGACGAATCAATTACTCATGAAAATGCAATATTGATTGCTGGAGGAGGGGGAGGAGGCTCCGATGATCCAGCAACTGGAGGATCTGGTGGTGGCGAAAGCGGAGGAAATGGGTCAAATTATTATAGTAGGAGAGGCGGTTCTGGAGGAACTCAAACAGCGGGAGGAGCTGGTTTCCAATCAGGTGAAAAATTAAATGGTGGTGATGGAAGTAGTCAAGGAGGTGCTGGAGGTGGAGGTGGGTATTATGGAGGAGGATCTGGACTTTCTTTCTTTAGCGTATTTGCGTATGGCGCTGGTGGCGGAGGATCTGGATATCTACATCCGACATTAATTACAAATGGATCTTATAATAGCACTGGTGTAGTTTCTGGAGGATCTGCTGGAGAATATTCTAATGGAGGATCGGGAACATTTAAAATTGAATTAAAATCTTCTATAATCAGTTCATCATTCCTAATTTTATCATGGGACGAAAATGAAGGATTTAATGGAACTGGATTAGATTATTCTGGATTAAGTTGGAGAAGTGATCTTGGAGGATTTGGATATTATTTAGATTCCACTAATAAACCATTTGAAAGTAGTAAGCTTACATATTCCATTACATATCCCACCGCAAAATGGTGGATTCTACCACCAGGAGTTCCAGACTTTTCATAACAAACTATTCATAAATAAAATAAAACTCTAAAATGGCAGATAGATATCCTCTTATATTTGATCCAGGTGATAATAAATTTAAAGAACTTCCTACTGGAGATAATCTAAATCTTCAAGGAAATGGTATTATTAATGCGTCATCAATTAGTTCTACTGGATTTATTACTGGAAAGAGAAGATTCCCAGTTTATAATAATACAGTAACCGAAACTAATGTTACATTGACACTTTCTGATTTAAACATGGTATTGTTACTTAGAACAAATGTTCCAAGAATTATTAACTTACCATCAACTACAGGATTACAAATTGGAGATTGGATTAAAATCGTTGATATAGGTTCTTCAGATACTAATAGAGGAAATTCATATAAACAAAATATAACCATTGTTCCTAACGGAGCAAGAGTTCAAGGAGATCCAGATTCTCTTATAGTTGATATTGACGGACACTCAATAACATTAATGTGGTGTGGTGAAACATATAATTGGCGTATAGTAGATTAATTTAAAAGGAAACATACAATGACTTTAAGACTTTCTCAAATAAAAGATAGTAGTGAAATAGTAGATTCAACTATCACTATAAAACTTTCTGATTATGGAACAATATCCGATTTAGGTACACATCAATCAGCCGTAAACAATGCGGATATCTTTAAAATTGCTTATCAAGATATTTTAAGTAAAAGATTTGGAATGTTTAACGCAGCAGTATGCTACTTAGAATGTCCTCCAGGTGATTATTATTTTGGAGACAATCCAAGTGGAGATTCAAATTATTATACTATGATGTTGAATCATCCGCAAGCCGCAAATATATCAATACGAGGAATCACTTCTGGAACAAAACCATCAAATAGTGCTTTGTCTTCAGCATCAACGGTTAATGATAGATACAATTTATTAAAAGCATATTACAAAACAAGATTTCATTTTAAAAGAAATGGAATTCTTGGGGGGTTGAGTAATACTACTGGGGCAAGGGCACCTGGTCTTCATAAAATAGGTGTATTTGGAAGTTATAAAGATGCTCCAGGATCTTTTGATACGACATATACTGGATTTGCTAGAGGAATAACTGGAAGTATAAGACTTGAATATTGTTGCGTTCATGGTTTTGGTATTAATGGAAATGGTAATAGTTGGGGTCTCGGTACAGATGGTGGTGGAAAAATAGATACATATGATATTCAAGTTGTAGATTGTGCAAGAGGATTTTTTGCTCAACGTAATGGAACGATAAATTCATTTGGAGATGCCTGTAGCATTCATAATATAGCAGGTACATCTGGTCAAGGATTACTAGCAATGGACAGTGCTTCAATATATTTTGCTGGAGGAGGAACTGGATATGTGGCAAATTGTTCCAATACCGGAGTTATAGCATATTCTGGAGGAATAATTAGGTTTGGGAATGGGGGAACTCATACAGTTACTTCAACTGTTAAAGAAAATTTATATGCCGATACATTAGGGTTAATTGTTGGCGATGCAACTACAGTTTCCTACAGTACAAAATTCTCTCAACGCGGCGCAAGAATTGAAGTATAAACTATAATAAATAAAACTAAAGGGAGGGATAGTGAACTCCTAAGGAGAAGAAATGAGTATTAACAAAAACTTCATAGTAAAAAATGGCATTGAAGTTGCTGAAGATCTTATTTTTGCCGAAAATGGTAAAGTTGGCATAGGAACAACTGTACCGTTAAGAACTATTGAAATTGATGGCGATATATCATTTACTGGAAAAATATATGCCCCTTCGGAGAATCCATTATATTCATCTAGCGGAACGGTAAATTCAACCTTTCCAAATGCTATAATCACAAATGAAAATACTGATGATTTTAGAGTATATGATATCCTAAATGACACTTCTGGTTATTTAGAGACAAATACTATAGTTACAGGTATTGGAAATAACAGAATTTTCATTTCTCCAAATCATACAAGAACTTCTGGTTCCGATGCGGTCAATATTTCCATTTATAGACCAGTATCAACTGGAAGTACAAATAATGTACTAGTTTCTCAAGGTGATGAACCGCCCGTCTGGAAGCAAATGCCAGATGCGTTTAATGTTATTGGAGGAATTGCGTCTGTAACTTCATTGCAAGTTGATGGACCTTCAAACTTACAAACAGTAACTGCTCTAGAATATCTTGGGGATGGTACTAGACTATCCGGAATTGTAACTCAAATATTAGCTGGAACTGGAATTAATATTCAAGAAACTCAAGTTCCAGGAAAAGGTCTAGTAGAAATCACTTCATATTTTCCAATTGGGAAAACAATATTTGTAACTCAAAATGGAGATGATGATAATAGTGGATTGACTGAAAGTGATGCTAAAAAAACTATAAGAGCGGCAGCAGCGATTGCTTTTCCTGGAGATACTATAAAAGTATATCCAGGTGTCTATGTTGAAGAAAATCCAATTTATCTATCAAAGAGAGTTGCTGTAGAAGGTACTGAACTTAGAAACTGTGTAGTAACTCCAAAATATCCAGGAAAAGACTTATTTTACGTAAATAATAGTTGTCATATAACTGATTTAAGTTTTATCGGTCCAGAAATGTTTAATGGGGCATCAATTGTTAGTTTGCAACCATTAACTGGAGTTGCTACTGATAGATATTTTGATGCTGCCAGAATGATCCGTTATAATTTAGATTATATAGCAAGAGAATCTGTTGGTTTTCTTACAAGTGGATTTAGTGGATTTGCTGGAGGACATAGAGAACAAGATGCCGCAAGACTTATTGATTTAAATACTAATTTTATTGCAGCAGAAGCGATAGGATTTCTCACATCGACCAATTATAAGAATCCAGTATTTCAGATAGTAGATTCTTCAGGAAATCCTACAGATCCAGTAAATTGTTCAGACGATATCAAATCCATATTGGGAGCAATTTCCGACGATCTAAAAGCGGCAAGTAATAAAAAAAGTATAGGAGCAGCAAAATCATACTTTGACGGGGATGGAGTTTTACTTCATATTACTGGAAGCGATCCAACAGGATACTCTGTTAAAGAAGCCACAATTGCTGCTATTAATCACGCAGTAGGCATTGTAACTCACGTAATTAATAATGTATCTTATGCGGGAACAACATATAGTAATTTAACGCAAGATACTACTAGCTATTCTCCAGTTATAGTAAGCGGTGGTTGTACTAGTACAATAGAAAAAATACAAGATCTTTCTGACATTATTACAGGTGGTCTTATAAATTCCTCAACTTTTAATACTTATATTTCCGGAATTACTACAGTATATGGAGTAAATCTTGATATCAAAGATTGTGCCGATGATGTAAAAGATATTTGGAAGTGCGTAATTCATGATATTACAAGAGGTGGAAATTCTCGTTGCGTTGCCGCTGGAAGATCTTATTACGATGAGAATTGGAATCTAATACCTCAAATTCTAAAAAACCCTCAAGAAGTAAATCAAACAATAAAAACCTTAGATTATTCGTTCAATGTTGCTCGTTCTATTATTAACAATGTAACTTGGGGAGGATATCCAGTAGGAGTATCAACAAATGTTACAAATGCTAATTATAATAATGTAACTGGAATAGCAACAATTACTGCTACCAATCATGGTCTTTTACAAAATGACGCCGTAAAAGTAGTAGGACTTGGTTTTACTTGCCCATCAGATGGTGGTGTTCTAACACTAACATATCCAACAGGAAGTTATGGTTATGTTTTTAATGTACACAAAGTAGTAGATAATAATAAATTTGAAGTAATTGTTGGAAAATCCACACTACCTCATACTTATGTTTCTGGAGGAACTATTCAAAAGTATGGTAATTTTCAAAATGAGTATACTCAGGTAAAGGATTTGGGAATGCAGATTGATCCAGATACTGGGTTCAATAATGGCATTAATGGATGCGCTAATGTAGTTTCTGCCTTAAGATCTTGCGTAGGTGTTGTAACAACCATAATTGGTTATGGCCAAACTTCAGGAATAAATGTTACATATCCAGGTAATTCTGGAATTGGTTATAATACCCTCAAAAATGTAACAGATGCTATATACGACAATGTAACTGGAATTACTACTTTAACTGTGCCTGGTTTAATAGTCAAAAAAGATAGCATAGTAGAAGTAAGAGATTTAGTATTTGAGTGCGAATCCGGTGGGGTCACTGCATCTCAAAAATTCCCATCAGGTAAATATGGTTACGAATTTGATGTAACTAAAGTAAATCAAGACGGATCATTTGTAATTAATACTGGCGTTTCAACTATACCTCATACTTATGTAAGTGGAGGATTTATTGTAGATCGTTCAATTGAAGTTACAAATGCCATCTATGATCATACTACAGGAAATACCATTATTACTGCCCCAGGAGCATATGTTAGAAAAGATGATTTTGTAACATTGTATGATTTGGAATTTTCATGCTCAAGTGGAGCGGGAACGACAACTTTATATCCTACAGGAAATCTTGGTTATTCTTTTAAAGTAATAGACATCGTAACTCCTGGACAAACTTTTATAGTAAATACTGGAAAATCAACAATAGTTCATACTTATGAACAAGGAGGCGTTGTTCTTCCACCATATTCTCCAGGAGTTGGTCCAATTACGCAGGGTCCTTATGTTAGGAACTGTACCAATTTCGTACCAAATTCTATTGGGATGAAAATTGATGGGTTTGATGCAGAACCAGGAGATCAAGATGATATTGGCGTAACTGGTACAATGAGTGTTGACTCATACACCCAATATAATCAAGGTGGTATTGGAGTTTCAATTACTAATGGAGCTTATGCTCAGTTAGTATCTATCTTTACTATTTGCGATGATATTGCTATATTTACTGGTTCTGGAGGTCAATGTGACATAACAAACTCAAACTCATCATTTGGAAGATTGGGATTGGTTGCTGATGGAGTTGGTGACGCTGAAACTAAATCAATTTATAGATATACAGGTGTTTGTGCTCAAGAAGCCGAGCAAGAACAAGATACTATTATTATTTCCGGATTAGGAAATTTGAGACCATATGATGGTCAATCAATTTATTTTGGTCAATTATACTATTTCGTCAATACAATTGAAGTCCTCGATGGAGGATCTGGATATGTGTCTCCGCCAACAGTGATAATAGATGAACCGACAGGACAAAATGGAATTAGAGCAGAGGCTTCGGCAAATATCCAAAATGGAAAAGTCGTTTCTATAGATCTTATCAGTACGGGAACTCAATACGAATCTCCACCATCAATACAATTATTGGGGGGTGGAGGAAATGGGGCTTCTGCTCAAGCCACTATGACAGCAATATATTATACAATTGAAACGGCAACTCTTCCTTCTGCGGGTATATCAACAGTAGTTTTAGCACAAAATCTAAATAATACAGTTGGTGCTGGGACTACAGTTTACTTTAGTCGTTTAAGTTTACAGATTACATCATCACATTCATTTGAATGGGTTGGATCTGGAAATGATATTAATAAAGCAAAACCAGCTTTAGGGGGTGTTGTAAATACAGATAATGAAGTTGTTAGTTTAAATGGTGGTCAAGTTGTATATACAAGTACTGACCAAGCAGGAAACTTTAGGATTGGTGATGGTATTGTGATTAACCAAATTACCGGTACTATTACTGGAAGAGCTTTCAGTCAAAGTATCTTAAATACAGTAAATCCACTCATTGTAGCATTAGGTAACTAAAAATGGCACAAGTTGCACTTAATAAATTTAGAACAATCCGTGTAGGAATTACCACTCAAATGGTAGGAATCTATACATGCCCAGTAGGTGTAGCATCTATTGTAATTCTTTCACAAGTTACTAATGTTTCTACTGGTTCTTCACTTGGCAATTATAAAGTTACTGCTGTTCATTCTAGAACATCAGAATCTCAGATTGATTTTACATTTGCCAATGATATCACTATACCGCCGAACGATGCCTTTAATCTAATTTCCGATGGAAGATTGGCATTAGAAACTAATGATGTAATTAAAATAAAATCAAATAGTGAAGGAAAATTAGAATTGCTTTTAAGTGTCCTGGAAACCGCAAAACAGTAAGTAAATGACTAAAAGATATAACTCAGGAAGAGTACAAAAGCTTCCTCAATCTGGAATTACTACAGACAGATACGAATTTTTAGGGTTAGAACAGGCAGAACCCGATTTGGGCGATCCTATAGTAGGAGTATCATCTGTACAGGCTCGCCCATTTAATGGTAATATATATGAATGGTATATTTTAGCATCTGATAATAGTGGAGCGGGAAAAAGATATTGGTTACCAAAGGACATTGTTATAGCAGAGAATGTAAGGCAAGCAGGTGCTATAACAATTAGAAGTAATGATAATTTAATCGGAATACCTAATGGAGTATATGATTTAAATTTTAAAGGTGGTATTACTATTACTGCTCCAGGAACTGTTGCTGGAATAGGCAATTCTGGAGTAGATATAGAAATCACTAATGTTCCAGAAGCAGAAAGATCTGAGCAAGCTGGAAATTTGGAAGGAGGAAATCCAGGATCATTGCCATATCAAGAAGCGACAAATTCTACGGTATTTTTGCCAGGTCCTGGACTGGAGAGACAAGTTTTATCATATAATCCGACAACAATTGCTCCTACTTGGAGAAACATTTTAGATTTAAAACCTATAGAAGTTGAACAAAAATTACAAGATCAAAATTATTACTTATCATACCTAGTATCTACAGGGTCAACATCAACAATTGGAATTGGACAATCTGTATTATCATTTAATCCATCAAAAATAAGATTAGGTATAGGAACAGATAATCCATCATCAACTTTAGATGTACGTGGAGATGTTATCATCTCAGGAATATCCACTTTTGAATCAAACTCAACATTTAAAAAATCAATAATTGTCCAAGAAAATTTTAATGTAACTGGATTATCAACTTTCAATAATAGAGTAAGCATTGGAGCCACTTTAAGTGTAACTGGCGTATCAACTTTTAGTAATAATGTAAGCATTGGAGCCACTTTAAATGTAACTGGTGTATCAACTTTTAGCAATAATGTAAGTATTAGTAAAACTGATGGTCTGTTAAATGTAAAGTCACCTGCGATTTTTACTGGAATTACAACAGTCAATACACTTACTGCTCAATCTCTTTCACCAGATGGCATTGATTATGGTACAAATTTGTACGTACCTGTGGCAAACGCAGTGGGATCTTGGACATGGCAGCCAGTATTTGATGCTGGAGCAGGAAGTATTGATGGAATTACTATATTTGAAAATGGTGCTCAAGTAGGAACAGATATAATAGCACTAGATTTCTTAAATCAAAATTATTCAATTACACTATCGGGGTCAGTTGCAAACATAGCATTTAGCGAAACACCAAATTTTACTTCAATTACCGCAGGTTTTAGTTCAGAAGTTACACTCAATTCTACTGGAGTTAAGGTCTCTGGAATCGTAACATCAACAAAACTTGATGTTGGTTCTCTTAATGCGGATTCTTCTGGAATTAGGGTTTCTGGATTTGTTACTACTACTAATCTAAAAGTTACAAATAATGCTACAATAGATAATAATTTAACAGTAACAGGTGATTTAACTGTTAATGGTCAAACTACCACTATTAATAGCGTTACACTTACGGTAGATGATAAATTAATATCATTAGCATCAACCGCAACTCCTTCGGACATTGGAGCAGATGGTGGTGGTATTGAGTTAAAAGGAAATACTGATCACACTATTTTATGGAGCAATGCTAATGATTCTTGGGACTTTAGTGAAAATTTAAATATAATTACTGGTAAAGTTTACAGAATTAATAATGCCTCTGTATTGAGCGCAACTTCTCTTGGAGCTGGAGTAACAAATTCTTCATTAACCTCCTTAGGAACAATTACTACAGGTATTTGGCAGGGTAGTCAAATCGATGACAATTATATTGGCACTATAAACGACAGTAATAAGGTTTCTCTAAGTGCTCTTGATATTGATGGTGCAGCAGAAACTACTTCAGTAGTTGATGCGGATTTGCTCATCATTGACGATGGTGCTAATGGGACAAATCGTAAAGTTACTGCTTCAAATTTAAAAACTTATGTTGGTAGTAACTTATCACTTAGCGGTTCTCTTAGTGGAAATCTCAATTTAAATGGAAATGATATAATTGGAACCTCTGGTAATATTAATATTAGTGGAAATATTAAAGCTGGCATTATAACTGCAACGACTTTTAATGGAAGTCTTAGTGGAACTGCTACGACAGCAACCGATTTGTCTAGAAGTGTCAATACTCCAGTAACAGGAGGATTGACAGGGGGTGGGCAATTAAATCAAGATTTAAGCCTTTCATTAAAAAATGCAGCATCATTATCCAATAATACTATTTTAAAATGGAATTCCACTAATGGAGAGTTAACTAATGCTTCTATAACAGACACTGGATCCTTAGTAACTGTATCCAGTACTATAAAATTAGCAGGAATTCAAGATAGTAGTAATTCTGCAGGATCAGCAAATAATGTTCCAATTGCTAATGGTAGTGGAGGATGGTCTTGGGGAACGGTAGCCAGCTCTGGAGCTCTTACTGATATTGTTAATGATACAACACCTCAATTAGGTGGTAATCTAGATCTAAACAGTAAAAATATTAATGGAACCGGAAACATTAATATTAATGGAAACATTACCGCTGGCATTATAACAGCAACGACTTTTAATGGAAGTCTTAGTGGAACTGGAAACATTAATATTAATGGAAACATTACCGCTGGCATTATAACAGCAACTACTTTTAGTGGGAGTTTTAGTGGAACCGCAACTGGTATTGATAAGAGTGTCATTGCCGGTAATGGATTAACCGGTGGAGGAGCATTAACTTCTGATGTTACATTAAATGTTGGTGCAGGAACTGGAATTACAGTCAATGCTGATGACATAGCTCTTAAAAATTCTTCTTCTTTAACTTCAAATCGAGCTCTTAAATGGGACGGAACTCAACTATCAAATACTAATATAACAGATAATGGTACTCAAGTATCAATAGCATCATCTATTAAAATTGAATATGGAATCATTGATAAAAATAACTCAGCGGGAAATAATACCTACATACCGGTTGCTGATGGTACAGGTAGTTGGCAATGGAGTCAATTATCATCCGCCGGAGGAATTTCTGGCATTTCCGTTAGAGAAGAATCCAATTCCGCATTTACAGGAATTACAGAATTAAAATTCACTGGTATTAATGTAACGGCTACTTCTTCCGGAAGTGTTGCTACTATAACAATTCCAGATACGGTTGCTTTTGCTACAACATCAACAAATTTGTCTAGAAGTGTTAATACTCCATCTGATGGTGGATTGACTGGTGGTGGACAATTGAATGCTGACTTAAATTTAAAATTAAAAAATTCGGCATCATTATCCAACAATACTATTTTAAAATGGAATTCCACTAATGGAGAGTTAACTAATGCTTCTATAACAGACACTGGATCCTTAGTAACTGTATCCAGTACTATTAAATTAGCTGGCATTCAAGATAGTGGAAACTCTACAGGATCAGCAAATAATATACCAATTGCTAATGGTAGTGGAGGATGGTCTTGGGGAGCATTAAGCTCAGCCGGAGGTATTACTGGAATAACTGTATCTGAAGAAGGATCTGCTATTAGTGCTACTTCATTTAAAACTATTAACTTTGTGAGTGGCAATTTAACTGCTTCGGATGCTGGAAGTTTCCAAGCTAACATTACACTAACTGATAATCCAAACTTTGTAAATATAAATGCTACTGGTATAGTAACGACAACAACATTAAGATCAACTAATATAAATGCTACCGGTATAGTAACAACAACAACATTAATATCAACTAATATAAATGCTACTGGGATTATAACTGCTGGAACATATGATGTAAGTTCTGATATTAATTTAAAAGATAGTGTAGAAATTATTAAAGATCCTTTAGATAAAATTGTAAAAATTGATGGTGTTACTTTTAATTGGAAAGAAAATAACAAACCATCAATGGGTGTTATAGCTCAAAATATAGAAGAAGTATTACCCGAATTAGTAAGTTCTGGAGAAACAAAGCATGTCAATTATAATGGATTGATAGGTTTATTAATTGAATCTATTAAAGAACTAAAATATGAGATTGAAGAATTAAAGAAGAATATAAATAATTAAAAACCACAATGGCAGTTCCGGCAATTAACATTACTATTGAAAAGGGGACTTATTTTGAAAATACTTTTTATATCAATACTGAAGATGAAACATCTTATGATTTATTAGATTATTCTGCAATTGCTAAGATCAGAAAGCACCCTGGCTCTTCTGTATTTCATTCATTTAATGTTCATATGGAGCCAGAAATAGGTCTAATTAGATTAATTATGCTACCATCAGTCTCTTCATTATTAAGTGAAGGTAGAAATTACTATGATATAGTTTTGACATATACTCCAGATCCGGTCTACAAAATAAAAGTGATTGAAGGAACTGCTATGGTTATTCCATCAATTTCAGTATAATGTCAGATTTAAAAAAAGGACTAGAATACAAAGTAAAATTGGGGAAACCAAAGACATTTAAAGTTGTTTCGGAAAGAACCATGCCATCAAATTACTTTCACGAATTATATGATATTGATATCAATAATATAACAAGAGAAAGTAATGATGTAAATCAGAATCAATTTGTCATCATGTATGACAGTTCAAATAATAAATTCAAATTAGTTGATCCAGATAATGTTTTAGTAGCAGCAGCTTCTACTACAGGAGCTTCTGCAAATGGCACTGAAAGTGGATTACCTGATCAATTCGTAACATCAGTTGAAGATAGTATTGATATTGATGGTGGATATTTTTGAGTAATAAAAATTAACGAGTAGAAAAATGGCATCACCAACGATTCAATTTAAAAGAGGTAATGCTGGTATTGCTGGTACTTTGCCTGTAGGGTTAAAGGAAGGAGAGCCCGGCTTTACTCTAAACTACTCGGATTTTTTTATTGGTATTGATGAAACTGTAGAAAATAATAAATTTTTTGGATCAAGTAGATATTGGATTAGAGAAGATAATGAAACTTCCTTGAGGCTTTCTTTAGTAGATAGGAATGGAATAAACAATATACAACTAAAATCTCCAAATACATTATCTGGAATTACTACATATACATTACCAGAAACACCTATTGATACATATTTTCTGAAGACTGATGAATTAGGAAATTTAAGTTGGTCATCAGAATTTTCAGATATTATTATTAACTCTGCTATTATAGGAATAGCAACAATCACTAATTATCTAAATATAACTTCTCAAATTGAATCCTTCAGTAAAGACACTGGGGCATTAGTAATTGATGGAGGGGTTGGGATTGAAAAGAATTTAAATGTTGGAGGCAATTTAAAGGTTCAAGGAATTTCCGAATTTGTTGGAATTGTAACATTTAGAGGTGGTACAATTAATATCGGAGATTCTGATGAGGACGATATTAATGTTGTTGGGGAATTTATATCTAATTTAGTTCCAAATTCGGACAATACATTTAGTATTGGAGTTGGTACAAATAAAAGATGGAAAAATGCAAATTTTTCAGGTATAGGTACATTTTCTTCAGGATTATCGGCCAATAACATCAGTATTGGATTGTCAAATTCCAATACAATTGATACGTATATTGGAAATTTAATTTTAAATTCAAATGGCGGCACCATTATAATCAATGATAATCTAGAGGTATCTGGTGTATCTACATTTGCTTCTGACCTTGATATCAATTCTTCCATAGATGTTCAGAATCAAACTCAACTTAATACATTAAATGTATCTGGAGTATCGACTTTTGCATCCAATCTTGATATCAATTCTTCTGTCGATATACAAAATCAAACTCAACTTAATACATTAAATGTATCTGGAGTATCTACATTTGTTTCTAATGTTGATATTAATTCTTCGATAGATGTCCAGAATCAAACTCAACTTAATACATTAAATGTATCTGGAGTATCTACATTCAATAATTTAGTTAGTTTTGCCTCATCAGTTATTTTTGGTGATAATGACATTTTAAGCTTTGGTGATGGAACTGACTTAAAATTATTCCATAATGGTTCCAATTCATATATTCAGGATTTTGGAATTGGGGCATTGCTTATACAGTCTGATGAATTAGCAATTCAGAATGAAACAGGAACTGAAAATTTTGCTAGATTTTTGACAAATAGTTCAGTTCAGCTTTATTATGACAATATTAAAAAATTTGAAACAACTGGATATGGTGCTACTGTATTAGGAACCATACAATCTCAAGGTGTAAAAATATCAGGAGTATCTACATTTAGCTCTGATGTTGATGTCAATGCATCTATTGATGTCCAGAACCAAACTCAACTCAATACTCTTAATGTAACTGGAATATCAACTTTTATTTCAGAATCAAACTTTGGTTCTAATATAAGTGTAGCTAATAATGGACAATTTGGATCAATAACTGTAATTGGTGTAACAACATCAACTGGTGGATTTGACGGAGATTTGACTGGAAATGCCGGTACAGCAACATCTCTAGCAAATTCAAGAACTTTTCAAATTACTGGAGATATTGTAGCATCTCCGATCAATTTTGACGGAACTGGAAACGTATCTTTAGCAGCGACAATTCAACCAAATTCCGTTGGACTTGGAACAGATACCTTTGGCGATTATATAAAATCAATCTCAGGAACTTCTAATCAGATTACTGTAACTGGAGGAACTGGAGAAGGTTCAACACCAGTTATTTCTATTCCTGATAGTCCTACACTTCCGGGAAACGTAACCGTAGCAAATGATTTATTAGTTAATAATAACTTGAATATCTACGGCAACATTATGATTGGAGGAACGATAGCGGTAGTTGCTGTCGAAGAATTATTAGTAAAGGACAAAGAACTTGTATTAGGATTTACTACCGACTCATCGGGCAATGAGGTATCAAATGATTCTACAGCAAATGGAGGAGGAATCTCGATTGCGTCAACTGAGGGGTCACCTTTAGTCGATTTTAATATTTCTGGAATACATACCCATCCAAATACATATAAAGATATAATCTGGATTAAATCCGGAACATTAGGTGCTGGAACAACGGATGCTTGGCACTTTAATTATGCTGTCGGTATTGGTTCAACTCAAGTTCCAAATAATGTAGTGTTTGCCGCTGGAGCTGTACAATTTACAAATGATGATTTGGTTGCTGTAAGAAATATAAATGTATCTGGATTATCTACCTTTGCCTCTAATGTTGATATTAATAATAACTTAACAGTTACTGGAACAACACAACTAAATTCTGTAAATATTACGGGACAAACTTCATTCAATACAATAAGTGTAGCAACGACATCTACACTCAATAAAGTGATACTTCAGTCATTATGGGTAGACGATTGTGCTGGTAATTCGCAAGTTATTAACTGTATTGGAGCGGAAAGAATTCTTCAGAATGTAACAATAGACTGTGGTACATATTGATGATAAATATTATTAAATAAAAGAATCTGTATATCTTCTAAAATGGAGTGATGAATGCCAGATCCTATAATCCGATTTAAACGATCTTCAATACCTGGAAAAAAACCAGCCATAGAGCAACTTCCTTCAGGGGAAATAGCTTTAAATACTCATGATGGTGAAATTTATATTCGTAGAGAAAGATCTGGCGTAGGTACTGATATTGTATCAGTTAGTGCTGGTGCTACTGTTACAAACATTATCTACGTAACGAAAGATGGAAATGATAATAATACTGGTAAAAAATTAGGTGATGCTAAAGCAACTATTAAAAATGCTGTAGAGAATGCAGAAGAAGGATCAATAATTAAAATAAGTGCTGGAGTATATGAAGAAGATAACCCAATAACAGTTCCAAAACAAGTCAGTATATTTGGAGATAGTTTAAGAGAAGTATCTGTTAAACCTTTAAATGATAATGATTTATTCAGAGTAGGAAATGGAAATTATATCACTAATATTTCATTTATTAGTGATGGGCCAATGCCAAATACATCTATAGTTGCTTTTGATCCCACAAAACCGCAATTTATCAATCAATCTCCATATGTTCAGAACTGTACTAATTTTATTGATAGTAGTATTGGTTTGAAAATAGATGGCCGTCATGCAATAGGACCAACAAAATCAATGGTTCTTGATAGTTTTACGCAATATAATCCAAACGGAATAGGAGCTTCAATCACAAATAGTGCTTATGCCCAATTAGTGTCAATGTTCACTATTTGTACTGATATGGCAGTTTATTGCGGAAGCGGTGGAGCATGTGATTTAACAAACTCAAATTCATCATTTGGAAATTATGGGTTAGTTGCTGAAGGTGTAGGAGCACTTCAATATACTGGATTATCAATTAATAATAATGATCCTGGTTTTGATACGATTACTTTAGATTTGAGTGCTCCAGTATTAGGAGTTTCTACGGCATCGTATGATAATTTATCTGGAGAATTAATAATACAAACTACTTCAGACCATAATTATAATGTAGGAATGGCGGTTAATATTTCTGGATTGGGATTTACATGTTCTTCTGGACCAGGAATTGTTACATATCCAAGTGGAAGTAGTGGGTATGTATTCAATATATCCCAAATAAATTCTTCAGATACATTTAAAACTTATGTCGGAATTTCAACTTTAGAGCATTTTTATGTATCTGGAGGATCTGTAAGACCAGATGTTGTTAGACCTTTTGATGGACAAGTTGTTTATTTTGATAAGTTATATTATGAAATCGATAGAGTTAATGTTTCTTATGGAGGAACTGGATATACAAACAATACAACAATAAATTTTCAATCTCCTTCAACAAGTTGGGGAGTTCCTGCTCAGGCGACATTAGAAGTTGTAAATGGATCAATTACAAATGTAAATATAGTTTCTAGCGGAAGAGGTTATCAATCAGTTCCAGCAATATTAATAAGCCCTCCAGAAGGAAGTACAGATCTTGCTTCATTAGAAGTTGTAATAAGACCAAAGTATTATTTAATATTAAGTTCTACTCAAATAACTAATGATTTCTGCACAATTCAGTTAAATGATAATGTCCCATACTCTGTGGGCATTGGAACTACAGCATACTTCTTCAAACAAAGTAGATTATTGGCATCAAGTCACTCATTTGAATATATTGGAAGTGGAACTGATATAGATACTGCGTTACCAGTTTATGGCGGAGTTCCGGTTCAAGAAAATGAAACAAGATCTATAGATGGGGGTCTTGTAGTTTATACGAGCACAGACCATTCAGGAAACTTCAGAGTTGGTGATGGAGTTGTTATTAACCAAGCAACGGGAACAATCTCTGGAACATTTTATTCCAAGAGTTTATTTTCAACAATGACTCCATTTATCTTAGCACTAGGAGGGGATTAATTAAATGGCACTCGCACTTAATGTTTTTAAAACGGTAACAAATACAGTACAACAATCTGAGCAAGAAATATACACAGCTCCCGTTGGATATACTGGAGTAGTATTATTGGCACAGGTCACTAATACTCATCCAAGTTCACAGACAATCAATTTAACTCATAGAAGAAGAATTTCGGGACTAGATTATGATACAGAAATGCTTCTTGATTACCCAATTCCATCAAGTGATACTTTAAATTTACTTTCTGGAAAATTAGTATTGGAATCTGGTGACAAATTAGTTGTAAATTGTAGTATTAATAATTACCTCAAACTTGTAATAAGTATTTTAGAGACTCTAAACTAACCTAAAATGGCAAAGTTCTTAAGCGGAAGACAAAAAAATCTAAAACTTGGCGTAGAATCTTTTTCAGAAGATAAAGTCTCGCTTGAGATTATTGGAAAGGTTGGTATTAATAGTTCTAGTCCAGTAGGGACTTTGGATGTTGTTGGAGATGTTAATGTTTTAGGTTCTCTTGGAATATCTACCTTAACAGTAGATAATATTGCTCTTGGAGTTGGTGCTAGTATTACTATCGCAGGAATCGCCGGAAGTGATGGGCAATATCTTGGTTCTACAGGAACAGGAATTACCTGGGCAAACTTTCCAAACTTAAGAACTGGATTTAGTACAGTAGGAATATTAAGTCAAACTAATATACAAACACTTTATAACACTAATTTTCTTGATATTTTCGTAAATGGCGTTTTATTAGATAGCTCTGAATATACAGCATTAAATGGAATTGATATTATATTTGATGAGCCATTTCTTGGTGGAGAAAATATAGATATATTCTCTTACAATACAGTATCAACTTATAGCGGAGGCGGTGGAGGTACTACAGTTGTAGTTGGAGGAGGTGGAGAAAGTCTATGGACATCAAATGTATCTGGAATTTACACAAATGCAAATGTTGGAATATTCACAAATTCTCCACAATCTACACTTGACGTAAGAGGAAACGTAAAAATTTCTGGAGTGGTAACCGCATCAAATTTCGTTGGAGATGGTTCTGGCCTTTCAAATATTATTGGAACGGGATCTGGTATAGTAGTACTAGATTCTGGAAATTTAGTAGGAACTGCTTCAACTATAGACTTTGGAAATAATATATCAGTAACCCCAATATCTGCAGGAATTCTTACCGTATCTTCCCCAGATATTCCTCCATCATATTGGAGTTCTGGATCCTCTGGCATTTCTACAGCATCAAATGTTGGAATTGGAACAACAATATTATCATCAACATTAACTGTTAATGGAACAGCATTCGTATCTGGTGTTTCTACTTTCCAAAACAATATCAATGTTAAAGGAACTTCAACATTTGAAAACAATATTTATTTAAAAGATGATGATATAATTTACTTTGGAGATGGTAATGATTTTTCACTACTTCATAATGTAACTCTTGGTGGTTTATTCCAAGCAAATTCTAATTATATTTACTCTCAGAATTCTAGAGATTTATATATTTCTGGAAATTTAAATTCCTCTGTAAGAATTCAAGAATCTGGAACATCGGCGAACTCGGCAAGATTTCAATATGGCGGTCCAGTAGAACTTTATTATAATGGAGTGAAAAAAATAGAAACGACTAACAGTGGAATCGTAGTTTCTGGAGCAACAACATCTACAAGTTTTTCTGGTAGTGGAACTAATTTAACTGGAATTGTAACATCTATAATTGCTGGAACAAATGTAACTATATCTGGTTCTACTGGACAAGTTACAATTAATGCCTCTGGGGCTGGCGGTGGTGGGGAATCATATTGGACACAATATAGCACTGGAATATCCACAACTTCTAATGTTGGAATAGGGACAACGAATGCCACTTCAAAATTAACTGTAGCTGGCGATGGTTATTTCACTGGAATTATAACCGCAAATCAATTCACAACGCAAACTGGCGGAACTCCTACTATTGACAGTCCCAACAACTTAAATATAAATGCAAATACAGTAGCAATAAGCACAAATGTAACGATTGGTAATAATTTAACTGTAAGTGGAGATGCGATTGTTGGAGTAAATACCTCTAAAGGTTTAATTTTGACATCTCCAAATGGAACACAATATAGATTAATAGTAAGTAATTCTGGCGTTTTAAGTACAACTGCTGTAGTATGACATTAAAAAAATATACATTAAAAGTTAAAGATCCAACTCAATGGGAAGAAATACATGATCTCTTGTGCCATGAATCTCACGAACCAACAATACCAGATAGAAAAATAGAGTGTTGGGACGACAAACTTCATAGTCCAACAAGAGGAACTTTTATTCTTCATGGAACAGAAGTTGAGTTATTAAAAAATGATCCAAGAATTGATTGGATTGAATTGTCTCCACAAGATAATCCAGACAGCTATCCTAAACCAGAACCAGCAACAAATAGGTGGAATAAACAGGTAAAGATATATAGGGATTTGGATGTCAGCGGAATACCAGCAACAAATCCCACAAGTGCCGAATTAGATAGAACGACATGGGCAACAAAAAGAGTTGCTATTCAAGCAAATTCTGATTTTTGGAGTGGAGTAACTGGAAATCCTCCAGCAAAAAATACAGATTTGACTTATGATATGGATGGAAAGCATGTTGATATTGTAATTCATGATAGTGGAGTTCTTCAATACCATCCAGAATTTATAGATGAAAATGGCCAATCTAGAGTGAGAGATATTGTACTCGATGGGCCATTTTACATTGATCCGGTTTATTTTATTAGTAATGGGTTTACATATACTAAACCAGATGGAAGAATAGGAATTACAACCACATCCGCCAAAAATTGGTGGTCTAATGGTTCCAATCGTTCTTCCACTTTTCTAAACATAGGTACAGTTTTCATCCCAAGCGCATATACTGAATACAATGCTATGGGAAATTCATTAGATGGTTCTAATGGCATGATCAGTGGTCATGGAACAGCTTGTGCCGGTCTTGCTGCTGGTAAAAATTTTGGAGCTGCATTTAGAGCAAATATTTGGAATATGCCAGGAATTTCTGATAATGTAGGCATGGATATTGAAACAAATTATGATCTAATAAAGTTATTTCATAAGTATAAACCAATAAATCAAATCACAAAGAAAAAAAATCCAACAATTGTGAATGGAAGTTGGGGATATCAGGCAGCATTCTCTTCTTCAAATACAGTAAGTTATAAATTTAGAGGATCTACTGGTTCATTTATTGGCAATGCCTCTGTAACAAATCAAGTTACAGCAATGAAAGAAGGACTTAGTAACCAAGTATCTGGGGCATATAAATCTTGGTCCTCATCTTCTCGCTCAAATTCTACAGATACAGCAGGAGCTGAAATGATGGCAGAGGGGGTAATTTATGTTGCAGCCGCAGGAAATAATAATCAAAGACTTGGAGTTGGATCAGCAGATCCAGATAGATTGAATTATATGAGTGATAATTATTTTGGATCTACTGATCCAAGAGCACAATTTCCAACAAATACGGTACCTTGTAATCATAGAGATTGGATGAATCCTCAAGGTATTGGATTTGATTCGGTAAATGACTTTCATCCAGTAATTTGTGTTGGTGCAATGGATGAATTTATAAATGTCAATTCAACAGAACGAAAGGCGTCTTATTCAAATAATGGACCAGGTATTGATGTATGGGCACCTGCTGATGAAACATTATCAGCAGGAACTAATAATGTGGCAGGATATACTGATTATCAAAGATATGATGATTCTAGATTTTATGATTGTTATTTCAATGGAACCAGTGCTGCTGCCCCAGTAACAACAGGCGTGATTGCTTTATATTTACAGTCAAATAGATTAGCATCTTCACAAAATGTAAAAAAATGGCTAAAAGATTATGGTTCAATAGTTATTAGTTTATATCAAGATACTCAAACTAATGACACTCAAACAACTTATTGGACAGATCTTTACAACATGAGGGGTGCTGAAAAAAGAATACTTTATAATCCATTTACAAGTAATACTCAGACAAAAATTCAAGGACTTTCTGTTTCTGGAATTACATTTTCCCAGTATTAAAAACTTCACATACTAATAAATAAATTATAAGGATACGTAGTAGAAATGGCAGGAAATCGAGATCTATCAAAGTTTGCGAATCAACTTTTTGTAGATTCTAATGGAAATATTGGACTCGCTACAAATGTAAATATAGCAATAGGACATACAAATCCATCAGTTAAATTTGACCTATTAGGACCAGCAAATATAAACGGAAATCTTACCGTATCTGGAATAGCAACATTTAATTCCACATTAGGGGTGTCTAGTTTAACAGCCTCTATATTAAATTCTTCTACAATTAGGGCCACTTCTATTGCGGCCACTTCTATTACGGCCACTTCCATTGCGACAACTTCTATTACGGCCACTTCCATTGCGACAACTTCTATTACGGCCACTTCTATTGCGGCAACTTCTATTACATCCGGTATTCTTTCTACTACTAATTTAAATGCTTCTGGAATTTCTTCATTTGCAGGAAGCGTTTATGTAGGCGGAGCATCAACATTTTCCGATAATGTTTATATCCAATCTTTATCATCTCCTTTAATTTCTTCTACTAATTTATCATCCCAATCTATACAATCCTCTTCATTAAATATAACTGGAATTGCTACTTTTGGCAGCAATGTAAAATTTAACGGGAATGTTGTATACACTGGATTAACAACTTTTATTGGTGCTTCAACTATTAATGATTTGAATGCAGTATCGGCCAATATATCTGGAATATTAACAGCAAATAATCTAAACGTATTAAATTCAACAGTTACTGGATCTATTGGGGCAACAACCGCACAAATAGAATCGGCTTCTATAGATAATTTAAATGTATTAGGAATTACGACCTTTACAAATGATGTGAATTTTGATTCTGGAATTATAGTCAGTGGAGTATCTACATTTTCTTCAGATATCAATACTTTAAATATCAACGCATCAGGTACATTAACATCTGGTATTATTAATTCTGATGAAATAACTACAAATTCTTTAGATGTAGAGAGATTTAGTGTTTCTTATACTGGAACTTTAATAGGCGTATCCACAAATATAATATCAAATACCGACACTACAGGTATTTTAATTAATTACTTAGTCTCTGGTACAAATATACCTCAGGAAACTGTAGTATCATCAATAGGTTCAAGTTCAATAATATTATCTAAAAATACCACAAATAATTTTATACCAATTCAAAGAACTGGATCTTTTGAATCTGCGAGTGGTAATGTTATTACTGGAATTTCAACGTCAAATATTCAAGTTGGTTTTGGAGTTACTGGAAATTCTTATGTGTCTGCAGGAACTACTATAGCCAATATAGGAATCAGTTCAGTAATATTGTCCCAAAATGCTTCTAATCCATACGGAAAAGAACTTAAAGAAGGGACTTTATCTGGAGTATCTACAAACATTATTTCTGGAATTGATACGTCTGGTATTTTCATAGGACAGATTGTTTCAGGAAATTTTATCTCTATTGGATCTACAGTTTTAGAAATTGGAATAGGAAATTTAACTTTAAGCCAATCTGCTACAAATATATCATCTAATACTTCAAATTATGAATTCTATTTTGTAGATATATTCTCATTTATTCCATTAGAAGCCATATCATCAAGTATTTACACTTATACCGATATCAATAGCGGAAACTTAGTTTCATATTCGATAGATAGTACTTTATTAGAATCCAATGAAGGCTCTATTGGAATATTAACAGGAACAACATTATCTTATGATACCGCAGTATTTGGCGAGTATCAAGCAACTACTGGAATTGTAACAAGTTTAATCGCAGAGGATTTAACATCTAATGTTGGAATTGTTTCAAATATAAGTGGAAATAATTTAAATTATACCGGAATTGGTACAATATCAACACTAAATGTAAGTACTCTTAATTCTAATACGGTATCTTTAGATTTTGTTGATGTTATAAATCTTTCAGGACAGAATTTAAATATATCTGGAGTTGGGTCAATAACAACTCTTAATTCTACAACATTATACTCACCATCTGGAGAAATTGATAATTTAGTTGCTGGTATAGGAACTGTAACTACGTTAAATGTATCTAATCTATTTGCGGATTCTGTTGGAATATCTACAATAGTAAGTACTGGTTACATTTCTGGAGATGATTTCGTTTTCTCCGGAATAGGAACAGTCGATACTTTATATTCCTCCGATGGAAATATAACAACGCTAAATTCTACAGATATTTTTGCTGATAACGTATCAATAGCGAATTCATTATCATCTCAAGAAATAACCTCAGATTTACTTACAACGGTAGATTTAATAGCAGATACTTCTACTATTGGAATATCTGGAATTACAACCGCAAATATTTCAAATCTCACAGTTACAGAATCCTTTGTAGTTTCTATTGGAAGCTCAAATGTATTATTTGGGCAAGGTACTATTGTTGCTGCTGGGGGAACAATTAATGATATTTCAGGAAACTCTATAACATATCTATCAGGAAATATTTCCAATTTAGATTCTCAATTTATAGATGTAACTAATAAATTAACTTCTGCTGAAGGAAGTATTGGATTTTTAACTGGAACTAATTTAGACTATTCAGGAATTTCTACATTAGCAGTTATAGATTCTAATAAAGCGACAATAGATTATCTGAATGGTATTAATTTAAATTATTCGGGAATTTCTACATTAACAAACTTAGAGACTAATGAAGTAACAGTTAATACCTCATTAAGTTCCCCTTTAATTGATATCGTTAATGGAACAGTTGATGGACTGAGTGGAATTAATCTATATTATCAAACTGGAATTGTAACTTCACTATCAGGTTCTAATATTTCTTATAGTGGATTAGGAACTATTACTAATCTATTAGGAACAAATATCAACTATAGTGGAATAGGAACAATAGATTCCTTATACGGAACTACTATTTCATATAGTGGAGATTCGTCTTTTGGAAATATAACCGTTACTGACGGAATAAATGCTGGAGGAAATTTAACTGCATTTGCTGCTACATTTACTAATGAAGTAGATGCGTTTTCAATCGCAACAGAAGAAGGTATTATTAATACTTTAAGTGGTAATAACTTATCATATAATTCTGGTATCATTACATCTTTATCTGGTACTAATATTTCATACAGTGGAGTTGGAACAATTTTAACTCTACAAGGTACTAATATATCTTATACGGGCGTTGGAACTTTTGGGCAAGTAGGAATTACTACAGCTACAATAGGGACAATAAGTGCTACAAATGTTTCTATTTTTGGAAACTTAAGTGTTTCCGATTTAACAGTAGGTATTGTTACAGCTAACGATGTAATTACAGATAATATTACATCTACAGAAGGTACTATCACAAATCTTGATGGTCTGAATTTAAGTTACAGTGGAATTGGAACAATTTCAAAAATTGAATCCACAACTATCACAACAACTAATTTAGGAACACAGAATTTAAACGCAAGTGGCATTGGAACTATTGCCACATTAAAAACGACTAATTTAGATAATTTAGAATCTATTACTACTGATGAATTTTATGCCAGAATTGGCATTATAACCGAACTATCTGGAAATACTATTGATTATAATACTGGTTCAGTTGATAATCTTTCTGGAGTTAATTTAAATTATAGTGGAATTGGAACTATTAACCAAATTGATGTCAATATTGGTTCAGTTGATTATTTGAATGGTGTAAATGCGAATTATACTGGTATTTCTACATTCAACGTAGCTGGCATCACAAGTTTAACATCACAGTCTATTTTTGGTTCTGCTGGCATTATTACATCATTAACTGGAGAAACTTTAAACTTCTCAACAAGCGCAGAAATTTCTAATGTAACTATAGGTATTGGAAATACGGATTTAATTGTATCTGGAGATGCAAGAATAACAGATACGCTAACTATAGGTCCAGATTCTATCATAATTAATGGGATATCAAATAGTATAACTGGAGTATCAACATTAACTTCTAATTATGCTTCTATTGGCACAATCACAGGATCAGATTCCACATATACAAATGTAAATACGGACAGTTTAACATTTGCAGGAATCAATACCAGTAATAACTTTAACACTCAAGTCAATATTGTAGCCTCAAATTCTGGCGTATCAACTTCATATAATTTAATACTTCCGGCTCAATTGGGCATTCCGGGAACAGTATTGACATTAGAATCCGATGGCAATCTTGGATTTACAACTGCTGGCTTGTATGAAAATAGAATCTATGTCTCACCTGTCAATGGTGATGATTCCAATGATGGTAAAGCAAGGCCAGTAAAAACTATTAAGAAAGCGGCTCAGTTAGCATCTTTTGAATCATTTGTTCTTCCAGGTGGTAGATTCCTTGATGCGGCAAGTGTATTAAGCTCAAATAAAGATTTTATTGCTGCGGAAGTTGTCGGATTTGTAACAACAACATATCCTTCAATTCTTTCAAATCCAGATTATAATGAAGCAATTTGTAAGAGAGATGTTGGTTATATTGTTGATGCAATAAGTTACGATTTAAGTTATGGAGGAAACTCAAAGACTGTAGAAGCCGGTTTAGCATATTGGAATGCAGGAACATCATATGTTGATGGCGAATCTATTGAAACTATTGCCGGTTATAATCATATTATAACCATTTCAAAATATATTATTAATAATATTGATATTCCTCAGTCATATCAAGGAATTCAAACAGTATTCCAAACAAAAGATTTGACATTGGCATATGATGCTAATTGTAGTCCATCTTCTTATAGTGAAAATTGTTGCTCTGATGTCTGGTCTGCAATTGGTTCTTTTGTAGGAATTGTAACAAGTATCATTGGTATTGGAACAACAGCTGCTCCATCAGTAACTCTACCGACTTCAAAATCAACTCCAGTTGCTGTTATTGTAGAGGCTGGAGAATATGTAGAAGATAATCCGATTATTTTATACGAAGATGTAGCTATTATCGGAGATAACTTAAGAAATACGATTATCAGACCACAAAATGCAGGTAAAGACTTATTCCGCGTTAGAAATGGATGTTATTTGACTGGATTTGCTCTTAAAGATTATGTAGATCCTGCTGGTGTTCCTCAATTTACATTTAATTATGCGGTTGCTTTTGACGATCCTTCAGATCCGACAACATCAAGAGTAGGATACGCGATTAAAGAAACAAAACCAATCATCACAAGATCACCTTACATTCAAAACTGCTCTATTCTTTCATTCTTAGGAGCAAATGGTATTCTTGTTGATGGTTCTAAAGTAGATACTTTAAATACGGCAATTATTCCGGAAGAATCAGAGAATCCTGTAGAGGGAGAGCAACCAGAATTTGGTAAATCTATGGTTGCCGCCGCATTTACTATGGTTTCTTTCGGAGGTATTGGATGGCGTGTTATTAACGATGGATATTCTCAGGTCGTTTCTTGCTTCCAAATTTTCTGTAGATATGGTTCTCTAGCTCAGTCTGGTGGTTATTTATCAATTACAAACTCTGCTACAAACTTTGGATTATATGCTTTAAGATCTACTGGTTACAATGGAAGATCTTATATCTTTGATAGGGGATTAGTATCATCAACCGGAACAAGTGGAGGTCTTCAAACTCTTAAAGTTATTGGTCTTGGAAGAGCTGATCAAGAGCTTTATGTTTTAAGATTTATTAATCGTTCTACAGGAATTGATGAAACTTCAAACTTTAAATTAGCTCCAATAACTAGAGAAGTTGATATTTCTGTAGGCGTCAATACAGTAACTAATATAATTGGTATTCAAACACATGGATTTACAAATGGGGATAGTGTAATTTATTTGGGAAATGAATCCACAATTCCTCCCCAAGTTATTGGTGGTCTTGTAAACTTAAATGAATATTATGTTGAATATGTAAATGATGATGAATTCAAGCTTTATGAAGATGATAGCTTAACTCGTATTGTAGATCTAACTTCTGTAACAAGTGGTATTAATACATTCGTTAAGGGTAATCAAGAATTCTTCAATTCAGAAATGTTGAATTCTCATACATCATATCAAAGAGTAAGTTTAGCATCAACAACATCAATCCTCAATTTTGTACCAGGAAGACAGATTACTCAAACAGTAAACGGCGGAACAGCAGTTGGTATTGCTTATACTTATAATTCAACGACAAGAGAATTAATCGTTTCCGTTGAAGCTCCGGGAGGAGTTAGAAATAATTTTGGAGTTAGTGGAGTTGGTGTAAATGGTCTTATTCAAGATCACAATGGATCTCCAATATCCATTGGAGTTACCGCAGTAGCAGGGATTTCTACTTTACATACTGTTGAATTTAAAGTAGATTCAACTCAAACTGGAAGTCAAATTTTAGGTATTGGTGGTCTCCCTGAAAATTATAAAGTCCATTTCCATAGACCATCTATTGTTAACTCTTCATCTCACACTTGGGAATTCTCCGGTTCTGGTACTGACTATAATGCTCTACCACAAAACGGAGGAAAAACCAGAGTAGAAACTGAACAAGTATTTTCTCAGGGCGGACGAGTTTATTCATCAGGTACAAATGAACTTGGCGATTTCAAGATTGGAAACTTTATTACTGCATATAATAGAACTGGTAACATTATCTTCAATAATAAAGTAAGTATTGGTCAGTTAGATAGCTTAAGACTCAGCCTATCTGGTGGAGTTGCGATTGAAGAATTTTCGACTGATATTGGACTTGGCGATAATGAAGTAGGCGGAGCATTAAATAGCAGGGTTTCTACTCAAAAGGCAGTAAGAACATTCTTAAATAATAGACTAGGAAACTTCATTGATAAAGATCTCTCAACAAATGCAGTACCTAGTGCTGTAGTTCAGCTGAATGCTTTTGGTCAAATTAACGCAGATTTAATTCCACCAAAAGTTGTTAATTATTATACAGCTGATGTTGGAGGAGGAAGAACAACACTTGTTGATAGAATTCCTGCTGTAGATTTGAGACAAGGAGATACTGTCGTTGAACCAGATTTCTCTTATGTTCTTATTTCCGATGTTTATAGTCAATATTTAATTCTTAGCGATTCAAACAGAAATTATGATTTTAATAATGGAGATGAAGTCGTAAGTGCCGTTTCAAATGGAGGAGCGATTGGTATTGTCACCGCACCAACTTCCGTTGGATACGGAACAACTGGTCTCGTTAAAGGTGTACTTTTAAATGGATCATTAACTTCAGGAGGTTCTGGATATACAAGCGCTGGTATCTACACAGGCGTAACTTTAACTTCAACAAGCGGAATTGGTACTGGAGCCAAGGCTAATATTACTGTTGGAGCATCTGGAAGCGTAACAGATGTCGATGTTGTATATGGCGGAAGATATTATGATGAAAATAATACATTAACAGTAACTAATCCAAATGATATTGGCGGAAGATCAGGAGGATCTGATTTTGTATTTACTGTAAGTAATATTGAAACAAGACTTTATATCGAGTTGACAAATAATCAAAAGTTCACTGGTTCAACATTATTAAATGATTATATCGAAGACGGAACATCTGTTGGAATTTCCACAACACTCACAAATACATATACACTTACATTCAATCCAACTTCAATAGAAACTGGTGGTGATATTGACTTTACTAATGATAGAATCGTTATTGGGACAAATAATTTCTCAGATGGTGATAATGTAGTATATTCTGCAGGAGGAGGAAATACCTTAGAAGAATTAATTAGTGGGGATACCTACTATATTAAGAGAGTTGGAATTTCTTCAGTCGAATTATATACAACTTATGCGCTATCTACAAAGAAAAATTTCCTATCAAGCGGAACTGGAACTCACAGTATCACGAGAAAAGTAGTCAATACAACCGAAAATAAATTAACTTTCGTCAATCATGGATACTCAACCGGAGATGCTGTTAGAGTAAGTGGAAATGTTCCTGCTGGAATTTCTACTGGAGATTATTATTTTGTTGGCTCCGTTACTACAAATGCTTTTAGTTTACATGATACCCAACAAACTTCTTTAGCATCTGTTAATGGATTAATTTTTAATGCGGTAGACATCACTTCTGTTGGTTCCGGAACATTAACTTTAACAAAGCAAAACGTTCAGTACACAAGTACCGTCAATACATCATCAAATATCCTTGATAATTGGACAGTTCTTTCTTCAGGAACCGTTGATGCTGCTAATATTACAACTGGAACCATTTCTCCTTCCAGATTAGGTTCAGGAAATGCTAATTCCGATACATTCTTGGGAGGCGATTCTGTTTATAGAAAGGCAGTTAAATCTGTTGGTATTGGTACAACAACACCAATGACTATCACTTCATCTTCTTTTGAAGTTGAAAACGGAATAACTAAGCATTTCGGCGATTTACAAGTTTCTCTAAACAGAGTTGAAGAAACATTAGAAACATATTCAACAACTGGTATTGCTAAATTCAAAACATCTACATTCGACATTGGAGATGACGGAGCAGTATCTATTAAATCCTCACAGTTTGGTGATGTTGATGCGGCAACACTTGGAGGATTTACTGGGGCATATTACTTAGATCTTAATAATTCTACTGGTACAGTTCCTATTCCTCGCGGAGGTACTGGATTATCTGCACTCCCATCAGAAGGTTATTTACTAGTTGGCAATGGTAGTGCTTATACCCTAACAGGTAATCCAACAATTGCGGGAACATTAACTGGAGAAATTACAATTAAGTCTGGAGGTGATATTGAATTACCAACTGGTACTTGGACCGGAGAAAAGGCAGCAAAAATTCAAAATAGTTCAAATAATCTATATCTACAATACACTACAAACCTGATTGGAAGAAACTCCTCAGGAACAGATAGACTCACTCTAACTTCTGGTGGCAATTTAACAGTAGGTGGAACAGTAGAAGGAACAAGACTAATTTCCAATATTGCTAATGGAACTGCTCCATTAACAGTTACTTCATCAACTGTCGTAACAAACTTAAATGCCGATGCTGTCGATGGAATTCAGGGAGCATCACTACTCAGATCTGATGATAATGATGAATTTAGTGGAACATTAACTTATACTGGTTCTGGAACTGCTCTGAACTTCACAAGTACTGGAGAAGTTATTCTTGCCGATCACTCATCAAATTCAACACCAGTTCCATTTGATATTCGCAAATCTGGTTCTACTTTATCCGATTCTGAGAGTTATGGCATTCTACATCTAAGCAGACTAAATCATAATAACTCAGCAACTACTGCTGGAGCATCTCTATACTTCCAGTTAAGAGATAGTGGTGGAACACTTAGAGAGTATGCTGGCATTTCTGGACAGAAGACTGAAGCAGGTGCTGCTGGTGGAAGACTCCAATTCTACCGATATGGAAGAACTTCACTTGGATATTGGGATGCAAACAATTTATATATTGGAACAAATGGTGTTTGGCACGCTGGTAATGACGGAGCAGGTTCCGGTCTTGATGCAGATCTTTTTGATGGAGTAGATTCCAGCAGTTTCTTAAGATCTGATGCTACTGACACAGTAACTGGCGGAAGTGTTCTTCAATTTGCCACATCGTCGGGAAATATCAGAGGTTATCTACAATCTACGGACACTGATGATGCCCACTTTATCATTGCTACAAGTGGAGGAGAAGACATCGCATTTAAGGATGGTGGTGTAGGTGGAACCACAAATATGATTATTAGAGGTGATGGAACTCTCTTACAAGGGACTTCTAATACTATCTGGCACGCTGGTAATGATGGACCATCTTCTGGACTAAATGCGGATCTACTTGATGATTTACAAGCAACAAGTTTCTTAAGATCAGACACAAATACTTCAACTACTGGATTCTTAGGTGCTGAAGGATTTGTCGGAACTGGAGGAGGAGCACTCCGATTAGTCTTACCACATGGAGCATCTTATGCCACAACAGCATCATCAGTAACTGGAGCAATTAAAGTCAATCTCCCACAATCATGGTCAGATACCATGATGAGAATGACTATTAAGATTTATGAGTATGCTACTGGAGAGTCATTTGAGGTTATATGTGGTGGCTATAATTACACAGGAAACTCTTCATGGATTAATACCTTTGCTTACATTCTAGGAGATCCACAGATTAATAGAAACTTTAATGTAAGATTTGGTCATGATGGAACCAGATGCTGTATTTACATTGGAGAAACAAATTCAACATGGTCTTATCCTCAAGTAGCAGTTACTGAGTTTGAAGCTGGATATTCCAGTTATGGAGAAGAAGCTTGGAATGATAATTGGTCTATTGAATTTGCCACTTCCTTAGGAACAATTACTTCTATTCTTTCAAATAGAGAAATTGGAAGATGGGTTGATGGAAATACGGTATGGCACGCAGGTAATGATGGAGCAGGTTCTGGATTAGATGCCGATACTCTTGATGGAATTCAAGGTGCAAGTTTTATAAGATCTGATGAAAATGATAGTGTTTCGGGGGTTATTGATTTCTTAGGAGGTTCTAGCACTACTCCGGCAATCAGAATTCGTTCTGGTGGAAATAACTGGTCAGAAGGTCTCGCTATTCATCCATCATCAAATAATAGTTATGCTCTTGCATTCTTCAGAACATCTTCTGATCTTGGAACCAGTACAAATACTTGGGCAATTGGCAATCTTGGAGAAAATGGTACAAATAATTTTGGATTAATTCGCAATGGTTTAACAGGAAGTGCGGGAATACGAGCAGATTCTATCTTTGATGCTACTCAAGCAGGAATATTAAGATTTGGATTTACTCCAACTGTTGGTTCTAATACAATGTGGCACGCCGGAAATGATGGATCCGGATCAGGTCTTGATGCTGACCTACTTGATGGACAACAGGGTACTTATTATAGACAAGCATGGCAAAATGTTGATTCTGGTGTCAGAACAGATTATACATTAGGGTTCCAACCACCAGCAAGTGGATATGCAGGATTCTACTTTAGTAAGAGCACTTCTGGTTCCACTGCTCAAGATGCTGGATATCTGTTAGTTCGCGGAACATCTGATAATGACATATATACCGCCGAAGGAATTACTCTTGTTGCTGATGCTGGATGGTTAACTCTTGCTCAGAGAACAACCTCAAGCAGAGGTGTTCGTATTATGTCTGGTACAACTTCTGCTGAAAGATTAAGAGTCAATACTGATGGAACTATTCAATTCGTCAATGGCGCTGGATTTACCTATAATGGAAATACTATTTGGCACGCTGGCAATGATGGTTCAGGAACAGGTCTTGATGCCGACACTGTAGATGGATACCACTTCTTACAAACTCAGGGAATCTCTGCGGTCGGTAACTTTGGACAATGGCAACCACATTCAACTTATACAAACTTCAATGCTAGTGTTTCTTATTGGGGTTGGAATTATGTTCAAGGAAATACAAATGCTCCAAATAATACTTCAAGCCAATGGTATAGAAACCGAGTTTCTCTTGGAAGTGATTATGGACTAAACTATGCTAGCGGCCACTATTGGCTAGAAATGGCATATCCGAGAAGTGATAGAAATTCTGCCGGACATATGTGGGTACGAGTTTGTGAAAATGGGTCTGTAGGAAGTTGGGAACAAGTTGGTAGCTATATTAACGGAAATACAACATGGCACGCCGGAAATGATGGACCTGGTTCTGGATTGGATGCTGATACTCTTGACACTTTCACTTGGGATTCTTCAGGTAAGAATCTTCGCGGTACAGAAATCTATGCTGATAATTGGTTCCGTAATTATAATTCCGGTGAAGGTCTTTATAATGAAGAAACTGCGATGCATTGGTATTCTGATGCTAACTGGAGATGGAGATTATATAGTACTACTGGTAGCGCTGCTATTTTATTCACAACTAGTGGCAATAATGTAAGAGGATATCTTTATGCTGATACGGCATCCTCTATTGGATTCTTAAATACTGCGAGTGATTGGGGACTTCGTTATCTGTCAAATGATGGAAATTCTCCAAACCTGTATTTCTTAGAATCCGGAAATGAAAATTGGTCAGGAAATCCCGGAAATGATGAAGGGAAAATTGAATACCATTCAAATCGTTTCTACATCGCTTCTGGCGCAAACTCAACTGAAATCGCAAGATTCCGTCAATCCGGAACAGATAGAGTTGTTATTCAAAATGATGGTAACATCACAATTAATAGCAATACTGTTTGGCACGCTGGTAATGACGGAGCAGGTTCAACTCTTGATGCTGATACTGTTGATGGATATCAAGGAAGTGAGTTAGCAAATAATACTCATATACCAACATCAGAAGTATCAAATATTGCTGTAGGATGGTATACAATCGCAGTTAATGCCGGAGATAGAGCAGTAGCAAGATTTGGTATTCGTGACACTCAAAGTGGTAGACATCAAAGCGTTATATTCTATGCTTCTCACAAATTTGGAAATTTCTCAGAACTTACTGTTCTTCACAGTAGTAGATATTCTGGAAATCCACTCAGATATATTAGAATCAAAGAGGGGGGCACTTATGATGGAGCACTTTTACAAGTATATGTAGACGACTCTGGTAATAGCTTACAAGCATATTTACTTGGAGACAACTTCCAATCTGGTGGATGGGTAATTAAAAATTGGATTCCAGATGCGACTAATCCCGGTGGGCTTAATAATTTTGGAGCACTAACCAATGTTGCTGCCCAAATTGATTTAGATAATATTCTAGATGGTGGTATGGCAACCACTGGCGAAATATTTGCTGGTGGCGATACAACTCAATATAAAGTTTGGCACGCTGGAAATCATGGATCTGGTTCTAACCTTGATGCGGATAAACTTGATGGATTAGATCTTCATACCGGAAGAAACAATGAGGCCAACAAGGTCGTAAGAACTGATGGTAATGGTTACATCCAAGCAGGATGGATTAATAGTGTATCCGGTAATATGGGAGATTGGGGTAATGGAGTTAATAAGTATTATCTTTCAAATGATGACTATATCCGTTATATTGATAGAAACTCTATAAAAGTCCAACTAGGACTTACTGCTAAGTGGGATGCTGATAGAAGGGATTATACTACAGATTCCAATTATTTTGTTGGTTCAATGGGATGGGGAACCACTGATATGAACTCAGTCTTTGACTGGGGAAGTGGATTCATTGATTCTTGGAGTAATCCTGGAAATCAACCATCAGGAACATCTCACTGGGTTGGTGTTCAGGCACTTCACTATACTAATGGTTCTGCTCGTTATGGTTGGCAGATGGTTGGTGGTCCAATTGGAAACTTAAGATTTAGGAATACATGGCCGTCATTCTCATCTTGGAGAACCATTCCAGTTCTTGATGTAAATGATATTAATGGTGGTACAATGTATGCTGGTTCTTATTCTGATGCAAATAATACAGCTTACTATGTGGATCCAGATAGCACCTCAAGAATTGGAGCAATTCAAATAGGTGCCGCAAGTGACTCCAGCAATGAAATTAGATTCCGCGGAGTAAGTGGAGATGGTCCCGGTGCATATGATCATGCGGCTATTATTGAAAGATTATGGGGAGCTGGTGATCAATCAGAACTATTAATTTTTAAAGGAAATGATCCAGATACTGGAGGAATTCATGACAGAATTCGTATTGCTGCAACCGGAAGAATTGTCTTTGATAGTTATAATGGATATGGAAATGTTTCCGATTACATAGGCGCTAGAGGAACCGGAAATGTTGACGGATCAATGTATATTAATGGTAATAGTGTATTTGTCTCTGGAGATATAAGATCACCAATCTTCTATGATTTTAATAATACAAATTTTTACATAGACCCAGCATCCACATCTGTTGTTAATGGGATAGTAAGTAGTGATTATATAAGGATCCGTGGAAACAAGGGTATTATGGGAGACTATGATACTGACGGCACGGCCTCTAAGGTTATTTGGACTATAGGAGCTTCGTGGCCTCTAGGTAATATGTACGGATTGGGCTACGAGTATGGTTCCGGATATGACCACCATCTCGCGCTTAGAAATAACGGAACTACGTACAGTAGGTTTGGTTTTGCTGGAGGAATGTACCTAACAGGTACCGGTACGGCTAGTTCCGACTGGAGAGCACCAATTTTTTATGATTCTAATGATACCGCGTACTACTTAGACCCAACATCAACTTCAGACCAAGCATTAAGAATTCGCGGTGGAGTACTTCATGGCGGGAATCCAACTTGGGGCGCTTATCTTCTTGTTGGTGGAGATGGAAGACAAAATAGAACTAATGATGCTAATGTAGCATCAGTATGTACAACAAATGGAAATCTTCACATTGATGCTGCCAGTGGTTATGACACATATATCAATTTTTATGATGGAAATAATGTTTATTTTGGAAATGGAGCAAATGGCACGGTAGCGCAAATTGCTTCTGACGGAACCTTTAGATCCCCGGTATTTTATGATTATAATGACACTGGTTATTATATAAATCCAGCAAGCGATGGAACCAGAGCGGGATACTTAAATGGCAACTTATGGATAAATCCAAAATCAGAATCTTATGGTGAAGGAATAACATTTTATATGCCATCACAAAATACTTGGGGGGGTATTAGATGGTATAGAAACGGTTCACCTTTCACCGGAAACTGGGCATTTGGGTATTTTGGCAATGAAGCGAGTAATGATATCGGATTTCATAACGGAACTAATGGGTGGAGATTGGATCATTCATTTAATATGACATCAAATGGATCTGTAAGATCTCCAATATTCTATGATTCAAATAACACCGGATATTATGTGGATCCGGCTAGCAATACTACCTTATATGGACAATTCCAAGTAAGTGGTGGACATGGAGACTCTCAAATAGGAGTTAGATTATTATCAGGTAATAATGGCGCTGGTACGGGAGAAGTTAATCTGAGAATGTGGTGTTCTGAACCCGGAATAACATGGGATTGGGCAGGATTTGGATATAATGTTACCAACAATAATGGATCTCCTAGTGGATTTGGTAGATTAAATACCGGTCTTGGGCAAGCATATTTTAGATTCAGTACCGCCGGTAACATGTATGTATATAATACAAATACCAGTGGCACTCGTTATAGCACCATGGAATGGTACTCTGACGGAACATGTTATGCCAATAACTACTTAACTGGAGGAAGTTCATTAAGAGCCCCAATCTTCTATGATTCCAATGACACTGGTTATTATGCCGATCCAAATTCCACTTCAAGATTCAATGGAATAACTCCAAATGTAATAAACAGCCCATATAATGGAGGAAATAGTGGTCTTTCCAGATCATCATATCCATATTCATTTGGTTTCCAAGAAACTGGAGGATGGTCCTATCCTTATCCAGATTTAGTACTTCACTACCATACTGGCGTTACCTTTGCGGCAAACGCAAGCTATGATGGAATGACATTCAAGGCAGATTATAATGATGACACTGTAATCTTCCGTGTGAATGGCGGATCCAATTACTTGTACAAGTATTATTGGATGTATACCAATACAACCGGATTCTATTCAGATACAAATGGAGCACACCTTTACCCAAACACCGGTTCAAGTTATGGAACTTGGAGAATTGACGGTTCTAGAAATGGATATGCCGGATTCTGGTTTAATAATGGTGGTGGTGTTGCTGAGATGTTTGATTCAAGCGGAAACGGAGGATGGTATAGAGAGGCGAGTGGACTTTGGTATGTATATTATAACATAGGTAATACTTGTTTAGGTGTTGATAGTTCAACAACATCATCTTCTTATGCATTATATGTAAGCGGAGCAATTTATTCTACTTCAAATATTGTCTCAGCATCTGATGCAAGGTTGAAGGATAATGTAAATACTATAGAAAATGCTCTTGACAAAGTATTAAACCTTCGTGGTGTAACATTTACTTGGAATAATCGTAAAGAAGATGATCCAGATTATCAAAAAACTCAAATTGGTTTTATTGCCCAAGAAGTTGAAGAAGTAGTTCCTGAAGTTGTAACTTATGCCGAAGATATTGATGAGTACTCGCTGAATTATGGCCAAATGACAGCATTATTGACAGAAGCAATGAAACAACAGCAGGAAATGATAAATAATATGAAGAAAGAAATTGAAGAACTAAAGAAAAAATTAGGAGAGTGAAATGGCATTAATTAGAGATTTTGAAATTCCTGGCACGGGGTTAAATGTTCCCGATGCTTATCATGTAATTGTTAAAGTAAATACAGAAAAAAGACTTAATGATATTCCTCCACCTCCCGATTCATCAAGACCAGATGGATTAACTGTAAGAAGTGGAGATGATCATGAAGTTTACTGGAAAGCCGGATATGTTGGAAAAATTGCTCTTGAAATTTATTCATCAAAGCAAGCAAGAGATGAGGGAAAATCTCCAATCGGAGGTATCGCAATCAATCCAACAGATGTTCAAGTAAATGGTGTTCTTTCTACAAATATTGAGCAATTTGATTTGAATTTCTTTATTGACCCAACAAGTCAGTTGAGTATTATTGACCAGGCATATCAGCATTTAAAATTACTTGAATATTATAAGGATGCCACAGAAGCATAATAAATAATAGAGTATAAATAACCATTAGTTGTTGATTAAACCATGATTGATCACGAAAAACATCTTAGAGATCTTTTACAAAACCAAAGATCACTATCTACTGAAATTCAAGAATTAACAAATCTTCTAGGAGTAAGAAGAGAACAATTCAGTAAACAGCAAGGTATTATTGAATATCTAACTGCAAATGGAATTAAACCAGAAGAAAATGAAAGAGTAGAGGAACCGCAGAAATGAACTATACTTGGAAACTGACTTCTTTAAAAAGAAAAGATACTTCCGATTTAAATAACATCATTGTCCAAACTTATTGGAAAAAGATTGGAACTGATGAGAATGGAAACACTGGAGAATTTTCAGGAGCAACTCCTTTTGATTTATCAACAGTAGATCCAACTAACTTTGTTGCTTATGAGGATTTGACCGAAGAAATGATTCTTGGATGGATTCAATCAGTAGTCGTTGGAGATTATGAGCGTCATGTCAATGAAAAAATCGCAAAACAAATTGAAGAGCAAGCATCTCCACTCACAGAAGTTACCGCAGGAAACTTCCCATGGAGCACTCCAGAAGAATCCACAACCCCAACCCCACCAGCAGACGAACCTGCTTCTTAATTTTTTAATTGACAACATATAGGAGAAAACAATGACTGAACAACAAAATCACCTGAAGTCTGTTGTAGAACAGCAAAGAGTTCTACTTAATGAAATTCAAGAACTCACAAATAGACTCAATAATAAGAAAGAAGTTGCTCTGAAACTTCAAGGTATTGTTGAGTATCTGACTGAAATTGGCGTTACTCTTCCTCAAGAAGTACCACAACCTGAAGCAGATCAACCACAAGAAGAACAAGCAGCTGAAGAAGGACAATGATCACATATAAAGTATCAGAATTTAATGAAGAGGATGTATCAGTAGAAGTTACTTATACTAATTCTTCAGCAGAAACACATATAAGAACTTTGTTTATTCCAAAAAATCCTGATGGCACAGTGAATCAAACAGAATGGGATAATATTTTGGAAAGTCAACTTAAAAATGTTGAACATAAAGCATCTATTGGAGTAATTAGTTTTACAAATCCAACTGTAGAAACTGCTACACTTTTACCAGAAGAGTGATTTATAATTAATAAAATAACTTCAAAAGACCGCTAAAAACGGTCTTTTTTTATAAATAAAAATAACGGTTTAGTAAAATATTATAAATGGCGTTTTTAATTGGTTCAAATACGACAATTGATGATAGTAGAAGATTTATTGGAAATGGAACTAATTTTTTTGCAGGATCTCTTGCCGGATGTTCTATTAGTACTGGAGGCTATAATATTGCGATCGGAGATGCGGCTGGATGTAGAATTAGTACACCATTTTACAATACTATTATAGGAAGAAATGCAGGAAATGCGTTAACTACTTGCGGTTTCAACGTTATTATTGGAGCATTCTCCGCGCAATCTGGAAATGCTGGAATTCAAAACGTTTTTATTGGTAATGATACTGCGAATTGTTCTAATAGTCTTAATGTTGAGTCTAACGTACATATAGGAGCAAGGGCTGGATTCAGAACATGTGGTCGTAATAATGTTTTTATTGGTTATTATTCAGGATCAAGGTCTGATACAGCAACTTCTTGTTTTAATGTTGCTGTTGGAGATGGTGCTTCAGGAAATATAACTACTGGAATATGTAATGTAACTTTAGGAGCTAATTCTGCAACTTTTCTAAATACAGGTTGTTTTAATACACTTATTGGGGTATCTTCTGGGTCTCGATTGTGTGGAGGAAATAATAATGTTCATATAGGATGCGCCGCAGGGTCATGTAGTTGTGGCGGATCTAATAATATTTACATAAACAATTTAGGAAGCATTGGAACAACTTCAAATGAAACATGTATTGGAAATTCCTCAACAGCATCAACATTTACTTTTGGTAATTTCACTTCACAACTAAATGTAACTGCGTATTCTGATGAATCACTAAAAGAAAATATTGAAAGAATACAAAATGCATTAGAAAAAGTTAGAAGCCTTGAAGGTGTGACTTATAATCGTAATGATTCTCCAGATCGTCCAAGACATATGGGATTAATCGCACAGTGTGTTGAAAAAGTTATTCCAGAAGTTATTGGAAAAGTAGATGGAAAACTAACAATTGCTTATGGAAACTTAATTGCTCTTGTCGTTGAAGCAATTAAAGAAATTGATGAAAGATTAGAAGTATTGGAAAGCAAATAAATGACTCTTCAAAGTTCTGGAGCAATAAGTATTCAAAATCTAGCAACTGAATACGGAGGAAATGTTCCTCATTCAATGAGTGAATATTATAGAAACATAAGCCCTAATGCAGATGGAGCATGGGTCCCTCTTTCTATTGAAGGATTTTTTGAATATGGGTGGACTTCTACAGGTCAAAATTTAAGCAGTGGAGCAGCACCTATCAATGTATATTTTAGAAGAATTATATACCAAACAATATATACAGCAGCAGAGTTAACTGCGGCTGGAGTTCCTTCTGGAGCGTTTTTTAACCAAATAATCTGGAATATAACTGAAGCTGTTCCATCTAATAATTCAATTCTTGGTATGAATATTAGATTATTTCATACTCCAGCTGCTAATGGAAGTACTACTGCTGTTCCAGTTACTGGAACTTCTAAAGTTACAGTTTATTCTGATTTATCAACAACAGAGTTTACGTTAGTAGAAACTACTGGAGACAAAGCAATTAATTTTGGAGGTGGTTCTAGTGGAACATCATCGTCATCATTTCAATGGGATGGGGTTAATAATGTATGTGTAGAATCTTGTACATCACAAAATCAAACTAACTACGCTGCTTCTGGTAGACAAAGGGTTGTTAGCGGTGTAGCAAGTGGAGGAAGAAATTCTAGAACTGATAGCGCAGGAAATTCTTGTAATGAAGCTCCATCTACTTCACTTTCATACAAAGTATCTACAAGAATGAGATGGTCTTTACCAGTAAATCAAAATGTCCCAGTATATTTTGGCACTGGTGCTGCCCCTTCATTAAGTTTATCAATGTTTTACAATGGTAGACGTTCATAATAAATATTTTTTTAATAAATTAATATGGATATTTCACACTCTTATGATAAATTACAATTAGAACAAATAAATGATGGTTCTGGGATAGTTTGTTCTATCATTGTTAGAATTTCTTCAACTGATGGAATTTATGATATAGAATCTAGCGAATGCATTCATTTAGATATTAATACTATTACAAACTTTATTGAATATAAAAATTTGACAGAAGAAATTGTTTTTGGTTGGTTAGATAATCATGAGGATGTTAATAAAGCAAAAGAAGAACATATTAAATGGATTAATTTACAAAAAAATCCACCTAAACCAGAAACAATAATTGAAAAACTACCCTGGTTATAATTTAATAAATAAATCAGATCTTTGAAATTCTTATGGAAATAATTCACTTTTATAAAATCGAAAGTCTAGAGCAAGTGAATGATAATAGCGGAACGGTCTGTTCGGTTTCTTATAAAGTTACTTCAACTGATAAAGAAGACTTTGTGGATTCTCACGAAAGATTAGAACTGAATACAAAAAATATTCAAAATTTTATTAGCTATGAAGAATTGACAAAAGAAACTGTTATGGAGTGGATAAAAAAAGATCAAAAATCTATAGAAATAGAAAAGTTTCATGTAGATTTGCTGAATCATAGAAAATATTCACAAAAACCAGAAACAATCACAACAGAACTCCCTTGGTCATAAATTTATAAATAACGAAGATCGGAAAAACTATAATGACTTATCATATTGGATCAACTAAAGTCATAAATTTAGATTCCGCTTATATTCATGAAAGTTTTCCTCAAAATGTAACTGGGGTCAGTGTAAAGATAACTGCTTCTGATGGCGCTTCTAGTGATAATTTTGGATACTCAGTAGCAGTAGAATGCGGTAGAATTGTTGTTGGTGCTTCTGGAAGAACCACATCATCGGGAGCTGCATATATTTTCAACCTTGATGGAAATGAATTAGCTGAAATGACTCCTTCTGATGGATCTGCTAATGATTATTTTGGAACTTCAGTTTCAGTAGGATCCGGTAGAATTGTTGTTGGTGCTTGGGGAGATGATGACAAAGGATCACTATCTGGATCCGCATACATCTTTGACCTTGATGGAAACCAATTAATCAAAATAACTGCTTCCGATGGTGCTGCTGATGATCGTTTTGGATACTCAGCAGCAGTAGGATGCGGTAGAATTGTTGTCGGTGCTTATGGTGATGATATAGGAGCAAATGCAGATCAAGGATCATCATATATTTTTGACCTTGATGGAAACCAATTAGCCAAAATAACAGCATCTGATGGGGCAGCTAGTGATTTCTTTGGATACTCGGTAGCAGTAGGGTGTGGTAGAATTGTTGTTGGTGCTTATGGAGATAATACCCAATCAGGATCCGCATATATTTTCGACCTTGATGGAAACCAATTAACCAAAATAACTGCTTCTGATGGTGCTAGTGGTGATTTTTTTGGATACTCAGTAGCAGTAGGATCGGGTAGAATTGTTGTTGGTGCTTATGGTGATGATATAGGAGCAAATTCAAATCAAGGATCATCATATATTTTTGACCTTGATGGAAACCAATTAGCCAAAATAACGGCATCTGATGGTGCTGCTAATGATCATTTTGGGCGATCTGTCGCAGTAGGATGTAGTAGAATTGTTGTTGGTGCTTCTGTAGATGATATAGGAGCAAATTCAGATCAAGGATCAGCATATATTTTCGATTTGAATCAAAATCAATTATCCAAACTAACAGCCTATGATGGTGCTACTAATGATTTTTTTGGATACTCAGTCGCAGTAGGGTGCGGTAGAATTGTTGTTGGTGCTTGGGGAGATGATATAGGAGCAAGTTCAGATCGAGGATCATCATATATGTACAATACTCCAGAAGATAGTAATACTTATTGGGAAAGAGTATTAGAAACATATAAATATTAATAAAATATTTAATTATATGTACGCAAGAATTAATGAAAATGGAGATATAGTAGAATTTCCTATAGTTAATTTAGATATTTTAAGGTTTGGAGAATCTATTCCAGATGATGTAATTGAAGTAGATACGGAAACAAATAAGCCAACGTTAACTTGGGATAAAATATTATTACATGATTCCATTGAAAATATTAATGGAAGTTATATTTTAAATTATACTATTTCCGAAAGATTCTCAAAGTTTGAAGATAAAAAAAAATGTGTTGAGAATTTAATTATTCAATATAATAAACAGAACGAAGCAAAGTTTAACTCATTAGTAAAAGAAATTAATTTTCCTTATAAGCAAGAAGAAATTAATAGTTGGAATCTTCAAGTACAAGAATCTAAAAATTATTTAAATGGAATAAATGATTGTGCATTTATTGAATTATTAGCTAATCAAAGAGGTATAGAAATATCAGAATTGGTTACTAAAATAATGGAAAAGCATATGAATTATGTCAATAGTTATGGAGATGTTCTTGGAATGTATCAGAAAAATAGAGAACTACTTTCTTCTATAAATTTGGACGATGAAACTACTTTTGATTTGATTGATCAATATGGGTGGCAATAAAAATGGCAGGATCATTTTTTACGCCAAAAGCTATTATTGTTGATTCAAATTCCTTTTTCATAGGGACAACTTTTTATAATACAACAACAATTCCATCAAATGAAAACAAAATAACAGCATCTGATGGGGCAGCTAGTGATTTCTTTGGATACTCAGTAGCAGTAGGATCCGGTAGAATTGTTGTTGGTGCTTATGGTGATGATATAGGAGCAAATTCAAATCAAGGATCATCATATATTTTTGACCTTGATGGAAACCAATTAGCCAAAATAACAGCATCTGATGGGGCAGCTAGTGATTTCTTTGGATACTCGGTAGCAGTAGGATCCAATAGGATTATTGTTGGTGCTTATGGTGATGATATAGGAGCAAATGCAGATCAAGGATCATCATATATTTTTGACCTTGATGGAAACCAAATAGCCAAAATAACGGCATCTGATGGGGCAGCTAATGATTATTTTGGATACACGGTAGCAGTAGGATGTGGTAGAATTGTTGTTGGTGCTTATGGAGATAATACCCAATCAGGATCCGCATATATTTTCGACCTTGATGGAAACCAATTAGCCAAAATAACAGCATCTGATGGTGCTTCTTCTGATAATTTTGGATACTCGGTAGCGGTAGGATCCGGTAGAATTGTTGTTGGTGCTTATAGAGATGATGACGATGGATCATCATCGGGATCAGCATACATTTTCGACCTTGATGGAAACCAAATAGCCAAAATAACAGCATCTGATGGGGCAGCTAGTGATTTCTTTGGATACTCAGTATCAGTAGGATCCGGTAGAATTGTTGTTGGTGCTTATTTAGATGATGATGATGGGTTAGACTCGGGATCCGCATACATTTTTGACCTTGATGGAAACCAATTAACCAAAATAACTGCTTCTGATGGTGCTACTAATGATTATTTTGGGCAATCAGTAGCTGTAGGATCCGGTAGAATTGTTGTCGGGTCCTATTTTGATGATGATGATGGATCAGGATCAGGATCAGCATATATCTTTGACCTTGATGGGAATCAATTGACCAAAATAACAGCTTCTGATGGTGCTAGTGGTGATTTTTTTGGAATTTCAGTGGCAGTGGGATCCGGTAGAATTGTTATTGGAGCTTATGGCGATGATGATAATGGATCAATATCAGGATCAGCATACATTTACAACACTCCATATCAAATACATTACTTAGATCAGTTAGATAAGAGGTAAATAAATGACTTTAGGAGTTAAATCATCTAATATAAGAATTGCTTCATACACAAATGATGGAATTCCATACTTATGGAAGTATGGAGATACATTGACTTTACCATCAAATGAAAACAAAATAACTGCTTCTGATGGGGCAGCTAGTGATTTCTTTGGATACTCAGTAGCAGTAGGATCTGGTAGAATTGTTGTTGGTGCTTATGGAGATAATACCCAATCAGGATCCGCATATATTTTTGACCTTGATGGAAACCAATTAGCCAAAATAACGGCATCTGATGGTGCTATTAATGATTATTTTGGATACTCAGTAGCAGTAGGATGCGGTAGAATTGTTGTTGGATCCTATTTTGATGATATAGTAGCAAATTCAAATCAAGGATCATCATATATTTTTGACCTTGATGGAAACCAATTAGCCAAAATAACAGCATCTGATGGTGCTATTAATGATTATTTTGGATACTCAGTCGCAGTAGGATGCGGTAGAATTGTTGTTGGAGCTTATGGCGATGATGATAATGGATTAACATCAGGATCAGCATACATTTTTGATCTTGATGGAAACCAATTAGCCAAAATAACAGCATCTGATGGGGCAGCTAGTGATTTCTTTGGATACTCAGTAGCAGTAGGATCTGGTAGAATTGTTGTTGGTGCTTATGGAGATAATACCCAATCAGGATCAGCATACATTTTTGATCTTGATGGAAACCAATTAGCCAAAATAACGGCATCTGATGGTGCTGTTGATGATTTTTTTGGAATTTCAGTGGCAGTGGGATCCGGTAGAATTGTTATTGGGGCAGGTAGAGATCATATTGGATCAAATTCGGATCAAGGATCATCATATATTTTTGACCTTGATGGAAACCAATTAGCCAAAATAACGGCATCTGATGGTGCTGCTAATGATCATTTTGGAGACTCGGTAGCAGTAGGATCAGGTAGAATTGTTATTGGAGCTGAAGATGCTAATATAGGAGCAAATTCAGGTCAAGGATCAGCATATATCTTTGACCTTGATGGAAACCAATTAGCCAAAATAACTGCTTCTGATGGGGCATCTAGTGATCGTTTTGGAATCTCGGTAGCAGTAGGATCAGGTAGAATTGTTGTTGGTGCTTGGGCAGACGATGATAATGGATCAGCATCAGGATCAGCATACATTTACAATACTCCACAGGTATATACGCTTTATGATGCTATTGATATGCAGAGTTATTAATATCATAATAAATAAGATAGATCTTTGAAATTCTTATGGAAGTCACACATACTTATAAAGTCCACGGATTAGAACAAATTAATGACGAAACTGGAACAGTATGTTCTGTTTGGTATTCAGTCAGTTCAACTGATGGAGAAAATAGTATTGATTCTGCAGAAAGAGCCGAATTAAGTACAGAAAATATTCAAAATTTTATCGATTTCGAAAACTTAACAGAAGAAGTTGTTACAGAATGGGCCAAGAATCATGAGCATTCTTCAAGAGTAGAGCAATCTCATATTCGTTACTTAGAGTATAAGAGAAACCCACCAAAACCAGCTACAATTCAAGTAGATCTTCCTTGGTTAGTTTAATTTTTTAATTTATTATGAATACTGAAAAATATTCAATTTTCCATGTTCAAGGTGGACTCGGAAAGCATGTTGCTGCGACTGCCGTTGCGAGATGTATTAAAAATAATCACCCAGATAGAAAACTTATTGTAGTTTGTGCCTGGCCAGAAATCTTTATCAATATTCCTTTTGTTGATAGAGTATACCAAATTGGAAATACACAATACTTCTACCAAAATTATATTAAAGATGTAGATTCTTTAATATTTCACCAAGAACCATATCTTACAACTGACCACATTCATAAGAGACTTCCATTGATTCAAACGTGGTGTAAGATGTATGGTATTGAGTATAATAATGAAAAACCAGTTTTAAAGTTTAATAATTTACAAAAGAAATTAGCAAAAGATACATGGTGCGTTGGGGATAAGCCAATTATGGTAATTCATACCAATGGTGGTATGATGACAATAAACGCCAAACCATATGCTTGGGCACGAGATATGCCAGAAGATATTGCTCAAGAAATCGTAGATTATTATAAAAAAGACTATACAATTTACCAAATAACAAAGGTAAATTCACCAAAACTTAAAGGAGCAACTCATATCCTTTCAACTCAAGAAAAACAAATCACAACAATGGAGTTGAAAGG